ATTGGTGTAGATATAAATACGCAGGTGATTGATATTGTTAGTTCATCGTTGAGTGGAGCATTATCTTTAATTACAACCGATATAGAAGTTGCAGCAATAAGTGCATCAATTGCAGCAAGTATTGGTATAGTAGCAACTGGGGTGGGACTTGTAACGACCGCTTCATTCAATTCATATACACAATCGGTATCTCAATCATTTAGTGCAAGTTCAACAACATTTAATCAATTTAGTTCTTCATTAAATGATATATACGCAACAGATTACGAAGTTTATATTACTTCTTCACAAATAATTGATCAAGGCGAATTTTAACATAATTAAAAAATAAATAACATAGGAAACCTATATAATGAGTCAAATATTAAAATTAAAACGTGGTAGTTTAGAGAGATTATCTACTATTACTGGTTCACTACAAAAAGGTGAGGTAATATTTGCATCAGCATCTATTGGTATCCCATCTTCAAATGGTTCTTCTATTATGTTTACTACAACTGAAAGTGGTTCAGTTCAGGCAACAAATAGAATAATGAAAACAACGGGTTCAACTGCACCTGATTTATCAAACGGAGTTTATAATGGTTTAATTGATGGTATTCCATATTATACAAGCGGTAGTTCTACTTTACATTTATTAAGTTCAACTGGAAATGAGGCAATTAATTTAATAGGTAATATACAACCATTTAGTAGTTCAATAGATAGTAGATTAGATGCAGTAGAACAATTTAGTTCTTCATTAAGTACAACCTTTGCAACGGATTTAGAATTAGCAGCAGTAAGCCAATCTATATCAGCATCAGAAGCATTGGTAAGTGCATCTATTGCAAATTCGTTGGCTAGCATACAAAACTATTTTCCAATAGGTGTAATATCATCTTCACAACAAGTGATTGATATATTTAACGCAAACTTTACATCGGGTTCTACAATGGCATCAACGGTAGATACAACGTTTGCAACCGATTACGAGGTGTATGTAACATCATCAGTAGCGGATGGGGGTGAGTGGTAGAATTAATTCAAAATAAAACAATAATATATTCAAATAATCTACGGATTACTAATAAATTTAACTATTTATTAGAAGTAAAGGAGTAACCCCAATAAAATTATGGCACAAATCATTAAGAATAGACGTGGTAGTTTAGACAGACTATCTTCAGCAACCGGCTCACTTCAAAAAGGTGAGATTTTAATAGCTACCGGTTCAAGTAAATTAACAGGCGTAACTAACGGACAAGGTATAGTATTTGCGGCAGTAGAAAGTGGTTCAGTAGTAGCTGCAAACAGAGTACTACAAGGTGCAACAGCTCCTATATTCTCTGCTTCATCTTACGGAAATCTAATGGATGGTGTTCCTTTCTATGCAAGTAGTAGTAACACTTTATTCTTATTAGGTGCAGATGGTAATACAACTCCAGACTTAACAGGTAACATTGGTACATTTAGTGCTTCAGTAGCTACTTCATTTAGTGCAAGTGCAGCAAGTATCGCGAGTGTAACTGGTGATTTTAGTTCTTCGGTTGCAACCTCATTTAGTGCAAGTACCGCAAATCTAAATGCATTCTCACAATCAGTATTTGGTTTTGCCGGATTAAGTGCTTCAATAGCAACAACTGATAGTGCAAGTGCAGCTTCTCAAACTGCATTAAGTGGTGCAATTGCAACAACAATAACAAATTTAAGTTCTTCAATTGCAACAACTGATTCTGCAAGTGCAGCTTCTCAAACTGCTTTAAGTGGTGCGGTAGCAACTTCATTTAGTGCAAGTGCAGCTTCTCAAACAGCTTTAAGTTCTTCAATAGCAACAACTGATTCTGCAAGTGTAGCTTCTCAAACCGCATTAAGTGGAGCGATAGCAACAACAATAACAAATTTAAGTTCTTCAATTGCAACAACTGATTCAGCATCAGCATATCAAATTTCAGCATTAAGTGCTTCAGTAGCAAGTGTAACTGGTGACTTTAGTTCATCAGTAGCAACTTCTTTCTCAGCAAGTGCCGCTTCTCAAACTGCTTTAAGTGGTGCGGTAGCAACAACAATAACAAATTTAAGTTCTTCAATAGCAACAACTGATAGTGCAAGTGCAGCATATGCAGCTTCACAATTAAATTCAGTAAGTGGTGCAGTAGCAACTTCATTTAGTGCAAGTGCAGCAAGTGTAACTTCATTAAGTGCTTCAATTGCAACAACGGATTCAGCAAGTGCAGCATATGCAGCATCTCAATTAAGTTCAGTAAGTTCATCTGTTGCAACTTCATTCTCAGCAAGTGCAGCAAATGTAACTGCAATTAGTGGTGCGTTTGCAACATCAACATCTGCAAGTAACGCAGAAATCGCAGCATTATCTGCAAGTGTAGCATCAGTAGGTGGTACATTTAGTAGTAGTGTTGCAACGGATTTTTCAGCATCAGCGGCAGCAAGAGTAGCATTAAGTGCTTCAATAGCATTAACAGATAATGCACAATCAGATAGATTAGGTGTAATTGAAACTACATATGCAACAACTGGTTCAAATACATTCAAAGCAAACCAAATTATTAGTGGTTCGTTATCTGTAACAGGTGATGTAACTATATATGGTTCTTCATCTTTATTGAATGTAACCGCAAGTGCAGTATCAATTGGTACAAATACAATAGTATTAAATACCGCATCACCTGCAGTTAGATTCGGTGGTATTTCGGTAATAGATAGTGGTTCAAATGCAGGAACAGGTTCTTTATGGTGGGATTCAATAAACAATCATTGGTTATATGAGCATCCGGCAGATAGTGGAGCACCTTATAACTCCGCAATGTTAATTGCTGGTCCTAAAAATACGGGTTCATTAGGAGAAGAAGTTGGATTAACAAGTGGTAGAATACCTGTGGCAACCGGTGATGACCATATTGGTGATTCTATAATGGAACAAAGTGCATCTACAATTATCGTAACTGGTGATTTAGATGTAAGTGGTGAAATTAGTTCTTCAACAATAGCAGGTATCGGTAATGTAACGGCATATTCTACATCAGTAAATAGTAGAGTTGCATCAATAGAATCTTCTATCGGTACAGGTGGTTCATTAGGAAGTAGAGTTTCTGGTTTAGAAGCATTGACTGGTTCATATGCAACAACCGGTTCAAATACATTTAAAGGTGAGCAAATAATAAGTTCTTCTTTAATCGTAACTAATGAAATTAAAGGTACTGGAAGTATATTTTTACAACCAGATGTTAATGATGCAAGAAAAGTTGAAATATATAACACAGCCCCTTCTGATATTCATATTAAAGGTAATGCATCATATAGTTTCTTTGGTGATGATACCAACTATCTAAAAATTGATGATGGTGCACAAACTATTACTATTGATGCAACTAATGGTGTTACAATTGATACATCAGTAACTATATCAGCTGAATTAAGTGCATCAACTATAACTGGTATTGGAAATGTAACTTTATATTCTCAATCAGTAGATAGTAGATTTAGTGCAAGTGTAGCAGAAATTACAAATGTAAGTGCAAGTGTAAGTTCAGTAAGTGGAGCATTTGCAACTTCATTCTCTGCAAGTGTAGCTTCTGAAACCGCTTTAAGTGCTTCGATAGCAACAACTGATAGTGCAAGTGCAGCATATGCGGCATCTCAATTAAGTTCAGTAAGTGGTGCGGTAGCAACTTCATTTAGTGCAAGTGCAGCTTCAATAGCATTGGTAAGTGCAAGTTTAAGTTCAGTAAGTGGAGCATTTGCAACTTCAACATCAGCAAGTAATTTTGAAATCACATCTTTAAGTGCAAGTGTAGCTTCGGTTGGTGGAACTTTCAGTAGTTCAGTAGCAACCGATTTTAGTTCATCAACAGCAGCAAGAGTAGCATTAAGTGCTTCTATTTATCAAACTGATGCAACTCAAAGTGTTAATATTCAAAGTTTAACTTCTAAAACAGGAAGTTATGCAACAACTGGTTCAAATACATTCAATGGTGACCAAGTATTAACTGGTTCATTTGATATGACGGGTACTGCAAATTTCAATAATGCAGTAGCGGTTAATGATTCAAATATGAACTTAGGTAATAGTTCATCATTAAACTTAACAGGTGGTTCTTCAATATATGTAGGTGGGGTAGGTACAATTAGTGGTAGTATTGTAGGTATTGGAAATGTAAGTTTATATTCTGCATCAGTAAATAGTAGATTTAGTGCAAGTGCATATGATATTTCAGTATTAAGTGCAAGTGTAGCTTCAGTTGGTGGAACTTTCAGTAGTTCAGTAGCAACTGATTTCTCAGCATCAACCGCAGCAAGAGTAGCATTAAGTGCATCAATTGCATCAGATGTAAATACATTAAGTTCTTCAATATATCAAACAGATGCAACGCAATCAAATTCAATAACTAATAATAGTTCATCTTTTGCAACTTCATTAAGTGCAAGTGCAGCTTCACAAACTTCATTAAGTGCTTCATTGGCAACAACTGATTCTGCAAGTGTAGCTTTAATTACATCAGTAAGTGCAAGTGTAACTTCAATTAGTGGAGCATTTGCAACTTCTACATCTGCAAGTAATTATCAAATAACTGAATTAAGTGCTTCAGTAGCAAGTGTTGGTGGAACTTTCAGTAGTTCAGTAGCAACCGATTTTAGTTCATCAACAGCAGCAAGAGTAGCATTAAGTGCTTCAGTTAGTGGAACAATTAATACATTAAGTACATCAGTAGATAGTAGATTAAGAAGTGAAGAATTCAAATCAACAACATTTGCAACAACTGGTTCAAATGGTTTCGTAGGAACACAAAATATAACAGGTGATGTAGTAGTAACTGGTTCAGTATATATTCAATTCGGTCAAGATTTAGTAACTAATCATATCTCAGGAAATCAAGGTAGAATTGAATTAGGAAATATAGATAATAATATTAGTATCATAGCTGATAACGAATTAATGTTAACAGCAACAGGTAGTGGTGTTCATGTTCATAATGCTAATTTCTCAGTATCACCTAGTGGTTTAAACAATAATGTGTTAGTAGTTTCTGCTAGCCAAACAACGATAACTAACGAACTTAGTGCATCAAACATAAGTGGTGTAGGAAATATCGGTGCATTCTCTCAATCGGTAGATAGTAGATTTAGTTCAAGTGTATATGAAGTAACACAATTAAGTGCATCAGTTGCATCAGTAGGTGGAACATTCAGTAGTTCAGTAGCAACTGATTTTAGTGCTTCAACTGCAGCAAGAGTAGCATTAAGTGCTTCAATTGCAACTGATTTTAGTGCAAGTGTGGCTTCTCAAACTGCTTTAAGTGGTGCGGTAGCATCAACAATAACTAACGTAAGTTCTTCATTAGCAACAACAGATTCTGCAAGTGCATTTACAACTGCAACAAATTTAAGTGTAGTAAGTGGTGCGGTAGCAACTTCATTTAGTGCAAGTGCAGCAAATGTAACATCAATAAGTAGTTCATTTAGTTCTTCATTAAGTGCAGTAAGTGCTTCTTTAGCATCAAATGGTAACACACAAACCGGTAGAATCGATGCATTAGAAACATATTCATCATCGTTAAAAACGGCGATTGAATTAACTGGTTCAAGTGTAACAATTCAAGGAGATTTATTAGTAAGAGGTACAACAACTTCGGTTAATTCAACTACAATTGAATTAGGTGATAACATCATCGAATTAAATGGTACTGGTGCAACTAATGGTGGTTTGTATATTAAAGATGTAACTGCACCAAATACAGCAACTGGTTCATTACTTTGGGATTCAACAAACGATTATTGGAAGGCTGGAACTAAGAATAGTGAAAGTAAAGTATTATTAGCAATAGGTGATAGTGTAGTAAGTGGTGGTGCTCAAATTGCAATAGCAGATTTAGATGGATACGCAGATTATAATGATGCAATTTATACTGATATAAATGCAGCAAGTGCATCAGCATGGGGAGCATTCCAATCAGCTAGTTCATTTAGCCAATCATTTGCAACATCAACATCTGCAAGTAATTATCAAATAACTGAATTAAGTGCTTCAGTAGCAAGTGTTGGTGGTACATTCTCTCAATCAGTAGCAACGGACTTTAGTGCTTCAAATGCAGCAAGAGTAGCATTAAGTGCTTCAATTGCATCAACTGATTCAACACAAACAACAAATATTACAGAAGCAAGTGCTAGTGCATGGGGAGCATTCCAATCAGCTAGTTCATTTAGTTCATCTTTTGCAACTTCATTAAGTGCAAGTGTAGCATCTCAAACTATATTTAGTAGTTCGGTAGCAACTTCAATTAGTGCAAGTGCAGCAAATGTAACTTCAATTAGTGGAGCATTTGCAACATCTACATCGGCTAGTAACGCTAATATAACTGCATTATCTGCAAGTGTAGCAAGTGTAACTGGTGACTTTAGTAGTTCGGTAGCAACTTCATTTAGTGCAAGTGCATATGTAGTTTCAGCATTAAGTGCTTCAATCTATTTAACTGATGCAACTCAAAGTACTGATATTACAAACAATAGTTCATCGTTTGCAACATCAATAAGTGCAAGTAATTATAGAATAACAACATTAGAAACAACAATAGATGGTGGTTCATTCTAATAACAAACAAGTAAAAGGGAAAACAAATATATGGCAGCAGCAGTAACACAATCAGTATTATTAAGACGTTCAAATTTAGCGGCTAAAGTACCTACAACCGACCAATTACAACTTGGTGAATTGGGTGTAAACACCACAGATGGTAGAGTATTTCTTAAAAAAGATAATGCTGGGACAATAACAATTGAACAATTAGTTGTAACTGGTGCAGAAGTAACTGGTTCAATTAATATCTTAGGAACAGGTTCATTTGGACAATTAGAAATCAATGGTAATGCAAACTTTGATGGTAACACATATTTTGCTGGTCCGGTAAGTGGTGCATTCACTGGTTCATTTAGTGGTGATGGTGGAGCATTGACCGGTGTAACCGCATCAATGAGACCGGATGATTTTGATTTCAACTCTGAGCCATTTGCAGGAACAATCGGATTTATTCAAGGTAGTGGTTCTCTTTATAAAGTAGCAAGTATAAGTGAATCAATTGATTTTAGATATAATGATGTAACAATAGCAAATATCACAACTGCAAACGGATTTAGTGGTAGTGTATATGGTATCGGTGATGTATTATCATTCAGTTCATCAATTTATACTCAATTTGCAGCAGGTCCTGATGCAGGTGTTTGGGCATAATAAAAACTAAAAAATAAAAAATGGCTTTAATACAATTTACAGATGGATTTACAATAGTTCCAAATAATGCAGGAGCAGCTGCAGGTGAATATTATTTAGTAATTGGAGCAGGTGGATTCAATCCGGCACTGAATGATGGAAATATAACATTTCCTAACCATACTACTAATTTAGGAATAGCAGACCCTAATTTAATATTAGAGGATGCTAGTCTTTATATAAATTTTATAGATGCACTTAATGTAGATAGAACTACAATATTAACATCTATGACTACAAATAGTGGTACGATAAGACTTTCACAAGCAGCGTATCATATAGAATTCTCATTTACACCAGGAGCATTTAGAATACATAATCAATACCCTGATGATGTTAGTGTATATTGGAATGATAAGGTGGGTGTCCCACCAACTGGTACATTAGATTTAGTATCAAGTAGTGGAACTGCATTTAATGATGCATATCCAATTACAGTAACAATCTCCATATAATATAATTTCGTTTTAATTTATTTTAATATATTTATAAAGGTACTATATAGTACCTTTTTTCGTTGTTAGATAACACATAAAACGTTTCCATACATATGGCTCAAAACATTATACTAAAACGCTCAGCCGTTCCTGGTAGGGTTCCTGATACGGGTTCAATTAACTTTGGTGAAGTAGCAATTAATACTTACGATGGTAAATTATATTTTAAGAAATCCGGTTCAGTTCAGTCAGTAGAAACAATAGTAACAACGAATTCAATCACATCTGGTTCTTTATTCGTTAGTGATGATATTACAATACAAAGAGATTTATATGTAGTTAGAGATGTAATTACAGATGGTGATATCGATGCAAGTGGTTCATTAAGTGGTAGTGGGTTATCAATTAACGATACTTTAAGCATTACACACAACAATTTTCAATTAAGTGGAAGTGCAAATATTACCGGTAGTTTAACCGTATTGGGTGCAATTAATGCAACTCAATTTAATATTAATATAATTTCATCATCGGTTATATTTGAAAGTGGTAGTTCTAAATTCGGTAATACAGCCGATGATATACATCAATTCACAGGTTCAGTTTCAGTAACCGGTTCATTTTTAGTAAACGGAAGTGAAGTTGGAGTAGCAGCAGGACCTAATACATTTGATTTTAATTTAGACCCAAACGCAGCAGGCACAGTAAACTATATAGAAGATAGTACAAGTAATACAACAATATCAGCATTACAAAATTCACTTGATATAAAAATTGGTAATCTAACGTATGTATCAATGAGTGCAACTGCATTTAATGTAACAACCGGTAGTGTAACTGCAAACTATTATCACTTAGCAAAATATATAAATGCAGAGGGTGATTTGGATTTTAATTAAAATTGATATTTATAAAAAAGAATAAAATATTTAAATGGCAAGAGCATTATTTCAAATAGCAAGAGGACAATCACTAACCGGTTCATTAGCCAGCGGTGAAATATATTATGATATGACATCTCAATCATTAGCATTGGGATCAGGAAGTGGTAATAATATTCAATTAGCAAAAATAGGTGGAATTAATAATGGTAGTTTTACTGTTAGTGGTGATATAACTGCAAGTGGGAATGTATTGATAAATGGTAATACTACTATTATAGGTAATTTACAATTTGGTAGTACATCATCAATAGATACGGTTACATTATTATCAGAAGTTTCATCTTCAATGATTCCTTATTTAGATAATACATTTGATTTAGGATTTTCCGGTAGTGGTGCTACAAATAAAAATTGGAAAACCGCATACATTACTTCAATCACAGGTTCTTTAAGTGGTTCGGTTAATGGTATAGATATAAAAGTATTCTCTACATCAGTAAATAGTAGATTAGATAGTTTAGAAATAGCAGCAACATCAGATGATACTAGATTAGATAATTTAGAACAACATAGTGGTAGTGTTAATTCATTTACCGCATCTATTACATCATCTTATAATGCAACTTCAGAATCTTTGAATAGTGTAAGTTCATCTTTATTTAATGTAAGTAGTTCGTATATTGCAACTTCCCAATCTTTAAATAATGTAAGTGCATCTTTATTAACGTTTAGTTCATCACAATATAAAAACGATAGTAGTTCATTTGATAGTAGATTAGATTTAGTAGAATCAACCGCAAGTGTATTAACATTATTTAGTGCAAGTGTTTCAACATCAGTAGGATTATTACAAACATTTAGTAGTTCTCAATATAATTCAGATAGCACTTCATTTGATGGTAGATTAGATTCAATTGAAAATTATACATCTTCTTTAAAAACTGCAATAGAATTAACCGGTTCATCCGTTACAATTCAAGGTGATTTTTTAGTAAGAGGTACAACTACAACCATTAATGCAACTATTGTAAATTTATCTGCAAGTGTAATACAATTAGATGCAGGTGGTGCAGTAAATGGTGGTATTGAGGTAACCGATAAAGTTGGTGCAAGTACCATAACCGGTTCAATGATTTGGGATGTAACAAATGATATATGGAAAGCGGGTAAAAAAGGAAGTGAAATACAAGTAGGTACAACAATAGATATATCTAATCTAAGTTCATCTTTATATTTTACAGATACTACTCAAAGTGTATCTCATTCAATAGTAAGCGCAAGTGCATGGGGAGCATTTCAAAGTGCATCATCTTATAGTGCTAGTTTTTATACAACAATTAATAATACAACTCAAAGTGTATTAATTAATTCTCAGAGTGCATGGGGAGCATTCCAAAGTGCATCTTCATATTCGGCATCAATTTATACAAGAGATGCAAATCAAGATACAAACATAACAGAAGCAAGTGCATCAGCATGGGGAGCATTCCAAAGTGCAAGTTCGTATAGTAGCTCATTCAGTTCTTCATTAAGTTTAGTAAGTGCAAGTTTACAAAGTTCTTCAATATATTATAGTTCTTCAATTAGTGGAACAATAAATACATTTAGTTCTTCATATAAAAACGATAGTTCTTCATTTGATACGAGAATTAGTGCAAGTACATTAACTCATAACGATACAACAGGACAAACCGGAATTGATTTTACACATATAGGAACACAAGTTAGTGCAATTGCAAGTGGATTAGCAATCGGGTCGAATGTACAATTTAATAATATTACAGCATCTACAAATATTAGTGCAAGTGGAACAGTTTATTGTGATACATTAGTAGCAACAACATTAGTAGGTGCAGAACTACCGGTATTAGCATATGAAACACAGGGTACTTTAGGAAATATTTTAATTAAAGGTGCAACTGCTAAAAGTATTCAAGTTGTTGATAGTATTACATTTACTGGATTAACACAAAACGGTTTAGACCAATATAGTGCAACTGCATTATTAATAACAGGTTCAATAACTGCATCATTAGGATTTAGTGGTAGTATAAATGGTATAGGTAATGTAACGGAATATTCAACATCAGTAGATAATAGAATAATTATAAATTCTCAAAGTGCATGGGGAGCATTTCAATCAGCTAGTTCTTATAGTAGTAGCTTTTATACAACTATAAACACTAACATTGGTAATATAACACAAGCTTCGGCTAGTGCATGGGGAGCATTCCAAAGTGCATCTTCGTATAGTTCTTCATTAGCAACATCAATAAGTGCAAGTAATTATAATATTACAAATAATAGTAGTAGTTTTGCAACATCAATAAGTGCAAGTAATGCAGCAGCAACTTCTTATAGTGCAAGTGCAAATACAACTTATGCTAAATTAGCTGTAGAAAATACATTTACACAAAATCAAATCATAAGTGGCTCGTTAAATGTGACGGGTGATATAACAGCATACTCAACATCAGATGAAAGATTAAAAGATAACATTCAATTAATTTCTAACCCTATTGAAAAAGTACAACAATTAAGAGGTGTTGAATTTGATTGGAACGATAAATCTATGTTTAAAGCAGGTAAACATGATTATGGTGTGATAGCACAAGATGTTGAAAAAGTATTACCTGAGTTAGTAAAAGAAACACATACTGGTTATTTAGGAGTTGATTACGATAAGATTATAGGTTTATTAATTGAGGTTGTAAAAGAACAAGAAAAAAGAATAAAAGAATTAGAAAATAAAGTGGGTTCTTAATACGAATTACATATTTATTACTATATACAATTAAGTTTACACCAATGTCTCTAATGATAAATACAAAACAAACAAAAACAAACAATGGGATTAAAATTTAGACGTGGTACGACCGCACAGAAATCAGGTTCGTTAGCATTTGGTGAGCCATATGTAAATACAGATTTAGGAACTTTACAAATTGGTGGTGCAAGTGGTGATATTACATTAGGTGCATCTGGAACAGGAAGTGCAGGTTCATTCTCTGGTATTTCGGGTTCTTCAATAGATATTACAGGAAATGCAAAAATTGATGGTAACTTAATATTAGGTGGAGCAATTACAATCGGTGATAATGTAAGTGATACCGTTAATGTAGTAGCATCTTTAAGTTCTTCATTAATCCCATCAACAACTAATACGTTTGATTTGGGTTCTACAACTAAAGTTTGGAAAGATTTATATATTTCAACTGGTTCAATTAAATTTGTAGAAGGTAGTACAGTAGTTTCAACTTTAACCGAACATGCATTTAGTGCAATTTCTGGTGGATACATTACATTTTCCGCGATGTTAAATGATGGTAGAATTGCAACTACCGATGATAGTAAAACAAATAGATTTACAGGTTCTCAATTCATAAATGGTGATATAAATTTAACAGGTTCAATTATACCTGGAGTAAGTAATACATATGATTTAGGTTCGGTAGATAAATTTTTCAGAGATTTATATATTTCAACTGGTTCAATCAAAATGGTATCTAATGGTGTAGTAGTTTCTACATTATCAAATACCGGAAACGGAATGATAATGGATCAGGGTTTAACTGCAAAAGGTGATAGTTCATTTGGTACTTCATCTGCAGCAGTAACCGCAGTAACTGGTTCATTAAAAGTTAGTGGTTCAATATCATTAATTGGTACATTAAGCGCATCAACAATAACAGGTATAGGAAATGTATCTTTATATAGTACATCAGTAGATAGTAGATTAGTAGCAGCAGAAACATTTAGTTCTTCATTAGATTCAACATTTGCAACAGATGCAAGTGTAACTATTGTAAGTGCAAGTGCATGGGGAGCATTCCAAAGTGCATCATCATATAGTGCAAGCGCAGCAACTGACCTTAGTTCTTCAAATGCAGCAAGAGTAGCATTAAGCGCATCGGTAGCAGCAAGTGGATTCGCAGTAAGTAGTTCAGTAGCATCAGCAACTGCAACATCAATAACTACACTAAGTAGTTCAGTTAAAGCAGTAACCGATACTTTTGCAACTTCTGCAAGTGTAGCAAGTGCAACTGCAACTTCTATAACTTCATTAAGTTCAAGTGTTAAAGCAGTAACAGATACTTTTGCAACTTCTGCAAGTGTAGCAAGTGCAACTGCAACTTCTATATCAACAATAAGTGGTTCAGTTAAAGTAGTAACAGATGCAATAAGTGGTAGAGTAACAACATTAGAAGGAAAAGATATTTCAATTACGTTAACCGGAGATGTAACAGGTACTGGTACAATAACAGATTTAGCTAACGTATCATTTGCAACTACAATCGCTGCTAATTCAGTAGCATTGGGAACTGATACAACCGGTGATTACGTTGCAAGTTTAGTACAAGGAACTGGTGTTACAATCACAAACAATAGTGGTGAAGGTGCAACTCCAACAATTTCAATTGGACAAGCGGTAGCAACAAACTCAGCAGTAGCATTCGCAAGTGTATCTGCAACGGGTGATATCGTAGCGTTCTCAGGTTCAGATAGAAGATTAAAAAATAACATCGTAAACATTTCAGATGCATTAAATAAAGTTAAACAATTAAATGGTGTAACTTGGGAATGGAATGAAGATGCAAATGAAGTAACTAAAACCGCACCTTCAACTGGTTTAATCGCACAAGAAGTGCAAGAAGTTTTACCAGAAGTAGTAAAAGAAAGAGAAGATGGATATTTAGGTATCGATTACTCTAAGATGGTTGGTTTATTAGTAGAAGCAATTAAAGAGCAACAAACACAAATAGCTGAATTAAAAGCAGAAGTAGAAGCTCTAAAAAAATAATAAAAAATGTATGATGTATATTATACAACAGGTTTCGGAAATAAAGTAGGTGCTGGTAGTGATGTTTGGGTGAATAACTTTGTAGAATACGTTGTTCCTCACTTAAAAGTAAAACCTATCCTACTTATACATAGAAAGAAACCAGATGATTTTGAGGGGGTGAAATTCCCCCTCGAAATTTATTGGCAAGTGGATGATAAAGATAAGTTCGATGAACTTATAAATAGTGCTCGGCGAATACACATACTACACGGACACTATTACCCTAACTCAGCAATCCTAAACAATTTGGACAAGATTGAAAGTTATGTAATGCATAATTCAATTGATATGTCTCTCAAAGCTGGATTATTTTCAGAAGCACCAGGAATGCAACATTATGGAGCAGACTCGGAGTGGGAAAATAATATAATTAAATCAGCTAAGAAACGAATTTGGATAGGATTATTTCAAACTCCAAAGCATGCAGAGTATGAGTTCATTGATATTCCTAATTATTATGATTTTACTCATAATTTAGAATTGAGTGATAGTACAAAAGTAGGATTTGCAGCGAGAACTGAAACAAGAAAGAGAGTTTGGTATTTAGAAAATATAGATTGTTATTTATTTACAACACTAAAAGTTCTAAATGATGTGTGGGAGAAGGGATATGGGGTGAATTTCAAACGAGCTAAACGATATATGTTTGATTATAGTAAGTTAGATTGGTTTTATCGTTTAGATTGGGGAATTTCACATAGTTGTTTTAATTATGAGCCATTTGGATATTCAATATTTCAAGCGGTTGATTATGGAAAACTACCTATATTAAGTAAAGAATGGATGAAAGATTGGGTATATCCTTTTAGAGCAGATACTAAAACTGAATTTGAAGGAACAATACAATGGATTAAGAATAGTGATTACGAATATAAAAAACATTGGTTCAACAAAATAAAAGAATATATGTTAGAGTATTCGGATAGAAACAAATGGGTTAATAGTTTATTAGATATTTATAATAGTTAAAAGGAAAACAATAATATGGCAGCAAGTAATTTAAGTTTAGGAAATTTGTATAGAGCATGGGCTGGTACAACTAGAAGTGGTTTAGTATCATCTTCATTAAATGCAGCAAACGCATTAGCAGGAACACCGGTATCAATGAGTTCATTTATATATGGTAATGTAGCGGTAACACAACCATTTACTTATATAGTAGAAAGTACATCTGAAAATCTTACATTTGCATTTACCGGACAAGGTTTAGCATTTGATAATAGAGTAAAGATACTAGCAGCTAATTATAGTGTGACGGTAAACGATAGTACATATTTTACAATTGGTACAAATGGTGCAACAACTTCTATTAGTGCAAAAGCATTAGCAGCTGCAACATTAAGTGGTAGTAATGCAACAACATTAACTGCATATTATGATGATACCTATACTACAAATGCAACAGGAAATAGTGGAGCAGGTGCAGCAAGTACAAAAACAATTTATTCAGTAGATTCATATAACTCAATCAACTCAGATGTTCTTTGTGTAGCAACTGATACTGAAATTTTATTAGCAGATGGTTCAACTGTTTTAGCAGGTGATTTATATGCAGGTGATATGATTAAAACATTCGTACCAACTGATATGCCAGAATGGTTTCCGGCAAATGATGAAGGTGAATGGTATTGGTGGTATAACACAACTGGTTCAAATGGTGAAATTGTAAATGCAGAAGTAAGTAACATTTATTTTTCATTTGCAGATTCATATGTTTCTATTAATGATGGTGCAATCAAAGCAACACACGCACATCCTTTATTTGTATGGGATGCATTAACTGAAACTTATCAATTTACAAGAGCAGAAGATGTTGTTGAAGGTGATAAATTAGTTAAATATAATGCAGCAACTGGTTTAGTAGAAGATGTATTAGTAGAATTAGTACAATTTGTAAATAAAACATTGGAAATCGCAACAATTACAGTAGATACGGCACACACTTATTTAGCTAATGGATTTGTTTCACATAATAAAGGAGCAGCAACTGCACCAATTCCATGGACAAATTTAGTATGTTATTTAGAACCTCAATTTGAGGCATCTTATAACACAGCAGTTTCAACTACAAACTTTAATGATGTAGCAGGCTATTCAACCGGTTTTAACTTAACCGGTGGAACTTCCAATCCGGCAATAGTAGCACCAACATTCAACGGAACATCTCCAAAATCATTAACATTTGCAAGTGGTAAATATGGTATCAAAGAACAAGCATATAGTAGTGGTACTGGTAATGCAAACTTTAATACAACATCTGGAAATGGATATACTATTATAGCGTTTGTAAATGCAAGTGGTGGTAATATATTAAGTAGAGGAACTGATTATACATTAAATGCAAGTTCAACAACTATCGCATTTACATCAACACCGAATGGTAACACATCAGCAACAGGTCAAACTTTAACAGGATGGCATATGATTGCAGTTACAACAGGTGCTGGTACAACAAAAATATACAATAACAACTCAGAAGTAGCATCTGCATCAACAACCGCAGCAGCAACTACTGGAACATCTGATATTTATTTAATGCAAAATAATACTGGTAATTTAGGTTCATTCTTTTTCTATCAAAGAGCATTAACTGCAACTGAAATAGGAAATGTTTGGAATAATTTAAAAGGTAGATACGGATTATAATATCGTTTGAGTAAAAAAATATATATTTATATATAGAACAAATAAAATAAAAAACTATGGCACAAATCAAACCAGAGCAGTTACAACAATTAAAAGAACTAAAAGGAAAATTTAATGAATTAACTTTTATTATAGGACAAAATCAAATTCAACAAAAACAATTAAAACTTGATGAAGAAAATATGTTTGAAGAGTTTGAAAAATTAGGTGTAGAAGAACAAAATTTCTTATCTGAAATTCAAAAAGAATACGGAGATGGAGATTTAGATACCACCACCGGAGAATTTAAACCAAAAGAACAACAATAATATATTTTTACAACAAATATTGTATATTTATATTAGAATATTATAACATAATTTATAAGGAGAACAAATAAAATGGCTGAAAAATTAGTATCGCCGGGTGTATTTACAAGAGAAAACGATTTATCATTCATAGCACAAGGAGTTGGAGCTATTGGTGGGGCAATTGTAGGACCTTTCAAACAAGGACCGGCGTTTAAACCAACAATCGTAACATCACCATCTGAGTTAGAAGATATCTTCGGTGCAGCTGATGGTACATATTACACAGAATTAACCGCTCAAAATTATTTAAGAGAGACTGGTTTAGTAACTATTTGTAGAGTAGCAGGTATCGGTGGATATACCGAACAAAATCCTGTTTTATTAACTATATCATCGGCATCAGTATCTAAATCAGTAGCAGTACTATTTAATACCGATACAGATACTAATAGTTTTTCAACTACATTTAGTGCAAGTTCAAACACTGCTAATAGTGGTAATTTTTCATTAGGTGGAGCAACACTTAGTGGTTCATATGCAACTTCATTAGTTCCATCATCAACTCAATCAGTAGATGATGTATTTGGTACTTCACCATTAGGAACAAAAGAAGCATATGTATATGGATATTTTTCTGATGCAGCAACTACCACATACACAAGTTTTAATACTGCAAGTAATGCAAATGTAAGTTATGTGATATTGGGTGACCAAAACTTCACAGCCGATGCAACTTACGCTTCTACTCCATGGATTCAATCACAAGATATGGGTGGATTAAGATATGAATTATTCCGTATACATACTTTAGCAGATGGTAATGTAGAAAATACAAGATTTAAAGTTACTATTGGTAACATTAAAGCAGCAGGTGATATCAATGGTTCTGATTATGGAACTTTCTCTCTATATGTTAGAAAATATGATGATACCGATAAAAGACAAAACATTTTAGAACAATATAATAATTTATCATTAGACCCAACTTCAACTAACTATATTGCTAGAGTAATCGGTGATGAAGTAAGTACAATTGATTCTTATGGTAAAGTAACTACAATTGGTGATTGGCTTAATAAATCTAAATACATTAGAGTTGAAGCAAAAGATTCTGATTTGTATCCTGTAACAGCAGTACCTTACGCACACGCTGCATATGAAAACTTTATAAGTGGTTCATCTGCTGAATTAGCTAATTTACCTGGTGTAACATTTACAACCGCATCATATAGTTCATCTATTTATGCAAGTGGTATCAATTTAGATAATGCTGATAATACTCTTTTCTTAAAGCCATTAACTGCAACTTTAGGATATAATGGAAATAATTCAATATTCTCATTAGATACATTAGTAGGTTTACCATTAAGTGCAAACGCAAATGCAAATATAGTATCATATAGAACATTTACAATCGCTTTCCAAGGTGGTTTTGATGGTTTAAATCCAACAATTACTTCTAACAAAGGAACAGATATTACTTCTGGAAATGTTCAAGGATTAGATTTATCTGATTCAGCAGCAAGTGGTTCAGTAGCATATAAAAAATGTTTAGATGCATTATCAAATGTAGATGAGTGGGATATTAACTTATTAGTATTACCTGGTGTTAATCATAACGACCATAGTAATGTAACTCAATACGCAATGGATATATGTGAGAATAGAGCGGATACATTCTATATTATGGATGCAGCAGGACAAAGTGCTGGTATTGCAACGGTAGTAGGTGTAGCAGAAAGTTTAGATACTAACTATGCAGCAGTTTACTATCCTTGGGTTAAAACAATTGACACAAACACAAATAAATTAATCGCAGTTCCACCTTCAGTTTTATTACCTAGAGTTTATGCAGCTAACGATGCTACATCAGCTGAGTGGTTTGCACCTGCAGGTTTGAATAGAGGTGGTATCACTGGTGCAGTAGCAGTATTAGATAGATTAACTCATTCTGATAGAGATACTTTATATGAAGGAAAAGTAAATCCAATCGCTCAGTTCCCTGGACAAGGTATCGTAGCATTCGGACAAAAAACCTTACAAGCTAGACCATCAGCATTAGATAGAATCAATGTTAGAAGATTACTTATCACAGTTAAGAAGTATATTGCTTCAACTAGTAGATATTTAATATTTGAACAAAACACAACAGATACAAGAACTAAATTCTTAAATACAGTTAACCCTTATTTAGAAAACATTCAACAAAGACAAGGTTTATACGCATTCAAAGTTGTAATGGATGAAACCAACAACACTCCAGACGTAATCGATAGAAACATCTTAAAAGGTGCAATATTCTTACAACCAACTAAAACTGCAGAATTCATTCAAATTGATTTCAATGTTTTACCAACTGGGGCAACTTTTAACGCATAATTAAAAAAAGATATACTTATAATAAGTAAAGGAGAAATAAACAATGGCTGACGTATTATCATTTGATAAGATATTTTATACAAACTTTGAACCAAAGTTAGCGAATCGTTTCATTATGGAAATCGATGGTATTCCATCTTTCATGATTAAAACAGCAAACAGACCTAAGTTAGAAAGTGAAGTTGTAGAATTAGACCATATCAACTTAAAGAGAAAAATTAAAGGTAAATCAAATTGGACTGATATCACTATCACTCTATATGACCCAATTGTACCAAGTGGTGCACAATCAGTAATGGAATGGATTAGAAGTGGACACGAATCTATCACTGGTAGAGACGGGTATGCAGATTTCTATAAAAAGAATATCGATTTCTATATGTTAGGACCTGTTGGTGATAAAGTAGAACAATGGAAAATTGTTGGTGCTTGGATTTCTTCGGCAGAGTTTGGTGATGTAGATTGGAGTTCAAACGATCCAGTTATGATATCATTAACTTTAACTTACGATTACGCAATCTTAGAATTCTAATCTAAAGAAAAATATAAAAGAAAAGGGAGACATTATTTGTTTCCCTTTTTTATTTTCGTTATATTTATATATACAAATATATAGTTATGACATCAAAAGAATTTACACTTTGGTTAAAAGGATTTACAGATGGGGTACATGAATACAACATTACTCCAAAACAATGGGATTTATTAAAAGATAAATTAGCAGAGGTTAAAGATGAAACACCAATAGGATTTCCATTTGGAGTTCCAAACACTGCACCAATACAAACATTACCATTTATCCAACCATATGACCCATACAACCCATATAAAATAAATTGTGGAGATACCAATGGTACAACGATTACAACAACACCTGGTAGTGGTTCTATTACAATAGCTAATCCACAATTTGGATTTGGAAGTACATCAACTACATACGGATATCCCAGTGGTTCTAATTGGAGTTATACAACCTATCAACCAACTAATATTACAACTCATAAAAAAAATAATTTTAAAAAAAGAAAAGCAAAATCGGTAAAAGAGTGGGAAGACCATTTTGATTTAGGTGGTGAAGATTAAAAATTAAAAAAACAAATAGTTATATAAAACAAAACAAAAAGTTATTATGGAAGAAAACATAAACATCCAAAGAGGTGGAACACCCGTTCAAACACAACCTCAAACAACAACATCAACATTTAATTTCCCAACACAAGTTATATCATTACCATCAGAAGGTAAGGTATATGCGGAAAGTAATCCATTGAGTAAAGGTACATTAGAAATTAAATACCTTACTGCAAGAGAAGAAGATATTTTAGCAGATAGTAACCTAATTAATAAGGGTGTAGTATTAGATAAATTATTAGAATCAGTTGTAGTTCAAACAGGTGTTAATGCAGATGATTTGGTTACGGGTGATAAAAACGCAATTTACTTAGCAGCAAGAGTATTAGGATATGGTCCTGAATACGATGTAGAAATTACAGACCCTTTTAGTGGTGAAAAACAAAAAGTATCAATTGATTTAACAAAGATTCAAACTAAAGATATTGATTATTCTTTGTTAAATACTGAAAATAGATATGCATTTGTATTACCATCCCAAACTAAAATAATATTTAAATTATTAACACATAAAGATGAAAAGGATATTACTAATGAAATCAATGCATTAGCAAGATTAACAAAAGGAAAAACAAATTCATCGGAAGTTACAACGAGATTAAAATATATGATACTATCTGTTAATGATAATTCAGATAGAGGATATGTAAATAATTGGGTAAGTAATCAATTCTTAGCAAAAGATGTTCAAGCATTTAGAGCACATATAAAAAGTATATCTCCGGATTTAAATATGAAATTTGAGTTCATATCGGATGTGACGGGTGAAACGGAGGCACTTGATATTCCTTTTGGAATCAACTTTTTTTACCCTTCCAGCGGATTATAAAAAAGGGTTATACGAAGAATTATTTTTCTTGGTATTTCAAGGTGGTGGAGGATTTACATTTAGTGATGTATATAATTTACCACTTCATATTAGACGAATGTATGCAAATATGTTAGTTGATATAAAAAAGAAAGAAAACGAACAAATACAAAAAGCAAATAGTAAAGTTAGGAGAAGATAAAAACTCCTAACTTTTTGTTTTATATGATATTTATAATTAAACTATATAGAATATGGAAAAACAATATACAAAACTAAACGAAGGAATATTAACATCATTTGTTGATAACTTTTTTAAATCATTGCAAAGAGGTGTATCTTCAAGTTTTATGGCAAAAATAAAAAAAGCAGATGTACATCCTGATGTAGTTAGTAGTATGGAACGTGTTGCAAAAGAAACCGAAGAACTTAATACTAAATTAAGAAAATACCACTTATTATAATATAAATGGCAAAGGCAACATCTAATAATTCAGGCGGGTTTCTTCCAAACGAAGATGCGGTTAAAAGAATCAAAAATCTTTTAGAAGACATCTATAAATTAGAACAAAATCTAACAGAAGAAGATAGTGTCCAAAAAGAAATAATTGAAGAAAAACAAAAAAAGTTAGCGGCAATACGAAAGGATTTAATTGCAAATAGAGGTATTGTAAAATCTACAAATGATTTAGAATCAACTAGATTAGATAGTATGACAAGTTTAGCAAGTACTGTTAAAACTTTACCTAAATTATATGAATCGTTATCTAAAGAATTAAAAACATCGCAATCTTTTGCAAATGAAATATTTAATGCTGCAAAGAATACTAACAATGAATGGGAACAAGATAAATTTTTAAATGTTACAAAATCATTAGAAACGGGTACATCTTTAATTGCAGAATTGGCACAATTAAATAAAGAAGATGCAACTGAAATTGCAAAAAAGAATTTTGAAATTGATAATAGTATAAAAGCAATTCAAAAAGAAAAAGAAGAATTAGCATACGCTGGACTTTTAACCAAAGAATTAGCTAGTACATTTGATTCAATGACCGGTTACTTAAATAATAATAGAGTAGCAGCAGGTAAATTTGCAAGTCAAAGTAAAGAAGTAAAAGAAATATATGAAGAATTAGGTGAAGAATTACATTCCATAAATAAATTTTTTAAAAAACTGACAACCACAGCAGAAGTATTCTTAAGTTCTACTAGAGGAAAAATTGCATTAGTGGCCTTTGGTGCGGGTGAAATCGCAGAAAAGTTTGGTGAGATAGGAAAGAAAATTGGTGTTGGAATGACACAAATGGTAGGGCTTAAAACACAAGTAGGATTGGTAGGTGCAATATTAGGTGAAGAAGCAGGTGAGGCTGCGTTGGATTTAGCTAAAGATTTAGGTGATTCACATCACTTAACAATGGGGATGGCAGTAGATGCTGGTTTATTAGCTTCTAATTATAATTTAAGTGCAAAGCAAGCGGCATTCATGTCAACTGCGTTTGGTGAATTAAGTGGAAAAAGTTATGAGACCGGTAAAAATACAGGCGAATATGTTAAGCAATTAGCAATGGCAAACGGGGTAGCACCAACTCAAGTAATGCAAGATGTGGCAGATAATGCAGAATTCTTTGCGTTATATAGTAAAGATGGTGGAAAAAACATTGGTGATGCAGCAGTAGCAGCCGCAAAATTAGGAGTAGGATTAGGAACGGCGGCAAAAGTAGCAGACCATTTATTAGATTACCAATCATCAGTACAAGATGAAATGGAAGCATCGGTTTTATTAGGTAGAGATATGAACCTTAGTAAAGCAAGAGAATTAGCATATAATGGAGATATAGCAGGTGCATTGAAAGAAGGGTTAGAAGCAGCGGGAGGTATAGCTGCTTATAATGCAATGGACCCGTATCAAAGAGCAGCAACTGCTAAAGCAATTGGTGTTTCAAATGCAGAAATGCAACAAATGGTAGCACATGAAGAAACCTTAAATGGTATGCATGGTGTGGGTAATCAAATATATAGTCAAACATCTGAGATATTACAAAATATGGGTAACACCCTAACTGGTAAAGTATTAAAAGGAATGGGTGGATTAGTATTAGGTGCAGGTGAATATTCCAGAGCATTAAAAGATATAAATAGTGGACCAATGGCAGGGATAGTAGCTAAAGGTTTGGATTTAGTTAAGAGTTTATTTAAAGCATCTACCTACACTAAAGCAATGGCAGCAATGAAATCGTTTGGGGGTAGAATAGGTGGTATTAGTAAAAGCTTAATGGCAGGTAAATCACCAACTGCAATGTACGAATCATTAAGAGGTAAAGGAGTAGGAGCAGCGGATGCATTAAAACAATCGGGAGCAAGTGCAAAATCAGTATTAGGTAAAAAGGCAAAAAATAGTATAAAAGCTAACGCAACTGATTCTATAAAAAATAAAATAAATCCAACCGCAGTAACACAAGGTACGGATAGTGTAGCAAAAAGCACAGCTACAGCAGGAAAAGGAGATGATGGTTCTAATTTTAAAACAAAAGCAGAAAATATTGCAGCAGGTTTAAAATATTTTGCAAGTGGAAAAGTATTTATAGGAGCACTAAACTTAATTCCAGTTGGTATAGGATTATTAGGATTACTTCCTGGTTTACCTACATTATTTATATTAAGTAAAATGGATTTATCAACGGTTGGTACGGGCTTAATGAACTTAGCAATAGGTGTAGGTTTTATGGGTACTGGAAATGTATTTATGGGAGCATTAGGATTATTAGCAACCGCAGTAGGATTGACGGCTATGTTACTTGGTATACCTGCGATGATTGCAATAGGTGTATTCGGTCAATTAGCAGCAACTGGATTAACAGCTTTAGGCGGTGGATTAGCAACATTTGGTGCTACCGCTCCTGCAGCAATAATTGGTATTGGATTGTTGGCATTATTTGGTGCGGCACTTATTCCATTAACGTATGCATTAAGTTTATTAGCACCATTAGTAACCGCAGTAGGAACAGTAATTGCAATGGTATTTACAAGTATGGCAAGTGCATTTGTAACAATAGCTTCGGCATTACCGACAATGGTGACTAGTTTTTTACCATTAATTGCAATGATATTACCTATATTTGGATTAGCAGCTGCAATTAGTGCATTAAGTTTATCATTACTTATGTTAGGAACGATGGGATTAGTTGCACTTCCGGTATTAGCGGCATTGGGTGCAGTTGGTGGAATGGCAATGAATTTGTTTGGTGGTGAAGGTGGAGGTAGTAACGATGAAATGATAGCAATTTTGAAATCAATAGATAGTAAAGTAGGCGGAGCACCGGCAATTAATATAGATAGTAAAAAACTAACCGTAGCAACTAATGATGGTGCTGCTAGAAATGGTTCATCCGGAGGAACTAAATACTAATGGGAAAAACATTATTACAATTATTAGAAGCATGGCCTACGCCAGATAAACTAAATCCAAATAGCCAAAAAGCGGGTATGCTTAAACCCGAACCGGATAATAAATTTACAAACGATAATAAACAAGCATTAGACTTTGTTAAAGCAACTCCACGAATATATGGTACAGATATAGTTCGTATCACAACTAGAACAGACCCACATGAAACAAAGAAAGCAATTAAAAAAGGAGCAGATAAAGTTGGGGGTGCATTAGCAGGATTAGGTGGTGTAGGATTATTAGTTGGTGGAGCAATATCGGCAGTTGCAGCATTTCATCCTAAATTTCCAGATGATTGGACGGTAGGTGAAGATGGTTCGCCAACCGGAATGGAAAAGAATTTCTATAAAGGATTAATAAATGGTGATTATGCATTTGGAAAAAGATATAATCCATATCATAACAATAATAAAACTAAATTAGGAAATTTCTTAACGGGAAATAAAACACCAGACCAAGCAGCAAACGCAATTGTTCCTTCATTAAAATCAGCAGCAGTTGGATTAGCAGTTGTGGGAATTGGATTGGGATTAAGTAAATTATTTTCAAAAGGAAAAAAGAAAGGAAAATCTGGTCCAGCACCAGTGAAACCAAAAGTAAAACCAGCAACTGGATTTGCAACAATCGATAAAAATAAAATACCATTTTTCCCATCTAGTTTAGTAATAAATTCAGGATTTAAAGATGGCGTATCGTATCGTAATTATAGTAGATTACGTGCACACAAAATGAAAATTACAGGTATGGACTACTTAAAAAGTAGTTCAGATGAAATAATACAATACCTTTCACCTACAATAGATTCTTCGAAAATTCCATCAGTTGGAAAAGATAGTGAACATACATTAAGTGATTACTATTCTAGTGTATATGCAAATAACACACCACAAACAACAAATTTAGGAAATGTAATAGTATCTGCTAATATGGTAAAAAATAGTTTTCCTATTTTTGCAAGATTAGAAAATATTGATACTAAAAATAATACTGGAAAATATCAACAAATTAAAAAGAAAGATGCAAGTGGTAGAGCATTAGATGATAGAGTACAAAATTATTCTAAATTAGTAGATAAGGATGGCAATGCATATACTTACCCAGGTCCAAAAGATGCCGATGGATTTCAACAAGATAATCTTATAGATAAAGGTGCAAGTTTATCGCAAATATATGGTGCACCTGATTCACCTATTAATTTAATAAAAATAGTTAAAGGTGATAACGATTATACATTTGACATATCAACTGATGATGGTAGTAGTAACTTTATTGGAAATATGAAAGGTGGGGAAGAATATGAGTATACAAAAAGTGAATTAAAAATAAATACATTAACTACCGATGAACAAAGTAGATTCATAGATGGTGGTATAGCTGATTTAGGTGAATCTAAATTAATAAAAGGAATGGGCGCTCAAAATGTAGAAACACAGGTAGGACAACTATTTGGAAATGCATTTATAGCAGTAGATATTGATACTAAAAAACCAGAAGAATATAAGTATCCATTTAGAACAATAGGACAAATGGATACGGTTGCTAGGTGGAATACCAAAGATGCTAAGTTTAGTGATAACGTTAAAACAATAACAGATAATGATACTAATTTTTTAAATACAGCACTTCAAACACAAAACAATACTTCTTTAAATATAAATCCATATTTACACAAAAAACGAGATGTATTAAAAGATAATGCAGAAGATGGGGTAATTAAGGTTAGTATATATGGAATTAATTTTATATCAACAATAAGTAATCTATCAGATAAAAGTGCAGCAAGTTGGGATAGTGTAAAACCAATTGGTTCAGGTGTTAATTTCTATTTATATAATTCATGGGAAAGAGATATTTCATTTGATTTAAAATTATATGCAGATAACAAATCACAATTAGACCAAATATGGAAAAAAGTAAATGCAGTAACCGCATTAACACGTGGAAAACCAACCGATAGTAAAAAAGGAGTATTTGGTAGAATCGTTGGTTTAGAAATTGGGGATTTAATATCGGTAGAAGGATTTGTAAGTGATATATCAATGAATGTAGATGATGCTACACCATGGGAAATTACAAAAGGGTCGCAAGCACCAATGATATGTTCAATTAGTGTATCATTTAAAGTAGTAACAAATGGGGATGCGGGTGGATATACGTTTTATAATACATTAAAAGCATAGTAATGGATAATAGATACGAAAATATAAAAACAATATTAAAAACAGGCAAAGGTAAAGTATATGATTCTACATTATTATCATATGTAGAACCAACCGATACTGATATTGTTATATTAACTACAATGGGTGATAGATTAGATTTATTAGCAAACGAATATTATGGTGATAGTACAATGTGGTGGGTAATTGCATTAAAAAATAACATAACAGATGTTGATTTAACAATGAAAGGTGGTATAAAACTTAGAATACCAAGTACACAAGAAGCCGCACAACTTAAAAATTCAATGAAATAATGAGTAGATTTCCATTTGTATCTGGCTTAGAACAAGAAATTATTAATGCAATTACTAATACTGATAAACAAGTTTTCTCAGGAACAAAATCATTTGCGTTTTTACAATGCTTTATGGGTGGTAATAATGTAGGTGGAATTATTGGTAATGAGTCATATACAAAATTTAATATATCAACAAACGTAAATAAACAAATAGCTAAAATACCTCCAATGTTAAAATCAATTGAGGTAAAAACAACTGGTAATATGGGTGCTATTAAAATGGCATCGGCAACCATACAATTTTCAGATATGGATGAGGTTTTAAAAAACGCTGGATTTATGTTTATTGGTAAAACACAATTATTAGTTTGGGGATGGTCAAAAAGTAGAAAAGGAACGCAAGTAAATATTCCATCTGGGAAAGAAACGGCACTTAAAGCGATTAATATAGTACATCGTAATGAATATGTAACAGGTCGTGATTTTGATATTTTTGCTGGGATATTAACTAATTTTGATATTAAAATAAATGAAAATCTTACGGTTGATGTTAAAATAGAATTATCATCTCCTTCTGATATACCTGCATTTTTATCATTAAGTAAAGTAGGCAAAGCAGTAGCAGATAGTTCAGATGATAAAAAAGCAAAAGCAACAGTTATGGCAATGCAAGCGGTAAAATTGGATCCAGACGGAGCCGATGCGAAAGCGTTTGCTGCATTAAAAGGATATGCAATAAACATCGAACAAGAAATTGTAGATTGGTCATATGGTAATACAGATAGTGGGTATCTTCAACTTGGTTATATTATAAAAACAATTTGTAATAAAGGTAAAGATAGTAAAATGGGTGCAATGCCGGTAGATGTTCAAATTGATGATGCAGTAGCATGTGGCAGGCCAGTAATGATAAGTGCTTCTGAAAATGTAATTATACCATCTGCACAAATACCAACAACAAATGATACTAGAACTATAATATTTGGTGAGTCCACAATAAAAACAATAACATTAGAAAAAGAAACACCAATAACATTTGGACCAATTAATTTGGCAGAACCGATACAATTCCCAACACCAACTGACACACAACTTTATGATGGGATAACATTAAAAGCAAATGAACATGGGCATATAAAAAATCTTTTTGTATCAGCAGATTTTGTAAAAGAAGCAGCAAGAGGAATGGATAATAATAAAGACTTTTTAGAAAAAATTATAGCTGAATTAAATGTAGCGGGGGCGGGTTTATGGAATTTAGGATTAAGAGATATTGAAAATCCAGGTGGCTGGATGGTATATACTATTGTAGATTATAATTTATCAAATGAAAATGATGCAATTTTAGAATTAAACTTGTTTTCCGAAAGGTCTACTATTACAAATATAGATTTAAATGCAGATATGCCTAAAGAAGTAGCTGGACAAGCTATGCTAGGTGATAAAGGTAAAGAAAACAATTTAACATCTACTCATTCGGTTGGAGAATTTGTATTTGGTTCAAAGGCAGACGATTTTATATCAGGTGAATTGGCTATTGAAGATGCAGAATATAAAAAAAATAAAGAAGAAGCGACAGCTGCAGCTGAAGCAAATAGTGGTGCAAAAGAAGAACCGGGTTTACTTGCAAAAACTGAAAATGCAATTGCAGAAGCAGCAACTTTTGCATGGAACCATCCACTTCAAGCAATAGCAAATGTAACTGGGTTATCAGCGTTAGCAAGTGGAGTTTCTACCGCAGCTACTGCAGTAGCAAATGAAGCGGCAGTATTATATCAAAAAGCAGCAGCTGCCATATCTGCAATGTTTAATGCACCTGGTGAACTTAGAGTTAAATTAAATAATCCTACGTTTGGTTCATATTATTCTGGTACTGATAGTAGTTTTTTTGTAGTAGTAAAAGATGCAGGTATAGTAAAAAATATGTATTTTGGTAAAGAAAATAAACCACCATCAAATATATTATTACCAACTAAATTAACATTTACAACATTAGGGGTGGGTGGTTTTACAATTGGTAAAAGTGTTATAATAAATGATATTCCATGGATGACACCTGGAAAAGGATATTGGCAAGTAACCGATATTACACAAAAAATAGATGATACAAAATGGGAAATAGATGTTGAACTAAGATTTAGAGTAAAAAGAGGATAATAATGGTAATAAATCAAAATATAATTGATAGGTATAATACTATAAATAAAAAAAAGGTATATAAACAACCCGTATTATCTCCATATGAACCAAAATTAATAGAAAGAGATTATCAGATTGGGTTTATTTATAGATATTTTATTAGAAAAAGAAATGAAGTAAATGGGACTATATTTGAAATTAATACAGATACTAACGAAAAATATAAAAAAGACCCTTTATTTATAACAACTCGTATTAGATGGAAAGTAAGTGGTGAACAATACGAAATAGAAACTGCAAATAGAAAATCAATTAATTTAGGAAAATTAGATATTTCTAATTTAGATACCTATTTAAAAAATCTTACGTTGTTTTCTAAAATGTGATAAAAGTCATATTATTATTTGGTTAGTAAAAAATAATAGATTATATTTATAATAAATAAAACAAGTTATATGGCAAAATTAAAACATCTTAGTGAAGAAGAGGTCCAACAAATTACATTTGATTGGCGTTACAAAGGATTCACAATATTAGATTTATTAACAGAAGAAGAGTGTGATGAAATTAACACGGAGTTAGAAACACTTCGTCAACAAAGAATCGGCACTACTACCGAAGATGGTAAAGAGTGGGGAGATTGGGACCCGTTTTCATATCCACATAAAATTTCAGCTAAATTAGAAAAACTATTTTGTCATCCAAAAGTTTTGGAAGCAGTAGAATATTTAATGGAAGGTGAAGCAGAAGGAATGCAGACTTGGTGTTACTTTAAACCACCTGGACAATTAGGTAGAGACCAGCATCAAAATGCATTTTACACAGGTTGCAAACACAACGAAATCATCAACACTTCTTTGGCTTTAGATAATCACGATCCTGAAAATGGAGCAGTGTGGGTTTACGAAGGTTCACATAGATTACCAATTTTACCAATTGAAGTAGATGAGGAGAGAACAAAAACCAATCCTACTTTTTGGAGAAATGAAAGAGGTAAACCGTGTGTTATGCCCGAAGGACATGACTTTAGAAAAATCGAAGGACATTGCAGAAAGGGTCAAGTAGTTTTGTTACATTCACACAACATCCATGGCTCGGAGACAAATAACTCAAATCGATTCCGTAGGAACTTTTTGGGTGGTTACTTAAAAAAAGGTGCAAACTTTAACAAAGGTGGGCATATGAAAAGAGAGCCAATTGATTTACACGCTTTAAAAGCGAAACATTGGACAGAATCTGATGAAAAAAATTACGGTGGTTTCTAATCACAAACGAAAGGAGAGTTTAATTACTCTCCTTTTTATTTTGTATTATAACCAAAATGTATTATCTTTGGATATATGACATTTGTAGAAGATAAATTTGAATTCCAAAGTTTCTTAATAGAATATAGAAAGCATACTAATTTAATATACGTTAGATTATCAGATGAAGAAAAGCATGTGATGAATAATCGTATATCTTTTATTTATGTAAAATCAAAAAAGAATGAGTGGGTTATAAATGTGAACAATGGTGATGGGTTAGGAATTAAAGTAGAAGCATTAGAACAATTATTAGATACAATACACCCTCAGTTAATTTTTAATTACAAAGCAATTTCACAAATATTAAATTTTACAAAAGGATTTGATGTAGATTTAGCTAAATTTATTGAGTATGGTTATCATGATGTTGAGTTAGGAGATAATCAGTTAAACCAATTTTACAAATCAAAGTTTAAAGGTGAACCATATTTGAATGATAGTATTCCAATGGTTAAACAATTAGAACTTATACAACAATATGTTTCTAAGTTTTCACTAAATGTAAATAAAAATTCAATTAAATATATAGATGATGCAACAAAAGCATTTAGTTATATTGAAAGTAGTGGATTAAAGATAGATGGGGATTACGTTTTAACCTACAATCCAGTTCATTTAACAAAGGATAATATGGTTTATACTCAATATAACCTAATGACATCTACACTCCGACCATCGAACCGATATGGTGGTGTAAACTATGCTGCACTTAAAAAGGATACAGGTGAAAGAAAAGCATTTATAAGTAGATTTGATGGTGGTGAATTGATTAGTTGTGATTATGAAGCATATCACCCAAGATTATTGATGGATATTATTTATCAAATGAAATTAAATTCAACTGCAAATGTAAAAGATATGCAATGGATGAAGGATTTCTATGGTAGTGGGTTAGATTTTTATACATGGATTGGAAATCAAATTGGTATTGATGATAGAAATGAAGTAAAAACTTTAATATTCCAAAATTTATATGGCGGTATTAGGAGCGAGTTATTAGATATTCAATATTTTAAAGAGATACAACATCTTACTGACTTATTATCAGAAACAATGGTAAAAAACAAAGCAATTTTTACGCATTCATATCATATTCAGTTTGGTATTGAAAGATTAGAACCTATAACTCCCGCAAAAGTTCTTAATTATTATATTCAAGCATACGAAACTGAAAGAAATATACGAAAAATATTAAAAATAAAAGAGAAATTAGAAGGAAAACACACAAAATTGATATTATATACATACGATGCGTTTGTATTTGATGTGTATCCGTCAGAAAAACAATATTTATATACTGATATCATACCTATATTAAAAGGTGGTTATGGTAGGTATCAAATAAAAACAACGACCGGAAAAAATTATGATGAACTTTAACTTAGACAATCTTAGTGAAATTATTGATGAGGTTTTAACAGAATTTTGTGTTACATATCCAATTCCAAACTTTGATAACAAAGAACAATTAGAACATTTACGTTCAGTATTGGAACAATTCGGTGCAGAAGCATTTACCGATATAGAATTGATGGAAGCTATTAGTTTAGCACCAAAGAAATTTACATTGGAAGCACCTAAGAAAGATGGCACTGACCCTAAGTTAGCGGCAATTTTAAAAAAGAAAGTAAAAAATGCAGATACAGGTAGAGATGTAACCGTAGCATCAGCATTAAATTATAAAGACCAAAAAGGTAGTGGAGCAAGGTCGGCATATCACGCAGCAGCTGCAATGTTAAAAGGGGCTGGTTATAGTGAAAAAAATGTGGATATGATTGATGACCCTAATCCGGAAGAACCACAATACTATGCTAAGCAAAAACCACAAGAAAAACCAAATTCTAAAGTAGCACCACAACAAAAATCAACTAAATCAGGTCCAATTATTGATGACCCTAAATTAGCAAAAGTTACTATTAGTGCAGCAAATAAAGAATTGGCTAAGATAATCAAAGCCGGAGGAATACCTACAAAAGATGGCGTAGGAATTATAACAGCATTAACAAAGACATTAAATGGTCAAAACTTAAATGCAAAAGAAAAACAAATTGCAGCAAATTATTTGAGAGTTAAAGATAATCCAACAGATGCGGCGGTTTATATTGTATATCCTCCAGGAAAAGCAACTAAACATATTAAAGTTAAAGTTGGTAATAAAAACTTAGATAAATTAGTTCAATACGGAAAGAATAATTTTGGAAATAGTAATGATGGGAACTCTAGTTCAGGACCAGCAACTCCACCAGTTCCAAAGAAAGGTGTTACTGCAATGAGTATTAATCCAAATAGTGTTGATACTCCAATTAAACACGATGGTAATTCATTTCAATTCGGAAATGGACAAAAGATAGAAAAAGTAAATCTACCAAAAAGAGATGAATTGGTTAAATCATTTATCAAAAACCAGAAGATGTCTGCGGAAGAAGCAAATAAACAAGCAGATAAATTAATAATAGCAGCGGAACAAAACAATGGTGTAGTTGATTATTTTTCAAAAGGTGGTAATAATATAAAAATGATTGATTGGGGAGCTGAGCCTACAACAAACGAAGGTAGAAATACTATTTTAAAAAATGTAAAAGAAAAAAGTATTAAGAAATTTGAATCTTTTTTTAGAAAAGCAAATAAAGGTCAACTAAGACCAGAAGAAGCTCAAATATTAAAATTTTATAATGATACAAAATCTCCATACGAAACTCCAAATTTTGATAAATTACCACCGGAGCAACAAAAAAAATTAAGAGATGAGTATGTTGGTAAGATAGAGCATTTAATGGAACTTATGGTAAAGAGTCCATCATTTAGACAAGGTGTTCCTGATTTTGTTGAGGTACTACGATATTCGGCGTATTTAGGACAAGGATATGAAGCATATTTACCAGCAGATAGTACATTTCAAATTTCAGACATTATAGTATTTGCACCTAGAGATATTTTAAAACAAAATACACAAGGAAAAGATTTAGCAGAACAAATAACAGGTAAAGTATCTAACATTATTGAAAGTTTAGTATTTACAGGCGGCGTATCTGAAAAATTTTTAGAAGGTGGTGCAAGTAGTGGTATTGAGAGGGTTTTACAATCTGAATTTTTTGGTGGTAAAGATGGTAAATTTAAAACAAAAGATAGAACATTGGAAATGATGAATACTTACACATTTGCATTTAGAAATAAAGATAGGTTTGCAAAACAAAATCCAAGATTAGAAGGATTTGATAAAGATTATAAAGCAGCAATTAAGGTAGGTAAAACAGAAGAAGAAGCAACCGAATATGCTAAAAAAGAAGCAAGTAAACGATGGACTAAATTATCAAAAGAAGAACAAAGTAAAAAATTAGGAGAATACGAAGATATTATAAATCAATTACCAGACGATAAGGAAATTGATAAACAAGAAAAAATGATTGAATCATATATAGATGATGCAGTTAAAAGTGGTATCATTTCTAAAGAAGAAGCATTTAAAATTAGAAAAGAAGGTCAACATCAAGGTGATTTAATTGCAGGTAAGGTTGATAAAAAAGGAGCGGGGAATTGTTTAGATAAAAAAGGAAAAGATAAATATAAAAGAATGGTTAGTTTATGGGCAAGAATGGGGGCAGCAGTAGAGCAAATTTATAATAAAGATTTAAAATATACTTTATTTAAAAATAGTAGAGAATTATTTGATGGTAAAGGTAATTTCAAAAAGAATCAATTGTTAAATAAATGTGGAATGAGTTGGAGTTATGATCCAGGAATTGCAGCAACTGCAAATGTACAAAATGGACCAAAAGGATGTATGTCATTAGCAATGAATAATCCAAATTCATCACATATTATTTCATTAGATTAGGAAAATAAAATAAATGAAGACACAATTACTTTGTACTTTTAGTACAAAAACAGATGTAGAAAATCACTTAGAATTAATTAAAAGCAATTATACATTAGCTTATAACTACATATATGTTCTTCAAAACAAAAATATTCCAAATGAATTGTTTGTAACTTATAATGTGGTAGTAGAAAATCAACAACCAAACTTAGAAATGAAAACTATTTTGGTTCATAGAAAAAAACAAAGTAATACATTATACACAATCAATGCTTTGAACAATGTTATTATGGAAGCGACCGGTGGACAATTAGATAATAAATTTGAAGTGGATTGGGAAAAATATAGAAATTGTATATTGGTTACAAATACCGAAGGTGTAAAAAAAATATACACTAGAGTATTTGATGTGATAGATTTGACAAAATAAATAGTTATGATATATTGGTTTACAGGACAACCTGGTAGTGGAAAAACTACTATGGCTAATTGGCTGGAAGCTCATTTAATACATAAAGTTATCACTATTGATGGTGATGACATTAGAGATGTATTTCAAAACAAAGATTACTCAGAAGAAGGCCGTAGAAAGAATATAACTAATGCACAAACATTGGCCAAGTTCTTACAACACAAAGGTTACAACGTAGTGGTATCATTGGTTTCACCCTACAAAGACCAACGAGATAAATTCAAATCAGAAATGGGTGAAAACCTAAAAGAAATTTACGTTCATACTTCAAATGAAAGAGGTAGGGAGAATTTCCATGTTTCTAATTATGAAGCACCTACCGAATTTTACATTGATTTAGATACTACGGATATGCGAGAAATCGATACTTTTAAAAAACTCCGTAAAGATTTGGGAATTTAATAAATAAATTGTATATTAGGATATATGAAAACATACGCATTATACATTGGTAGATGGCAAAATTGGCACAAAGGACATGAGTGGCTAATAACCCAACAATTACAAAAAAACAAAAATGTGTGGGTAGCAATTAGAGATGTTCAACAAGATGAGAACAATCCTAAAACCGCACAACAGGTTTTAAAAGAATTAGCGAACGAACCATTCTTTGTAAACAATTCAGATAAGATTTTACTTAGTATTATTCCTGATATTGAAAGTGTAAATTATGGTAGAGGGGTTGGTTATGATGTAATCTATCATGAACCACCAACTGAAATAGCAGAAATAAGTGGAACACAAATTCGTAAACAAGTTATAAAAAATAAATAAATGCACATCACACAATATGAATCATTTCTATCAGAAGAATTATTTTTAGAAGTACAAAAATTTGTAAAAGGATTAATAACTGATAATGAAAAACCACTATCAACTAGTTTTGGTAACTGGCAAAAAGAACTTATAAATGCATCTACACCTATACTTATCTATGAATTTAAGTCGGATGAAATTGATTTGCTTCAAAAGATAAAAAAAGAAGTTGAAATAAAAATCCCATATAAAGTTTCAAGTATAATGGTACATATGATGCCTAAATTATCATATATACCATGGCACGATGATTCTCATGTAAAAGCAGCTCTTTCTTTGTATTTAAATGAAACATGGGATACAAACTGGGGTGGTATTTTTATGTATAAACCGGATAAAGATATACGTGCAGTAGAACCAAAACGAAATTTAGGTGTATTTCAATATAGTGGCATACAACATTGCGTAACTACGGTTAATATGGATGCCGAATATAGATACTCTTTACAATTTTTCTTGGAAAAAGAAAAACAAATTATCTAATAAGTATGATAGTAGAAAGAAAGAGACACATTGCTAAAACCATCTCATATCGTATTTTAAGTACCTTAGTTGGATTCTTATTAATGTGGTTGATAAGTGGTTCAATTAAAGTAGGTGCCGCATTTGGAGTAGCAGAATTAATATACAAACCTATTCAGTATTATCTACATGAAAGAGTTTGGTACAAATGGATTAAGTACGGATTAAAAAAATAAATATATGATTTATCAACAACAACTATTTAGTGAAGAAGAGTGTGCTTTAATAAAATCATATGTAAACTTACAGCCCACCGATTTAACTAAATATTTTAACACCGAAGGCAAATTTAAGTTTATAGATGACAATAAATTGGTTGCAACTAGTGGCGGGGCCATATCATATAATGTATATGTTATAAAAAATACAGCAGAAACAGAGTGGATGTTTAATAAATTAATGTTATGGTTTAGTGAGGTAAGTAATATTAAAATAAATCATAACCACATAGTAAGAGTATGTACTTTACATAGGTATGGTATTGGTGATGCCTTTGCAACGCATATAGATTTATCGCATGGATTTGAAGAAAGACGATACAATTTAGGCATTCAATTAAATGATACATATACGGGGGGTGAATATATATGTTGGGATGATAATAATAATGAATGTTTAATTTCAAAACAAACAGGCACGGCGTTATCCTATCACGGCAGAATTCTGCACGAAATAAAAGAAATAACAAGTGGTGAAAGATGGTCAATTGTAATGCCAATTACAAAACATAACATAATTGAAAAAATAAACTTAATTTAATAAAAAGTTATATATCAGCAAAACCAAAAATTAGTGGATACGAATGGTTAAATTGATATGCTAAAAAAAATAAAAATATGTTTCAAATAATTGATAATTTTTTAGATAAAAACGAAATTAAAAAATTGTACGATATACTCTGGTCATCTGATTTATATTTAACGGGTATCGAATATTCCAATGCAGATAGAATGGATAGAAGATGGTCAATGGCCAAAAAAGTAAATAATGAAGATATTAATATTAATTTTTATAATGAAATATTAAATAAAATATTTTTATTACCAATATTAAACAATGAATATATATGTAAAAGAATTATGATAAATGCATACAAATACTCAGATGTCCTCTCAATTCATGATGATGGCGTGATAAACGGATTCAATAATATTACAGCAATAATATATGGCAATGATAATTGGGATGCAAATTGGGGTTCTGAAACTGTATTTTTTGATAAAATAGGAAGTGATGCTGAAATAATAAAAAGTGTATTACCAAAACCAGGTAGATTGGTATTGTTTGATGCAGGTATACCACATACAGGTAGAGTACCAAGTCCGGTGTTCCCAAATTACAGATACTCATTGGTATATAATTTACAACTTAACATACCTAAAAAAACAGGATTAATATAAATCACATAAATACCTTATATGCCAGCAAAACCAAAAATAAGAAAAGACGAATTTACAGATAGTTTACCGAATTTCAAACACACACCACCTGCTCCACAAAAAGAAATGGTAAACGGACCAGCATATTATGGTGGTATCGATAACCCATACGAAGTAATAAAGGTATGTGAAGCGTGGGGATTAGACAAAGATGCATACCTATTCAATGTAGCAAAATACATAGCAAGGGCCGGAAAGAAGGACCCAGCAAAGGAACTAGAGGATTTGAAGAAAGCAGTTTTTTACCTTGAAAGAAGGATAAAATTACTCTCTAAATAATTTGGTAGTTCCAAAAAAATATCGTATCTTTATTGTATAGGAATTAAGAAAATCGATATTTATACGTGAGATTAAATCGCGATAATCTTAAAACTTAAAAACAAATTTTTAAACATTAAAAACAAAGCAGCATGAACATTAATGCAATCAAGCAACGTCTTAATTCGTTGCAAAACACTTCGAAGAAAACGGACTCATTGTGGAAAACCAAACCTGGAAAGTACCAAGTTCGTATCGTACCTTACAAATTCAATAAGGAAAATCCTTTCATTGAATTGTTATTTCACTACAACATTAACAACAAAACTTATTTGAGTCCAGCTTCTTTTGGAAGACCTGACCCAATTTTAGAGTTCGCAGAAAAACTTAAGAAATTAGGTGATACTGAGAATTGGAAAGCGGGTAAGAAAATGGAGCCTAAATTAAGAACTTTCGCACCTGTGGTAATCAGAGGTCAAGAAAACGAAGGTGTTAAATTTTGGGGATTTGGTAAGACTGTGTATCAAGAGATTTTAGCTATCGTAGCTGATCCTGATTACGGCGATATTACCGATGAAACAAATGGTAGAGATATTGTTATTGAAATTGTAGAGGAAGCAGGTAAAACATATCCTGAAACTCGAATCAGAGTAAAACCAAATGTATCTTTATTACATGATAATTCTACAATCGCAACTAAATTGTTAGATGAGCAAACTGATATTACTGATATCTATTCAGAATTATCTTATGCAGAATTAAAGACTGTGTTAGAGAATTGGTTAAACCCAACGGCAGTGCTTGAAGAAGAAAATCCAACTCCTTCTGTTTCTCAACAAACATTAGCACCTCAACCAAAGAAAGTTGAAGAACAATTAGTAACTAAAGATGCTGCACCTCAAATTGGTGGAAGTGGATTAGTTAATGATTTACCTTGGGATGATGATGAGACAGCTGCACCCGCACCTAAAGTAGATGTGGCAGCAGCATTTGATGACTTATTTAATTCATAATTTTTATGGCAAAAGTAGACTTAGCAAATCAAATTGCTGATAGTCTTAACAAAAAGTGGAAAGACCAAAAGGTAGCTTTCTTCTTGGATGATGATTCCGATGGAGCCCCAACCAATGTACCAGGTTGGGTTTCCACTGGAACAGCAATGTTAGACGTAGCAATTTCGAACAGACCTTATGGGGGATTACCCGTAGGAAGAATTACCGAAATCACCGGTTTAGAACAAAGTGGTAAATCACTTTTAGCAGCACACGTGTTAGCAGAAACGCAAAGACAAGGTGGGGTAGCAGTATTAATTGATACTGAAACTGCGGTAAGTAGAGAGTTCTTTGATGCAATTGGAGTGGATGTTTCTAAACTATTATACGTTTCAGTAGACACAGTTGAGGATATTTTTGAAACAATTGATACAATTATTGAACAAGTTCGTAAAGGTGATAAGGATAGATTAGTTACAATAGTAGTCGATTCAGTCGCAGCGGCATCAACTAAAAAAGAGATGGATGCTGATTATGATAAAGATGGTTACGCAACTGATAAGGCAATTATCATTTCAAAAGCAATGAGAAAGATTACAAATGTAATTGGTAGACAAAAAATCTCCGTTGTATTTACTAATCAACTTAGGCAGAAATTAGGTGTGATGTTTGGTGACCCTTGGACTACATCGGGTGGTAAAGCATTAGCATTCCACGCTTCGGTTCGTATTCGTTTAAAGAATATGGGACAGATTAAAGCAGGTGAGAGAATCATTGGTATCAAAGTAAGAGCACAGGTTATTAAGAATAGATTAGGACCACCATTACGTTCAGCAGATTTCGATATTTTCTTTGATAGAGGTATTGATAATTTTGGTGGATGGTTAAAGGTGATGAAAGATAATAAATTAGTTAAGCAAGGTGGTGCATGGTACGAATATGTAGACACTGATACTGGTGAAGTTATTAAATTCCAATCTAAAGATTTTATTCAGATGATGGGAGTTAAGGATGAGTTAAGAGACCAAATTTATAGAAAGATTTGTGAAGCAACAATCTTACAATATAAAAAAGAAGGAATCGATCCGGATGAAATTACATATGATAACGGAGGGCAAGAGCCTGAACCCGATATCGAAACAGAATAAAGGTTTATGAACGAAACATATAAGAAGTTACTAAACGAAGTAGAAAAAGACTATCAGCAATTAGGAAAAGAAAAAGTATTAATTGTTGATGGTCTTAATACTTTTATAAGAAGTTGGACCGTAAATCCTACAATGGATGATAATGGGGACCACATTGGCGGTATAGTAGGTACATTAAAAGGCATCGGTTATGCTATCAGAGAATATAATGCAACTCGTTGTATAATTGTATTCGATGGTAAGGGTGGTTCTAAAAGTAGAAAGGATTTATATAGTGGTTACAAAGAGAATAGAGGTAACAATCGTTTTAGAGTGAATAGAGCCTATGCAGATTTGATGAACAAAGAAGAAGAAGGTGTATCTATGAAAAGACAGATGATTGGTTTAATCGAACTCTTAGAGTACCTACCCGTAGAAATTATGTTATACGATAACATTGAAGCAGATGATGTTATGGGCTATATTGCCTCACAATTATTAAAAGAGGAAGAAAGTGCAGTCATAATGAGTGCAGATAAAGACTTCCTACAATTAGTAAATGACAAAGTTAAAGTATATTCTCCGACTAAAAAGAAGTTATATGATAAAGAATTGGTTATTACTGAGTATGGTGTACATCCTGCAAATTTTATGGTCTATCGCACTCTTGATGGTGATAAGTCCGATAACATTGATGGTATTGCTGGTTGTGGTCTTAAAACTATTATTAAGAGGTTTCCTGAGATTGTTGATTCGAAAGAAATTACAATTGATGCGATGTTTGAATTGTGTGAAGAACGAAAAGCACAAAACGGAATCTACGAAAAGATATTAAATCAAAAAAAGTTAGTTGAAAGAAACTATAAGTTGATGCAATTATTCGATCCTGAAATTCCAACAAACAAAAAACTAACAATTAACCAAAAATATTTGGATAATTCAGCAAAATTGGATAAATTAGGATTCATAAAGAAAGCAATGGGAATGAAAGTTATTAATTCATTTGGTGATGTTAATAGCTGGATTCAAACTACTTTCGCAAAATTACATAAATAACAATTAAAAACAAACATGGAGGAAACAACCTATGAAGTGTCTTAAAAGCAACAAAACAGGGAACATTATTAGAGTAAGTGATAAAGATGCTTACAACGCAACGAGTGAATGGAAATTTATTCCTAAATCGGAGTGGAAAGAATACAAAAACCCTAAGAAAGAAACAAAAGAAAAAGAAAGTAAATAATGAACGCAGTAGATACATTAGAAAAATTTGGTGAATCATACCAATCTAAAGTCATAGCTGCATTATTATCGGATTTACCTTTTCTTAATCAAGTTTCTGAAATTACAAACAAAGATTATTTTGAAAGTGAACAAGATAAGTGGATTGTAGAAGCGATATTAGATTATCAAAGTAAACAATTCGCCGCACCAACCTTAGACGTATTTAAAGTTAAGTTGGCATCATTGGGAACTGATTCTCAAAAGAAACAAATCATAGAAAGAATAAAACAAATCTATGATGTATTCGGTAGTGAAGATATGGAGTTTGTAAAAACCGAATATATTAAATTCTCAAAGTTTCAGAAGTTAAAAGCCGCAATATTTCAATCAGTAGACCTAATCAAATCCGAAAAGAGTTGGGATGAGATAGGAGTTGTAGTTCAGAACGCATTAAAAGCGGGAATGGAAAACAATTTAGGACATGATTACTATAAGGATATTGCAATGAGGATGGAAGAAACTAAAAGAAGTTCAGTACCTACCGGATGGAAACCAATCAATGATTTAATGGATGGTGGATTAGGACCAGGTGAATTAGGAGTAATTGTAGCACCGAGTGGAGTTGGTAAGACTTGGGTATTGTGTAAGATAGCAGCCGATGCTGTAAGGCAAGGTTACAATGTAATGCATTATACATTAGAATTATCAGAAATCTATGCAGGTACGAGATACGATACTATTATGACGGGTATTCCATCTAACGAATTGAAAGATAGAAAAGAAGAAGTAGTAGCTAAACTTAAAAACCACAAAGCAAATTTGATGGTTAAGTATTATCCACCGAGAGGGGCAAGCACAAAAACAATCAAAGCACATTTAGATAAGTACAAAGGATTCGGATTTAAACCGGATTTAATTATTATTGATTATGCAGATTTGTTAAAGCCCGTAAACAAACGAGATAGTACCTATGCAGAATTGGGTGGTGTGTATGAAGAAATCAGAGGATTGAGTGGTGAGTTGGGTGTTCCAATTTGGACAGCATCACAAACCAATCGTTCAGCAATTGATTTTGAAGTTATACAAGCGGATTCAATTGCAGATTCTTATGCAAAAGTAATGACATCAGATTTCATTATGAGTGTAAGTAGAAAAGCAAAAGATAAGTTAAGTAATACTGCACGATTCCACGTTATGAAAAATAGATTTGGTGCAGATGGTTTAACTTTCCCGGCTAAGATGGATACTATGATTGGATTAATAGATGTATTTGAACCATTATCGGCAGATGGTGTGATGACACAAAAAGAATCTAGTAATGGTGGTAACTTAGAAAAGAAACTTTTACATAAAAAATATATAGAAAATATGGGTTAATAAGTATATAACTTGTGGAAAAAAAAACTTATAAAAAGTGGGTTTTTTTCTTTCAAAAGTCGTATCTATATATGAATATACTAATAGTTATTGGTACATTTCATACTTTTATCGAAAAAAGTTTTATTTATTAATTTTACAAAAATACAAAAACAATGGACATTTCAACAAGAATCCTATCAGAAATTACGGTGTACATGAAGTACGCAAAATATAAGCCAGAATTAAAAAGAAGAGAGACGTGGCAGGAGTTGGTTACAAGAAATATGGATATGCATATAAAAACATATCCCAATTTAGAAGAAGAAATCAGAGAGAACTATAAGTTTGTTTATGATAAGAAAGTGTTACCTTCAATGCGTTCAATGCAGTTCGCAGGTAAACCAATTGAAATTTCACCAAATAGAATTTATAATTGTGCATTCGCACCTATTGATGATTGGAGAGTATTCTCTGAAATTATGTTCTTACTTTTAGGTGGAACTGGTGTAGGATATTCAGTACAATCACATCATGTTGATGCATTACCTGAAATTAGAAAACCAAATGCAGATAAGACTCGTAGATTTCTTATCGGTGATTCTATTGAAGGATGGGCGGATTCAATTTCAGTATTAGTAAAATCATATTTCTTTGGTGGTTCAAAACCAGTATTTGATTTTAGAGATATTAGAGCAAAGGGAGCACGATTAATTACAAGTGGTGGTAAAGCACCAGGTCCTCAACCATTAAAAGAATGTCTAATTAAGATTGACGGTATTTTTGATGCTAAAAAAGATGGTGATAAATTAAATCCAATTGAAGTACATGATATAGTTTGCCATATTGCTGATGCAGTGTTGGCAGGTGGTATTCGTAGAGCAGCATTAATTTGTTTGTTCTCAGCAAGTGATGAACAAATGATTAGTTGTAAGAGTGGTGCATGGTGGGAAACAAATCCACAAAGAGGTAGAGCAAATAACTCAGCGGTATTAATGAGACACAAAATCACAAAGGATTATTTTATGGATTTGTGGAAAAGAATTGAAGCAAGTGGAGCAGGTGAACCTGGTATCTACTTATCAAACGACAAAGATTGGGGAACTAACCCATGTTGTGAAATTGCATTAAGACCTTTCCAATTCTGTAACTTATGTGAAGTTAATGTAAGTGATGTAGTAGACCAAGACGATTTGAATGCAAGAGTAAAAGCAGCATCATTCATAGGAACATTGCAAGCAGGTTATACTGATTTCCATTACCTTCGCCCAATATGGCAGAGAACAACCGAAAAGGATGCATTGATTGGTGTATCTATGACGGGTATTGGTAGTGGTGCAGTTTTGAAATTGGATATGAAAGAATCTGCAAAAGTGGTTAAGACAGAAAATAGAAGGGTAGCAGAAATATTAAAAATAAATGTTTCAGCAAGAACAACAACGGTTAAACCAGCAGGAACTACATCATTAACATTAGGAACAAGTAGTGGTATTCACGCATGGCATAATGATTATTATATTCGTAGAGTAAGAGTTGGTAAGAATGAATCAATGTATTCACACTTATTAATCAATCATCCTGAATTAATTGAAGATGAATATTTCAGACCACATGATACGGCAGTAATTGGTATTCCACAAAAAGCACCTGATACTGCAATCTTTAGAACTGAATCTCCAATTCAATTATTAGAGAGAGTTAAAAAAGTACATGGTGAATGGATTAAACCTGGGCATAGAAGTGGTTCAAATTCACATAATGTATCTGCAACAATATCTATTAGAGAACATGAATGGAAAGCAGTTGGTGAGTGGATGTGGGAAAATAAAGAATTTTATAATGGACTTTCAGTATTGCCTTACGATGGTGGAACTTATATTCAAGCACCATTTGAAGATTGTACAAAAGAAAGATATGAAGAACTATTAAAAACATTAAGTGATGTTGACTTATCTAAAGTTATTGAAACCGAAGATATGACAGACCTAAGTGGTGAGTTAGCGTGTGCTGGTGGTGCGTGTGAGGTTAAGTAAATGGTACATGATAACGTAGTTCAAAACATTATTAATGGGATATATCATCCTATTAGGACAAACAGATGAAATTAAATAAAGAAAATGAAAAGTTATACTATTTGGAACAAGGTAAGGTGGTTTTTACTCCAGAGTATCATATGGCAAGAGGTTATTGCTGTGGTAATAAGTGCCGCCATTGTCCGTATGAACCAAAACATATAACAGATAATACTCAATTAGAAACGTTATGGCAGAAAATCACTCAACAAAACATAAAGAATTGACAGAGAAAATCAAAGAAGAAAAGCAAAAAGAAAAAGGACCTATTAAGTTTCAAATTCAATTGAACGAAGAACAAAAAGAGGCAAAAGATAAAATTTTAAATAACGCAATCACAATCCTAAGTGGTAAAGCGGGTAGTGGTAAAACACTATTAGCTTGTCAAATTGCATTGGATATGCTATTTAAGAAAACGGTTAGTAAAATTATCATTACAAGACCGACAGTAAGTAAAGAAGAAATTGGATTCTTACCAGGAGACCTTAGAGAAAAGATGGAACCCTGGATGCAACCAATCTATTCAAACTTCTATCTACTTTATAATAGAGAAAAAATAGATGAGATATTAACAAACGGACAAGTTGAAATTGTGCCGGTAGCATTTATGAGAGGTAGAACTTTCTTAGACTCATTTGTAATTGTGGATGAAGCTCAGAACTGCACTCACGAACAAATGGAAATGATTGTAAGTAGATTGGGTATTAGAAGTAAAATGGTAGTATGTGGCGATACTGCTCAGGTTGACTTAAAACAAAAAGGAGAAAGTGGATTTGGATTTTTACTTAGGGTAGCGCAAAAAGTAAAAGAGATGGCATCGCAAACATTATTAGTAAATCATAGACATTCGGTAGTTGATGCCCTATTGGAAGAATATGAAGATTTTAAAAACAAAAAAAATGGTAACAGTTAAAAAATTTAGTGCAGTGTGGTGTGGGCCATGTAGAGCATTAGCACCGGTTATGACAGAGATTAAAGGACAATTTTCAAATGTAAAGTTTGAAGATTATGATGTAGATGATTATATGGAAGAAACACAAAAATATAATGTAACATCAGTCCCAACAATCATCATAGAAAAAAATGGTGAAATTGTTGAAAGGTTTACAGGATTGAGTTCTAAATTAGCATATGTAAATGCTATAAATGAAGCTATAAAATAATAGGTTTTATTAAATAAGTTTCGTAAATTAGTTATATATGTGTGGAATAATAGGTGGTAACTGGTTTACATCTAAAGAGCAAACCTTTACCCAATTAAATAAAATAATTCATAGAGGCAGAGATGCTTCTCAAGTAGATGTTGTAGATAATTTTTATATCGGACACAACCGCCTTTCAATACAAGATTTATCGTCATCTGCAAATCAACCAATGTGGAATGACGATAAATCAGTTTGTATTGTGTACAATGGTGAGTTATGGGAAAGTGATTACACAAAAAAATTAGAGGAAAAAATTTCACTCCCTAGAAAAACAAAATCAGATACAGAAATAATTTTAAATGCATACTTACAATTTGGAGTTGAATCATTCATTGAATTGGATGGTATGTTTTCTTTTTGTATAGTCGATAGTAGAATTAATACTGCATTTATTGTAAGAGATTATGTTGGTGAATTACCTTTGTGGTATGCAATTGATAATGATGGTAAGTTAGTATTCGCATCAGAAAAAAAAGGATTACCAACCGCAGATTTATACGAAAAACAAGTTAAGACAGTTTATCCTGGAACTTATATAGAATACAATTATAAAACATTAGAGAATAGTATTAAAACATACTACACTTTACCAACTGAAATTATAAATGATGATAGAGAAACTATTATTAAAAATATTAGGAAACAATTAGATGAAGCGGTAAAAGTAAAAATGGTTTCTGATGTTCCTATTTGTACAATTCTTAGCGGTGGTATTGATAGTGTAATTATAACCTACTTACTTTCTAAAATAAAACCTGATATAGAAGCGTTTGTGGTATCAATGGGTGATGGTAATACAATAAACGATGATATTAAATACGCAAGAATTGCAGCTAAAGAATTTAATGTAAAACTACATGAAATTATATTAACAGAAGATGATGTTATAAATGCAATTGATGAAACTCTTTATGTTATTGAACAAGACCGTTGGCAAAACTTAGGTAGTGCAATTGCTCAAGTTGCATTAGGAAAAAAGATAGACGAGTTGGGATTTAAAGTAGTATTCAGCGGAGATTTATCGGATGAAATTTGGGGAAGTTATGGTCACATTCAAGCATTTCATTATAAGCCGGATGATTATGATAAGGCAAGACGGAAGTTAGTAGAGGATGTGCATAAAACAAATTTCTTAACTACCAATCAATCTATAATGTGGGGTGGGACAGTTGAAGTTCGTACACCATATAGTTGGAGACCATTTGTAGAATATAGTTTAAACATTCCACCATTATATCAGAAAGAAAAAGGACATATGAAACCACTTTTAAGAGCAGCTTTTAGTGGCGAAATTAGTGATGAACTACTTTGGAGACCTAAAGTTTTCTTTGCAAAGGGGGCAAGGACGGGTGAATTGATAGAAAGCCGTAAGGATATTTTGAAATCTAAATTAAAAGAGTTATATTTGTATAAAGACACTCTAAACCTAAATAAATTTTTTGAATATGCTTAACTTTGTAAAAGCAGAACGAGGTACAAATGAAATGATTGTAGCCACAAATCAGGCTATGGCAATTATAGATTTGTATCCAGAAATATTTCCACACTTATATAAGCAAGGTTATAAACTTGAAAAATATATTAAGAAAGGTAATATTATATTGCAAGATGGGGTTGTAATTACATTTAGTAAATACAAAGGACATGGTAAGATGAGTAGAAACGCAACCACTTATAAAAAAAGTGGTGATTTTATTTTACATCAAATTGCAAATATCGACCAACACAATGGAAATGCTAAAAAGATTTTATTTGAGTTTATAGAATATTGTAAATCACAATACGCAGAAAATTTATTTCTGACAGTTAGAAAATATAATGATAAAGCAGTTAACTTTTATTATAGAAATGGATTTGTAAAAGATTCAGATATAGTTTGGACAAGTAAAAAAGATGGTATCATCCCTGGAATAGTTTTTAGATTAAGACTAGTTGCAGACAAAAACATAGAAACAATATGTATTTAGATTATTTCGACCAGTTTAAAAATATGAAACCATATTTGCATATTAATGCAGAACAATGGAAACATATTCAAACCACATTTGAGAAAGCAGATGTGTGTGAATCCTTAGCAAAATTAGCTATGGAATATCCTCTACCTTATCAAGAAATTAGTGAAGATGATGCTCGTAAAGAATATTTAGCATTAAAGAAAACGAGATGGAACGAATTATTAAAAGATGATGAATGGTTTATTCGTAAAGCAGGTGATAGTAGATTTGGATTAGGTATAGAAGGTAAACAATTATATTTTAGACGAGTTAATACCGGAAACCAGGCATCAAACTATTTTCAACAAGCAAATAGATGGGGTGTAGATGGGACGGTATCTCCTGGTCCAGATAGAACTTGGAGAACATATGAATTTATGGTTACACTAATGGGTGCAATGTATACTTTAAAGTTTGATGAAATTAATAGAGGTAGTTTAAGAGTAGCATTATCATTAAGAAAATATATTTGTTCTCAGTTTAAACCAAATGTAGCAAAAGCTTTATATGATTACTTTAAAGCAGAAACTATTTTAGATTTTGCAGCAGGTTGGGGTGATAGAATGTGTGGGTTCTACGCAAGTGAAACTGGAAAGCATTATGTAGGTATTGACCCGCGTAAAGAAAACCATCCTATTTATAGACAACAAGCAGAATTCTATGAAAAGAACAATGGATTTTTTGAAGTGGAGAAGCGAGCTGATTTTGTCGAATCTCCTGCAGAGGATTTCGACTATGCTGGGTACGATAATTATTTTGATATTGCTTTTACCTCTCCTCCTTATTTTTCGGTTGAAAGGTATTCCTATGATGATACACAAAGTTGGGTTAGATATAAAACGATTGATGAATGGAATGAACAATTCTTACACAAAGCATTAGGAAAGATTTGGAAAACACTTAAAAAAGGTGGTGTTCTAATTGTAAACATTGCCGATGTATATGCTTCATCAAAAGGAACGGATAAAGGTTATAGAGCAATCACTACTCCTATGAACGAATACCTTGAGAAACAAGAGGGTGCAGAATACTTAGGCTGTATGGGTATGGAAATGGCAAAAAGACCTGGTAGTGCAGGTGCTGGGGCAATCATAGAGGGTGACGAGAGTAGATATACAGATGAAGCATTAGCAAAAGCAGCAGAAGCGGGTGATAAAACTTTTTGTGAACCAATGTGGGTATGGAGAAAAAACTAAATACAAATGAAAGTATTATATACAAATGGGGATTCAGTTAGTTGGGGTTCAGAACTAAAAGATAGAACTAATCGTTTCTCTACATTGTTAGCCAAAGAAAAAGGATTGGTAGATTTTAATGTAGCAAGTAGTGGTATATCCAATGATAGAATTTATAGAAATACTTTACGAGATTTATGTAAGTTTGTTAATGGTGAGCCAATTTACAATGAAGAATTAGGATATGTTAAAGTAGATGAGATGTTTGTATTGATTTCATTCACCGCACCTACTAGATTTGATTATTTTGATGGTGATGTGTTTATAAATGAAAGATTATGGACACATAAAGATAAATGGGGCACAATTGATGAGACAAGATTAACAGATAGTAAGTATGTAATTCATCAAACACACTTAACTCCTTCATTACTAAGGGTATTTCATCAGATAATTTCTCTTAAATCATTTTGTGAAGCAAATAAAATACCTTATCTTTATGTAAATGCATTCTTTGAGTATGATGGGGATGAAATTATGGTTCTAAATAAAGATATCAATACTGAAAAAGTAGCAAAACAATTTGATGATACGGATGATTACTTTGGGTTAGTAGATTTATGGAAACAAATTCCAAAAAGTTTTAAAGATATAAACCTAACAAAATATCTAAAAGGATTTAAGGATGATGGTATGTTTGAGGAAAGAGGACATCCATCACCAAAAGGACATAAAGAAATAGTAGAATTATTAAAAAATAAAATTTAAATAAATGTTACATAAAGAGCAATACAAATTATATTCACCGGCACATGGTAGTGAGTTTCCTTCGGAGAAATACATTTCAGAAAAGACAGGTAAATCTATTAATGTAGCATACTTTTCAAACAATGTAATATTTGATGATAGCGTTATACCATATCTGAAAGAGAAAGGATTAACGTGTATACATGAAAAAAGGACATACTATGAACCAACTGATTATAGTATTACTGCAGTATATGAATATGTGAATAATGATGATTTAATATTAATTGGATTTTCAAATAGGAACGATTCATATCCGGGTGACGAGGTAGATGATGATGAAGCGATTTTAAAAGCAAAACAAGCACCTTTGAAATTATGGATTCAATCAACTTGTGAATTAGCATTGGTGTTTGAAATATTTCCTGAATTGAACAATTTTGCTAAGAAGGATATGAAAGGTAAGATTCATTTATTGAAATCTACATCATACGGATTTGAAACCGAAGCATTTGATTTGGGTAAACCTACAATTGATTTAGATTTGAATTATGGAACAGGTTTTAGTGATATGCATAATAATATTGTTGATACTATACAAGGTAAGAATGATAATAATGCAAAGTTAGTTCTATTGCATGGACTAGCGGGGACAGGCAAAACAACTTATCTAAAATACTTAGCACATGAATTAGGTAAGAAGGTTTTATTTTTACCACCTGTTATGGCAGAAAGTATTGTAAACCCAGATTTTGTTCCTTTCTTAATGGAGAACAAAGATTGTGTTTTGATTATTGAAGATGCTGAGAAAGTAATCGGTGATAGACAAAATAGTGGTAGTTCAGTTGGTGTATCTAATCTATTGAATTTAAGTGATGGTATATTAGGTGATATCCTAAATATCTATATAATAGCAACTTTCAATATGGATAAAGAAAAAATTGATAGTGCTTTATTAAGGAAAGGTAGATTGATTGCTGAACACAAATTTGGTAAGTTATCTTTTGAAGATACTAAAACTTTGTTAAAGAAGTTGAATAAACAAACCGAAGCTAAAGAAGGATTAACATTAGCGGAGATTTATAACATTGATAATCAGCAAGATAAGACCAAAGATGAAAGGGTAACGATTGGTTTTACAAGATATTAATATATATAACTGATTGATTATCAGCAAGTTATAACAAACTTCCTAAAATATTTGGTAGATTGAAATAATTGTTGTATCTTTAATTAAGTTCATTGAAATAATGGGGATGCTTTGGAATTGATTGCAATGAGAATTGTAGTATCACACGTAGAGGTAAGTGCTAGAAACTCTTTAAAACTGCACAAAACAATAACTGACGAAATGTCAACTATGACCTTTGATTCCTTAATGGATTTCATCGGTGCCGATTACGCTGTAGCAGCATAATTACTCCCGTACACATCATGGGACAATTAAATAGAATGTGAAATCGTTTTCTTTGTTATTTCAAAACAAAGTGGTGGACCGTTGTACTAACCATACAGCCTCAATTCTTTTGAAAAGTTAGTAAGATTAAAACTTTATTCTAAACGTGTGACATGCTGGTATTATGATTACTTTGTAAGACAAGGGTTCGACTCCCTTCATCTCCACCAATATCGCGATGTAGTAGCAGAGGTAGCTCGCTAGGCTCATAACCTAGAGGTCGGAAGTTCGAATCTTCCCATCGCAACAAATGTTAGGGTTGAAGCCATCAACTAATAAAACCGATTGAGTGAGGTGTTCGACACCGAAGAAAGCCGGATATCCTAACAAAATAAAAAACCCAAAGAAATTTGGTAGATTGAAAAACATATCGTATCTTTAATTTATAAGATTGGAACTTATAGGTGATGAAAGATACTCGGTATTCAATCTTAGGAAAAAAAGTTTACAAATATTTGGTACTTTGAAAAAATTATCGTATATTTATAAAACAATAGGGTAACACCTAAAAAGTTCTTTACATTATTGAAAATATTTCACATAGTAAGTTTATCTTACATAGTGAATAACGGCCGCATATGGTCGGTAAATAAACTTGGAAACAAGGATAAAGTGGGTGTATTAAGTGATACATCTGCGGTTACTTTCCCCGTAAGGAGAGACTAACTCAAGTATGCAAGTGGGATATTATTTAGGCTTTGTACGAAAGGGTAACACTATATCGGAACAGTCAGAATAATTGGGGTATTATAGATACTCTAATTGAGGTGGGAACACCAATAAGAATAACCCATAGAATATCAGTAAGAAATGTAGACTTAATCCCTCTACATCATTGCGGTATTCATTATCAGAGTGGTCTTAACATCAAACCATCCGAAAGGACGTAAGATAAGACTGTGTACAGGTGGTGCTGTTACTATCCTTTGAACTAGTTTACCAAAACTACTCAATGAAGATGACTCAAAATAACGCAGTAGGGATATTGCATCGGGTAGTTTAGTATTCTCTCGACCAAAAGTTGGGGGAGCTAGTGGTAAACCACTACCTGAATAATTCTATAAACTAAAACTCAATTTTTACTTCGGTGTAAAAACTACAATTTAAAAATTAAGCTTAAGTGTTTACCAGTTGCAGGTGAAAGGTGTGTACATAGTTAAGAGCTGTTCTTAGCCACGATACTTCCGCAAGAAGTCTGTGATTCTATCGAAAGGTTTCTAATTCCGCAAGAATTAATTAGGCTGCGAGGCTTGAAGAAAATGATTAAGTAGAGAGTAATCGGCAACTTAAAGACTGATAGTCTTAAATCATCCACATTGAATTGGTACTACTCAAAAGGTAGTGGAAACGGAAGGAACTAATAATCTTTCTAAAGCTGGTTCACAATATGGAGTATTCTCATCCCTATTTTATTTTATCATAATGGTTAATGTTGGTTCGATTCCAATAATGATAGCAGAGTAATTCATCGAGGCTAGTATTAACCGGAGCATGACTTGACGTGGCGTATTTTGAAGATTGATTACTTTTTTAATTCGATTATATTTATAACAAATGAAAGCATTGACATTACATACACTTTGTAGCACACCGAATCAGATTTGGGGTAGCAGAGATATGTAAAGTTAGGCTAGATTTATATTAAGAATTTTAGAAAACCCTGACTTTAATTAGTTGGGGTTTTTTGTTTTTGGGATGGTAGCTCAGCGGCAGAGCAGATGACTGTTAATCATCAGGTCGAGATATCGTAATTCTCCCTTCCCTCAATTGTTTATTTGATATGCAGATGTCGTATAATGGTTCATTACTCCTTCCTTCCAAGTAGGAGACGGAGGTTCGATTCCTCTCATCTGCTCAAACGGTTACCAATCCGGAACACGCCTGGAAGTTTAGTGTATTAGCACACCAGGAAATGGTGATAACAAAATTGGAAATTGTCGGATGGTGTAATTGGCAGCACAATAGATTTTGATTCTATTAGTTTTGGTTCAAGTCCAGGTCCGATAACAAAATGGGAATTAGCGTAGTCCGGTATCGCGCTAGCTTTGGGAGCTAGAGGCCGTAGGTTCGAATCCTGCATTCCCAACATATAGGAATATAACTCAGCTGGTAGAGTGCTAATCTGATACGTTAGATGTCACAAGTTCGAATCTTGTTATTCCTACAAACGCGTGGTAGGCTATGGCAGCCAATTGGTCTCCAAAACCAAAGGAGAGGGTTCAATTCCTTCACTGCGTGCAAATAGTTTCATAGTGAAATGGATTATCACATAACACTACGGATGTTAGAGTGTAGGTTCGAATCCTACTGAAACTACAAATGGTTAGTTAGGTCGTGGAGGCCGGTGGGACTGCAAATCTTACGGAGTTAGTTCGATTCTAACACTAACCTCAAATGGTGTTTGAAGCTTTAAGGTGAAGCGCTAGTTTGTGGAGCTAGATAAGACGGTTCGATACCGTCCTTACACCCAAAGGAAAGTTGGGTGAGTGGTTGAAACCAGCAGTTTACTAAACTGCCGACTGTTAAAGGTCCGTGAGTTCGAATCTCACACTTTCCGCATAAATACCGGTATGGCGGAATTGGCATACGCAGTGGTCTTAGAAGCCATACAATTATAGGTTCGAATCCTATTACCGGTACAAAATGTACTTTTTTCACTTTTTACCAAAAGTCCGAAAATTTTTTTGAGGGTAATTTTTTGGTATATAGGGAAAATTATTGTATATTTAACATATAAGGTTGATTGGGAAACAAAATGAGAAATCGTAGAGTGAGGGGGTTAAAAGCCAAAGTAAAGCCAATCATAAAAGTAATCGTCCACGCACCCATCTTTTACTTTCCTTTAACGCTCAGTTCGACTAAGGGTTAGGTCACATCCCTTTCACGGATGTAATACGGGTTCGAATCCCGTACTGAGTACAATATAAGCCTGGATAGCTCAGTTGGTAGAGCAACTCATTTGTAATGAGTAGGTCGTCAGTTCGAATCTGACTCTGGGCTCAAAGATGAGAGTAGATGAAAGTGAGCATCCGTAATACCGGTTCACTCGAGATGCAGCTAGTAAATACATTGATTAATTAGACGTAGTTAATCTCTCATCTTATTGGAATGGTAGTTCAGTTGGTTAGAACGCCGCCCTGTCACGGCGGAGGTCGCGAGTTCGAGTCTCGTCTATTCCGCATAAAAGAGGTCTGTTAGTTAAATGGATATAACTTCTCACTTCTAATGAGATATTCGTGGTTCGATTCCACGACGGACTACGAAATACCCTGGTGGCGAAATTGGTAGACGCGCAAGACTTAAAATCTTGTTATCAGTAATGATAGTGACAGTTCGATTCTGTTCTGGGGTACATTGTAACGATTCGTAAGAATGGCGGAACAGACGCTAAGTATGAAATGGAAACTTGGGTTAGCCCGGACACAAACCGCACAGCCGTTACAAAACTTATGGGCTTTGGTGATATAGCCGCAAGAGATTCATATGTTTCTCATTCACTATATAAGTAGGTGATTCCACACCTGCTTATTTTTTTATCGTTGAAAGAAACGATATCAGATTTTATCGTTAGATTAAACGATAATGGGAATGTAGCTCAGATGGTTAGAGCAGCGCACTCATAATGCGAAGGTCATTGGTTCAAATCCATTCTTTCCCACAAATACTTTACTAAATTTGGTAGTATAATTTATTTTTTGTATATTTAATGAACAATGGAGATTACAAAAGAAAATATTGCAAAATTAATAGGTAAAGAAGTGCATAGTTATGTGTTTATGCACGATAAAAAAAATGGTGCAACAACTATAAAAGTAAATCCTCATATAAAAGAAGAAAGTATAAAAATTTCAATAAAACCTAAAAAAGAAAGTTATGTTCGTTAGTTATTATGTAATTTGTGTTATTTATTGTTTCTATCAGTTATTTAAAAACTTAGACAAACGATATTCAAATGACCCTACCGGTGGTTCTCCTGAATTGGATACTATTATGGTATTGATGATGGCATGGGTATTGGCACCTATTGATGCATCTTTGACCTGGATTAGATGGTATAAAGCAGCAGAGGAAGCTAGAATAAGACAAAATAGATTTGAATTAGATACGAGTGATTTCAGAAACGAAGAAACACATATCTATTAATAATAGGAAGCTTGCCAGAGTGGTTGAATGGAACGGTCTTGAAAACCGTCATACTGAAAGGTATCTGGGGTTCGAATCCCTGAGCTTCCGCAAATTAGATTATGTTAGAATTTAAAAATCCAATTCCAGTTATAGTGGAAGGTGATAAAGAAGGTTACGCAATTTATGTTACGAATGGAGGACCATTTGAAAACGATATTTGGTGTATAGTTATATGTGATGGTGGTATTGTTAGACATTACCGAAGCGACCAAATTAGAATGCATCATAACGCTACTTTAGACCTAACAAAAGATAATGGAAAAGGTAACAAATAAATTTAATGTAGATTTAGTAATTGGTGATAAATTATTAATCATATCGGATAAGTTGGGTAATAAAATGTTAGCCAATGTAGATAAAGATGAGATAATAACAATCACCGGTTTTTCGGATGACGGAAAAATATTATATCACAATAACTCATTAGCCTTACCGGTTAATAGTAATGTATATAAAAAATTGTAAGGTGTTGAAATTTGGCAGACATGTCCTCTCGTCTCGAGGATAGGGACATAGAAATAGAAAAGTAATATGGGGTTGACCACCAGCTTGCAAGCATCAATGTTACTTTCCGAATCTCCCTGTGGTGGTTCGAATCCATCCCTTACAGCAAATTAAAAGTATGAAATATTTAATTACATCGGGTTGTTCATTTACATCATCGGCAAGGGTTAATTACCATCGTAGTGATGATACATTTTTAAGAGATGATAAACAAATGTGGTACTATCCACATTGGTTACAAAGAATTTTACCGGAGCTCAAAATATACAACATGGGTAGTCCGGGTAATAATAATTCAATGATTGTTCGTTCTGCATTATACAAAGCTAAAGAACTAATAAAAAACGGAGTTGACCCAAAAGAAATCAGTATGATTATACAATGGTCATCTTATTTCAGACGTACCCATTTTATTTCAAAGGAACTTACTCCTTATATTGAATTTGAAAAGCATGCCGATTTTGTAAACGATTATTTAAAAGAAAAAGAATTTTCAGGTCAAAATGGATATTGGTTAAACTTAGCTATACCCGATATGAAATATTCTTCAATTGAAAGGGAAAGTCCAAGAGTATTTCAATACAATCAATCCTACTTAGAAACATTGTATAATGATGAAAGTAGATATATAGAATGGTTGGAATATTTTGATTATTTAATTCAATTTTGTAAAGCAAATGGTATTGAATTAAAATGTTTCTTTATGCATAATTCATTTTCATTAAAATATGATTATGGTTTAATGCCAGGTGGATATCCTACTAAACAAAAAATGATTAAAGGTATTTTTGAAGATAAAGATATTATAAATACTTGGGATGATACCAAACTTAGAGTAGATGATTATCCATATGCAAAATATTTATATGATTCAATTGATTGGGATAAATATTGCTGGTTTTTTGAAGAGGAAGGATTACATAAATATGGTGGAGTATTTGAATGGACAATCAGAAATCAAATAAAAAGTACGGATATCGATTTTAATCCACTATGGATGGAATATCAAAAATATGGTAGTCAAACTAAATTAGAAAACGCATTATTAACTGGAGAAATAGGACATACGGGACATGTTAGTAGTTGTAATTACAAAAAGTTCACAGAAGATGTTATCTTAAAATGGGATATGTTTCAAAAATAGTGTATATTTATGAGTATGAGAATAAAATTGTTTGTTGCATTACCAAGTGAGTTTCCAAAAGGATTAGAACCAATGGGAGTGGATGTTATATACACTGGGGTTGGTAAAGTAAATGCAGCAATTAAAGCAACTGAAATATTAAAAGATTTATCACCAACCGAAACAATAGTAATAAACTTTGGTTCAGCTGGTTCATCTGATTATAAAATTGGTGAACTTATTAAATGTTTACAATTTCAACAAGGTGATATAGATACTAAGCAATTTGCAAAAAAATATGTTACTCCATTTGATGATATAATTTACCCTAAATTAGAAGCAGGAATTTTAACATTTGGTAATAGTGATGTATGTTTTACAACTGATACGTTTCAAAGTAATACAAAACGTTCAGTATGTGATATGGAAGCATATTCAATTGCAAAAGTATGTAAAATATATGGTTTTGATTTTGTTTCATATAAATTTATTTCGGATAATGGTGATGCAAATGATTGGAAAAAAAATCACAATAAAGGAATAGCAAAATTCTTAGAAAAATTAAAAGAAGATTTTAAAGTAAGCTAATGCTAGTTAAATTAAAATACGATAATATCACATTTAACAATTTATTAAATGAATCTTTAAATAGTAATTATATACAATCACATTCTAATCACAATGGAGTTAATGATTATATAAATGACTCTAATTTTTTAGAATCACATCCGGTTTACAAAACTACATTTGAATACTTTAATTCAATATTCCCTTTATTAAATTTTAAACTACATTTTCAATCATCTAATAAAAATATAGATTGGCATGTAGACGACAACGATACTGATAAATTACGATTTATAATGCCAATCATAACCAATGAATTGGTATTAAGTTATGTTGAAGAAATGAGTGCAGTATATGAATTTGTAATGTTTCCTGGATACATTTATCATTTTAGTATACAAAACAAACATAAAGTAAATAATTTGGGAACTAAAAATAGAATTGCATTAATATTTGATATTGAAAATACAATGGAAAATAAAAAAATAATAAACGATATGTTCGAAAAGGTAATATGATTAAGTTAAGAAAAATACTTAAAGAAATTAAAAACGGTCCTTACGAATATGGATGTGTAATGTTATACTTTGATTTTAATGAAAGTCAACTTACCGGTATTATAGATGATAAAGATATTTACGATGATGGTAGTGGTAAGTATGGTAAAGAAACAGAACCCCACGTCACTTTGTTATATGGATTACATTCTAACGTAACTCCACAAATAGTTCAACAATTATTAGATAGGATTCATTTTGGGGATATACAACTAAGTAATGTTTCAGTTTTTGAAAGTGATAATTATGATGTATTAAAAATGGATGCGGTTGGTGATGGATTAGAAAAAGCACATCATCTATTAAGCAAACTACCAAACTCAAACGAATTTACAGATTATAGGCCACATATGACAATTGCTTATTTAGAAAAACAAATGTGGCAATCATATACAAATAGAATGCGAGATTTACAATTTCAAGTAACGCCTATCTTTGCAGTATATTCAATCCCATCCGGAAAGAAATTCAAATTAAAGATTAAATAATTTTGTAGTTAAGATAATTTGTTGTATCTTTATAACATATGTATCAAAACGTCTACTTACAAAAAGGAAAGGATTTAGTTCATCTTTGGGATGATAAATTAGGGTATCAAACATTCCCATACAAAACATTCAACTACGCTTACGCCCCGGCAGAGCGAGGACAATCAACGGCATTAGATGGTACAAAGGTTACTAAAATCTATGAGTTCCAAAAGGATGACCCGGCTTATTACGAAACTGATGTACCCGAAACAACCCGTATCTTAGTAGATTTATATTCGGAAAGTGATTTACCATCGGAAGGACATGTGGTTCTTACTTTTGATATTGAGGTAGAAATGGAAAGCGGATTGCCGGATGTAGAGAAAGCTGAAAATGAAATTACAGCAATTGCGGTGCACGATGGACCAACAAATACTTACTATGCATTAGTCTTAGATAAAGAAGGTAAGTTACAAAATACAATAAAAAAAGATAATCGTATTATTAAGGCATTTAGAAGTGAAAGAGAGTTACTTAATGCGTTCTTAACTATTTACGAACATATCAATCCTACAATATTAACAGGATGGAATATAGATTTCTTTGATATTCCTTATTTATTCAATCGTTTAGTTAATGTATTGGGTAAGCAAAATGCGTATAGATTATCACCAATTAGAGATGCGTTTTATTCACCATATAGAAAAAAATGGACGTTTGCGGGAGTTAGTATATTAGATTATATTACTTTGTATAAAAACTATAACTATGGGTTATCACCATCATATACATTGAATTATATTGCAAAGAAAGAATTAGGTAGAGAGAAAGTTGAATATGCTGGAAGTTTAGATGATTTATTTAAAGAGGATTTAGAAAAGTTTATTGAGTATAATATTGTGGATGTTGAGTTGGTAGTAGAGATGGATAGAAAATTACAATTTATTGATTTATGTAGAGGTATCTGTCACGCTGGACACGTTCCATATGAGGATTATATCTATTCATCAAAGTATTTAGAGGGAGCGTGTTTGAACTACTTAAAGAAAAGAAACTTAGTAGCACCAAACAAACCATCAGATAGAAGGGAACAAATGGAAGCTCTGAAAGAGAGTGGTGAGCAGGGTTTCATTGGAGCATATGTAAAAGACCCGATACCAGGTAAGTATGATTGGTTATATGATTTGGATTTGACATCACTATATCCATCAATTATTATGAGTTTGAATATATCACCCGAAACAAAGGTGGGTAAGATTGCAAATTTTGATGCAGAAGCATTTGTTAAAGGTGATTATAGAGTATGGAACATAGAACATACGGCACTTAATTATACTACCGAAGAATTGAGAAAGGAATTGAATGAGGAGAATTTATCTATATCATCTAATGGAGTATTATATACACAAGAGAAAGTAGGATTGATTGCAGATATATTAGATGAGTGGTTTCAACAAAGGGTTGAGTTCCGTAAATTAGAAAAGAAATATGGTAAAGAAGGTGATACAGCAAAACACGCATTCTATGCTAAAAGACAATTGGTTCAAAAGATTTTACTTAACTCTTTATATGGAGTATTAGGATTACCTGCATTTCGTTTTTATGATGTGGATAATGCAGCGGCAGTAACCACTACGGGACAAACGGTAATTAAGAATACGGCAAAGATGGTAAACATTAAGTACAACAAAGAGTTGGGTACTAATGAAGATTATAACATATACATTGATACGGATTCAGTATTCTTTTCAGCCCTACCATTAGTTAAACATAGATTTCCCAATTGGGCAGAGTTTGATGATACTGCAATGACAGAAAAGATTGATGATATAGCAGGTGAGGTGCAGGATTTCTTAAATAAGTTCTATGATATGATGGCAGATAAGTTCTTCAACATTAAGAAACATAGATTTGAAATTAAGAAAGAGTATATCAGTAAAGCAGGTATTTGGATTGCAAAAAAAAGATATGCACAATGGATAGTTGCAGCGAATGGTTTACCGATGGATAAGTTAGATGTAAAAGGATTAGATGTAGTTCGTTCATCTTTTCCAAAAGCATTTCAAGATTTTATGGCGAGAATGTTGAGAGATATTCTACAAGGTAAAACAAATGAAAGTGTAGATACTGAACTAGCAGAGTTTAAATTATCATTAGCTGGGTTAGATGTAGCACTTATTGCAAAGGGTGGGGCAGTTAAAGAAATTAGTAGATATGATAAAGGTGGTAAAAATAAACAATTGGGTGATTTTGAGAAAGGAACACCTGCACATATTAAAGCAGGTATTACTTACAATAGATTACTTAAACATTTCAATTGCCCTTTCAAATATGCACCTATGAGAGATGGTGATAAGATTAAGTGGGTATATCTAAAACAAAATCCATTAAGTTTAGAAACTGCAGCATTTAAGGGTTATCAAGACCCTCCTGAAATAATGGAGTTTATCCAAAAGTATATTGATGTGGATAAAATATTTGAAGCAGAATTAGAAAATAAAATGGATGATTTCTATAATGCATTAGGGTGGGAAAAATCATCATTTAGTTCAAAGAAATTAGAGGAATTCTTTTCCTTCTAAAAATTTGGTAGAATGGAATAAAAGTCGTATCTTTATTATATAATAAAACATAAAAAAATGAACAAAACAAGAATTACACGCTTTATCAGCAAATACAATTTAGCTGGATTAGTTGAATCGGTTACATGGACTACCGATGGTCAAAAATTATCAACAAAGTTTATCGCAGATGACAAAACCGTATTAGGTGAAATCACATTAGATAACTTTAACTTTGAAAATGCAGAGTTAGGTATCTATACGACTTCTAATCTAAACAAAATGTTATCGGTATTAGGTGATGATGTTAATTTAGAAGTTCAAAAGGTTGAGGATAAATCAATCGCATTAGGTTTAGGTAGTGATGATATCAAAGCGGCTTATCAATTAGCAGATTTGAGTGTTATCCCAAATGTACCTGAACTAAAATCATTACCTCCATTTGATATCGAAATCGATTTAGATGGTAAGTTTATTGACAAATTCATCAAAGCTAAAAACGCATTGAGTGATGTTGATACATTTACAGTATTAACTGAGAAAGGTAATTTGAACATTGTTATGGGTTACTCTAATGTAAACTCAAACAGAATTACATTCAAAGCAATAGAAAACTATGCAACTGATGTAAAAGCAATTTCATTCTCTGCAAAGTATTTGAAAGAGATTTTAACTGCAAACAAAGAAGCAACATCTGCTAAATTGTTAGTATCTTCAAAAGGATTAGCTCACATTAGTTTCATCATTGATGATTTCGTTTGTAAGTATTATTTAGTTGAAGTTCAGCTATCAGCATAATGAATTACGAAAAGAAATATTTTTACGAGAGAAGTGATTGGTTCTATGACCCGGAAATGAATCTTAAGTACGAACAAGTACTTGAGATGTCATTCCCTGACTTCGAAACGTGGGTAGCCAACTTTAAGAAAACTGCATTAAAGCAGTGGGATGAGACCGGTGCACCACCTAAGATTGGGGTTAATGAAGCAGAAATCATTGAGAACTTTTCTAAACTACAAGGTTATAAGATAACTAAGTTTGAGGAAAAGGATGATGATGGAAATGAAGTTATATTTAACTTTAATAAATTCGCTACTCCCGTAAATCAATTCTTTCCGGCTATGTACAAAACTGCAATTGGTGGTAGTACATATGATAAACCAAAACCATCAATTCACGAAATCTTTTCATCGGATGATTATTTAGAGTTATTCACAAAGCAAATGAGAAGATTGACGAGACAAGATGGTATGTATCGTTTCTCTAAAACCCTACATAAAGATAATCCAGAGTTTCATAATTCACACTTAGCAACAGGTAAGGAATGGATTGAGAAATGGCAAAGTGGAGATAGAGGAAATGGATTAGGATTCGCATTATCGCAAGCAGATAGTAGAATACCATCATTACCCATTTCAGCAGAGGAAGTAAAAGTGTTATACAAAAGTGGTGTGTTAGAATATAAACATATCGCATCTTTGAAAACTGCAGATTGGGGTGAGAATATAGATAACTTAGTTGATTTACCTAAACAACCAATTCAAATCAGGGTGTACCCATTGGGTCAGAGAATATTTCCTGAAGCAACAGCCGCATTTAGAATTGGTATGGGTTCTCAACCAGCAGTAAATTTTCCACCATTAACTGCAAAGTATTTATATGAAAGGTTTACTCAACATATTAAAGGACAAGATAAGATTAATATCTATGACCCTTCGGCGGGATGGGGTGGTAGAATATTAGGAGCATTGAGTGTGGGTGATAGAAATATTCACTACATTGGAAATGACCCTAATACTGAAAACCAAATACCAGAGATAGGTAAGACTCGTTATGAATACTTAGCAGAGTTCTTTAATACACAAGTACCGGGTGTAGCTAATCCATTTTGGGGACATCAAAATACATATGAAATCTTTACAACAGGTTCGGAGATTATATCGGAAGACCCAAATTTTCAAAAGTATAAAGGTAAGTTAGATTTTATATTCACATCACCACCATACTTTGATAGAGAGAGATATTCAGATGATGATTCTCAATCGTTTAAAAAGTTTAATTCATATGAAAGTTGGAGAGATGGATTCTTAAAACCAACCTTAACAACGGCTTTTGAATATCTTAAAAATGATAGATACATTTGCTGGAATATTGCAGATATTAAGGTGGGTAAAGATAAATGGTTTACATTAGAACAAGATAGTATTGATGTACTTACAAGTTTAGGTATGGAATACAAAGGTAAACTTAGAATGACAATGAGCCCAATGACTGGTGTAGATTTAAGTGGTGTAAAGAACTCTATGAAATTAGAAGGAACATCATATAAATACGAACCAATTTTTATATTTTATAAACCATAGTAATGAAAGTACGAATTAAAAAATTAAATGAAAACGCAGTAATACCAACCTATGCAAAAGAAGGTGATGCTGGAATGGATTTAGTAGCAACATCGGTTATATCAGAAACATATACTCAAATAACATATGGATTGGGCGTTGCATTGGAAATACCCGAAGGATTTGTAGGATTAGTATTTCCTCGTTCATCAATTAGAAAAACTAGATTGCAATTAAGTAATTCAGTTGGGGTAATTGATAGTGGATATAGAGGTGAGTTGCAAGCCACATTCAACAAAATTATAACAACAATTGAAAATCAAAAAAATGATTATAAAGTTGGTGATAGAGTTTGTCAACTTATGATTATACCACATCCACCAGTACAATTTTTAGAAGTAAAAGAATTATCCGATACACTAAGAGGTGAAGGTGGATTCGGTTCAACAGGAAAATAATATGATTTATTTACATGGTCCATTTGATAGTGCAACTAATAGAGCATTATTTTATAATACAAAATGGTGGGATTTATATTATAGATTTTTAGTATTAGAACCATCACATGAAATTGGAGATGAACTAAGAAAAAACTTACATACCGAACAACGTGAGTTTTTTATAGATAGTGCTTTCATTCATGATAGAGAGTTTGAATTAGTATCAGACCCTGGTTATCATATTATTCCTACAAATTTGATGGGATTACAATCTACAATTGCAGAAGCAATTAAAAATAATCCAAATAATAAATACTATATATTCGATACCGCGAATTTAGAACCATATAATATTTTTGATAATATAGATTATATTAGAAGTAATCCTAATTGTATATTTTACACTACACTAAGAATTGTAGAACCTAATAAACTTTTTGATTTTGGATTTATATTAAGAAAATTTATAGCAAATAGAATTGTATTACAGCATTATCAATGTAATGAAATTTTTAGGAACACTAAAAAAGAATATAGATTAGATTTATCAGTTAGAAACTTTCCTCAAAAAGATGAACGCGTTGAGTTGTTAAAAGTATTACAAAATTATCAAAAGGATAATATTAATCTTAGAGTAAACGATTACTATGTAAATAGAATGGAGCAGTTGTATGAATTTGCAACAAAATATAATAACGCAGATAAGTTAGACCAATACAAAAATGAATTTAAGTTATTAGATAGATTAAAGCAAAGTTTAGCACCAACTACTACATTAGTCGCCGGTCAACAAGAACATATTGGGGCAATGAAACTAATAGATGTAACATTTTCATCCGATATACAAATTATGTTTGAATCTAATCAAAATGGATTATATAGATTGAGTGAAAAAGAATGGTGTAATATTACTGAAAAAACAATTGATAATTTATTGATAGGTAAACCATTTATAATTTGTAGTAAGGTGGCATATGATTTTTTAATACACTTTGGATTTGAAACATATGAAACCGAATTAGGTATAAATTATGATGAGATTTGGGAAAATCATGATTTTATAGTTAGAAATTTAACAAAGAATATAATCCGTATTTCAGAAATGAAACAAGATGAATATGATGTAATGTTAGATAAATGTTCAATAGCAGCAGAAACAAATAGACAAAAATGTTTGGATTATATCGAAGAAAATAGTATCTTAGACAATATAATAAACGATTACAAAATAAATTTTAAATAATGAGCTTTTTTGAAAAAGAATCCGTAAAAACGGAAAACACATTGTGGGTAGAAAAATATAGACCACAAACACTAAAAGATTATATAGGTAATGACCTTCTTAAAGAGAAAGTACAATCCTATTTAGATAATAATGATGTTCCGCATTTACTTTTATATGGTAAAGCTGGGACAGGCAAAACTACATTGGCTAAAATCATAGCACAAACAATTGAATGTGATATGATGATAATCAATGCATCAGATGAGAACAATGTTGAGACGGTAAGAAATAAGGTAAAAAACTTTGCAAGTGGAGCAGGGTTCAAAGGATTCAAAATTATCATATTAGATGAGTTTGATTATATGACACCAAATGCACAGGCAATCCTTCGTAATTTAATGGAAACATTCAGTAGGCATACTCGTTTTATCTTAACCTGTAACTATCATGAAAAAATTATCGAACCAATTTTATCGCGTTGTCAAACTTTTGCAGTAAATCCACCATCAAAGAAAGAAGTAGCAGTTCATGTTACGGAAATCTTAAATAAAGAAGGTATTAGATATGATGTTAAAGATGTAGCAGATATTATTAGTAGTTTCTATCCTGATATTAGAAGGGTTATGAATACCTGCCAACTACAATCATCTAAAGGTGAGTTAAAGGTAGATAAACAAACAATCTTACAAGCTGATTTTAAAAATAAGATTGTAGATTTATTAGCGAGTGGTGAAGAAAAGAGAAACGCATATATGCAGATTAGACAAATAGTGGGTGATAATAAAGTGAATGATTTTGCAGAACTTTATACGGCACTATATGAAAGATTAGATGATTATGCAGCGGGTAATACTGCAAATGTAATCTTAGAATTAGCACAAGGACAATTTAGAGATGCCTTAGTAATAGATAAAGAAATATGTTTTATGGCAACAATCATCGCAATTATTAACATTATAAAATAAACATTATGACAGAGAATTTTGAATTAGCAAAGCCGTTAGGCGACAGAGTATTAGTAACAATTGAATCAAAAGAAAAAACAATTGGTGGAATAATTATCCCAGATTCAGTTAAGACGGGTGATAATAAAATAGCAGTTGTAGTTTCAACCGGAGATGGTGTTTACACACATAGTGGGGCTAAAATTCCAATGACAGTAAAACCAGGTGATAAAGTATTATTACCAATGGGTGAAATGAGTGTACAAAAAATTAAATTAGGAGATAAAGATTATTTCTTATGTAGAGAAATGGATTTATTAATGGTAATCAGATAAAATAAATAGTTATGCAACCAATGGATTTAAGTAATTTAGGACAAAGTTCGGCAGGTCCGGATTTAAGTAAAACAACTGCAATGGAATGCAAATGTGGCGGACAATTTTTCTCACCAGGATTACACTTTAGAAAATCAAGTGCATTAGCAAGTTCGACCGGTAAAGCAGAAATCACTCCTGTTGAAATTTATCTATGTATTGAATGTGGTGAAGTGTTTGAAGACCTATTACCAAAAGAACTAAGACCCGAAGATGACAAAAATTAAAAAAAATCCGGATAAAGAAGTAAAGAGATTAGGTTTGTTCGACCATATCTCTGCTGTGACTGAGTATCAAGACCCACAATATTGGAAGAAAATTTCTGATGATGATAAAAAGACCTTTGGTAATTTTATTATACAAAGGTATATATCTATGAATCCTGATTGGATAGAGTGGATAGCAGAAGTACAACCATATGTTCAATCACTACCTAATGAATATTTTTATAAATTCTTTAGTGATATGATTCCACCAAAGAAGTATTATCTAAAATATATTAAAGGTAAGAGAGCAAATGATTATGAAGATTGGGTAGTTGAATTAGTAGTTAAAGAATATACTTGCTCTACAAAGCACGCAAATGAATACTTAGATATTCTATACACAACCAAAGAAGGTAAAGAGCAAATTAAAGGTATGTGTGAAAAATATGGTATTGATAAAAAATTAATAACCTCACTAAAATTAAAAATTTAGTTTAGACGAGACTTTTATATATTTATTAGCATAAAGGGGTAAATATATGAAAGCGAAGTTATTAAACTTAAGCCAAACTATTGGCGAAAAAATCGCGCTAGGATTTATAAGTCTAGCGCTTGTATGGGTTGTATGTGCGTTGTTATTCACAGCTACTATGACCTACTTGGAATTAGCAGGTAAAACTGAAATAACAAGAGATGTTGCAAATTGGATTGAATGGAGAATTGACGGTACATTCAAAAATTCACCTGAAAACATTTGGTATGATGCCGATAAGCAAGTAACAATTGAATCAGTAACAAACGAAGTAAAAATCGGTAAGTTAGCAGGAAATCGTAAATTAGAATTTGGTGTTAAGAATATTTTAGAAGAATATCTACAAGATAAAGGATATAATCTATCTTCGGTAGCACCAAACAAAGTATCAGTTCAAATTATATTTTTAGATGTTCTTACAACAAAAAAGAACATATCGGTTTTTCATAGTGGAGAAGAAGAAGTTGTAATTCGTTTACGTGGCATTCTTAAATCCGAAGGAAAGAAAGACAAAGTAGTTATAGTAGAAGAGTCCTCCTCAGAAATATCAATGAGTACATTGATTATCGGTGAAGGTGGTGGTTTTAATCAAACAAGTTTAAGTAATGCACTTAAAAAAGGTTGTGACAAACTAATCACCAAACTATTTGAGGAAAAATAAAATGAAGAAATTCTTTATGACGTTAGGGATAATTATACTATCCCTATTAACATTGACAGTAAACGCACAATTAACAATCAACCAATCAGTAACACCTACAACAGGTTTAAAGGTTGGTGACACAATTTCAGTAAAATATACAGTTGCAAGAGGTACAACTACACCAAGATATTTTTGGTTGAGATATCAATTCAACAATAAAGCATTGGCATATGTTTCAACCACATTCTCACAAGGAACATCGGTTCAAACATATTATACCGGTTGGACATCTTATAGATTTACAGCAAGTACCGCAAATAACATAATTGCTACAAATTTATATGCACAATATCTAGCATCTCCTTGGTCTTACACAGCTAATTCGGATTGGAATGTAGGACAATTGACTATACAAAGAACCGATGCATCAATCAACGGAGATATTGCAACTCAAAAATATGTAATCAAAGATTTGGGTGAATATACCAACATACATAAATTGGATTTAGCATATTCAGTAGATGCAGCAAGTGCATACATTACTCCAATTACAACTGACCCAGGTACAATGTCTTTATCAAATGTAAGTGGTAATACATCTCAATTCAAAGTTAGAGTTTTATTCCCATCTGGATACTCAATCACAGACCATAGCATACAATTGATGAAATTGAAATCAGATGGTAGTGGTGATATAGATTGGACACAACAACCAATTCAACAAAAAGTATTGGATGCAAGTGGTGAAGCAACATTTACATCAGGTATTAAAGTTGGTGATAGTTTGGGTGTATTTGTAGGAGCTGCATTTCAAAAGAGTTGGATGAATAACATTGTGACCGTATCGGATGCATATAAAGCGTTTTTAGGTGTTTCACAAACTGATATTACTGGTGCAGGGACATACTTTACAAGACCTGTATTAGAAAAGAAAGTTGGTTTAATTACAATAGGTAAAAGTACATTTAGTGAAAGTGATTCATATAATATATTTGCACATGTAATGGGTATAAATGCAGACTCAATTGCAATGATACCAAAATCAACATCAACATCGGTAAGATGGTATAGTGGTTTATTAAATCAAAGTTGGTTAGATGGTACTCCTAAAAATAGAGTATATGTAACTAACTCAACACAAGCGGTAGATGCAGTATTTGCATGGGGTGGAGATTTGGATTGGTCACATTCATCTCATCCTGACACAATTGCAAGTAGAGTGAGTACGGGTAATTATACAAATTCAATCGGTAATGAAAATGTAATAAAATCATTTTCAGTTGCAAATATGAGTTACACATCAGTAATAGAAACTGCAAAATTAAGTTTGAACTCTACAATTACAAATGGTAAAGTTGTATTAACAGGAACTTTAACAAAAGAAGGATTGGCGGGTTTAGAAGTAATTTTACAATATGATAATACTAAATTAACTTTTGATAATGTTGCTTTTGATGCGGGTGCAAATGTTGTAAATTTCTCAACAAATAACGCCGGCAGATTAACATTTGGTTCAATGGACCAGGTTAAAACGGGTAGAATTAAAACAGGTACACCATATAGATTAACATTTACTCCAAAAGAAACATTAGCAAATACGGCAGGTTTATTCTATACAGTCCTAGCAGACGCAGTTGATGGTAGTGGTAAAAAAATTAATCTAATAGTAGAATAATGAAACATCTATTAGTTACATTATTTCTTTTAATATCATTTTTAGGGTTCGGACAGAGTGTATCTGCTCCGGACTCTAAATCTTTTTTACAATCTACTACCGGACAAGATGCAAGTGGATTTGTATTGAGTGGATTTAGTTCTACTGCAACACTATTAGCATCAATCAGTTTAGTTAATCCACCATCAGGTACAACATTCGTATTAAACACAACAACGGGTTTAACTGCCGCAAGTGGATTCACTTTAAGTGGTAACAAAACACGATTAGTGGTTACAGGAACGATGGCTGATATTAATACGGCATTAGCATCCCTAAAAGTAAATACAGGTTCAGTAAGGGGTAATATTGCTTTATCAGTAGCCACAACTATAAATCCAACGGGATATTATTACAATGGAGTAAATGGACACTTTTATAGACCAATAACAACCGGTGCAACTTACACAAATGCAAGAGCAGCATCGTTATTAACTACATTCAAAGGACAGACCGGATATTTAGTAACAATCACTTCTGCCGATGAAGATGCTTTTATTTTTAATAATGTTCCTCAAGGTAATATTTGGTTTGCACTAACCGATGAAGTAGAGGAAGCTAGATGGACGATAGATGCAGGACCTGAAAAGGGAACTCTTATCAAAATAAATAACGGACAAACAAACGGAAACATTCCTGGTCAATATAATAATTGGGCAGGTGGTGAACCAAATAATAGTGGTAATGAAGATTACGCAGTAACTAAATGGGGTGGTGGTTCTCAATGGAATGACTTACCAAATCATTTTAGTTGTGCTTATGTAATTGAATATGGAACTTGGTCTAACCCCGATGATGCAACCTTTACGGAGTTTTATACAAATTCAGTAACTCACTCAAACGGAGAAGTCCTAACTGCACGATTCAATTTTGACTTTGGTGGTAATGTAGATGAAACAAAATTTTCAGCAAAAGCAAACACATATGTAAACAATGTATGGGGTGTAACAACTAATACATTGAGAGCAATAAGTGGATTAGGTAAAACGGATATTACAAATGATTTAGATACCTTAAAGGTGAGTGGTGGTGGTATTAAAGCAACAACGGCGGCCGGACAAGTTGAATGGGCAATAATAAATCCATATGATGCAAATTTAGGTGGGCATCAATTATTAATAGATGAAAGAGAATTTGATGGAACAGGAGTATCTCCAAACGATATAACATCAATTAAATTATTTGATATATACGATGGGCCTGTTAGTGTTTATAGTGTAAGTGGTTGGTGGAAAACATATGTAATGCCTGGTAATTTAACAACCAAAATAACTTCATCAACATTTCAAGCTCAATTAAGATTACAAGATGGTTGGTATGGAACTAGAGCCGAATTTACTTTCTCACCAATATTGGCATTCAAACAACATGGAATTGATTTATCATATACTAATCAAACGGATTTAAACACATTGTATAGTAGTATCGTTGGTGTTGCAGATGTATATTTGGCATTTAAAGAATTATCAAATCGTGGATTATTTGGCAATGAAACAGGTAATGAATTTGGATATGGTATTCAGTATATGAACGCAGATGTAACGGGTGATGGTTTATTTAATGAAGCAGATACATATAAATTATTACAACACTTAACAGGTGTAGAATCACTTACACAATATTCAACCCTAACATATTTGATGAAACTATATGGTAAATCGGAATATGATGGGATTACAAAATCAAATTGGAATACACAATTCAATTCAACGAGAAGTTTATATCCATTCAGTTTAAATACTGGAACACTTAATAACACATATAATGTTAGTGTAAGTTGGAGAGGTGATGTAAACCTTTCACATTCAGCAATACCTGTGATTAATACAACCGCAAGCAATTCGGTTAGAAGTATGGGTATTAAAACAATGAGTTTATCAATATCAAACGAAATCAACGCATCAATCATAACTGAAATAATGGGTGATAGTGTTTATGCATATATTACAATAGACCCACTACAACAAGAATTAGTAGGAACTCAATTACACTTAAATTATGATAATAGTTTGTTAAAGTTTATGAATGTATCTTATAAAACAATAGGTTCACCAACTAACTACGGAACGGATAAAGGAACATATGTAAATTTTGGTTCATTAATTACCGATGGTGGTGTTTTGAATAATACAACGGAATATAAAATTACATTTACAACTAAAACAAAATTGGATAATATATTGGGATTGGTTTCGGTTGGATTTATGGATGCAGTTAATAAAGCAGGAACAACATTAAAAATTAGAATGAAATAAAAAGGAGAAAATTATGCCAAAGAAAAACGGAGACGGAATAATATTTCATTGTTCAGATTGTAATAAAAATGAGGTAAGAATGTATAGTTCTGGTGGTGATGGCAACGCTTCAAGATGTGATATGTGGATGGGACTTACCGATAAAGCAATAAGGTACATTCACGACCATCGTGAAATAAATCATAGATTTGAAGATGTTTGTGGAGATATTGATTGGAAAAAGGTAAGAGAAAAATGTGGTTGTGATGTTTGTAAACAATACTTAAATGATTAAACTAATGAAAAAAATACTATTAGTTTTGTCACTAATTTTGACAACATTTGTTACAAACGCACAGATACAAAAACCCGATACATTACAATTATCACCAAAAGAATTATTTGGAGAAAGTGATGATTGGAACGATGTGGGTATATTACAATCCTATGTTAATTTTTCAAAAGATGTTCTTTCATCATCAAACCTTTCAGTAGGAATTATTGGAAAGCAAATATCAACTACACTTAATTTAGGATACCATAAATCGTCTTTAAATGGTCAATGGGGTCATTCATTTGCAGCATCAATAAATCCTATATGGAATTATTATGGTGTGGGTTATGGTCTTAGTAGAAACACAGAAAAAAGAACAACTACAATCCAAACATTTTACTCAACTGATTTTGATTTCCAAAAAGATATTACACTATCGTTTATAGATGTGTTTAGAACAAAAAAATATGGGACATTTGGTTATAGTTTAACAGCATCAAAATCATTTTGGGGAACTTATCAAGGTGAATGGGAAGGAAAATATACTGTGGACGAAAACGGTGATTTTAAAGATTTAATATATCCACAAATGCCAGCATCATCTGAACTTACTTATAGAGGTATGGTGATGTACACGTATACACTAAAAACAAAAAGAGTAAACGTATCACCACAAATATTTGCAATGAGTGATGTTTATAAAGTATTTAAAGATGGTACTGAATCGGATTTAGCGTATGTAGATGATTTCAATTTGGACTTATATTATGGTACATCTATTGATTGGAAAATAACTAAAAGATTTGTATTGAATACTAACATCAGATATAACACAACTTGGGATAAATTGAGTGAATCGGTTGGATATAAAAAGAGTAACCCAATTCTATTTATGGTAGGAACAAACTTTCAATTTTAATGAAAAAAATATTATTCATATTGTGTTTAAGTTTAGCCGCATGTAAGAAGGTAGAAGTTATACCAACTCCACCTCCTGAAAATGTAAAAATATTTAGTGTTGCACAAAGTAGTGTTGAAAACGGACAAGAAATACAATTTGATTTAACTAAAAATGGTGTATATACTCTAACAATAGGTGATAGTACAACCAACCAAGTTTTGACAAGAGAAAGATTTAAAGGACAAATTGGAATAAATAAAAAGAAAATATACACTAATACACTAGAAATTAAATATTTATATTTGTTATTGGAAGATGAGAGTAAAAATAAAGTAGGTAAAACAACAATAATAGTAAAGTAAAATGAAAAAAACAATTTTAATAGCATTGGTAGCTATAACATTTATCGGATGCAGAAAGGTAGATATACCAACTATAATAAATCAAGTACCATCTGAATTGGCAATTAATAGTGTAAGTGGTATTAAATTAGAATCACCCTTTGTAACATCACAAGTAGCAATGAATGTTAAAAGTGAAACAGCACAAACGGTAACAATAAAAATATTCGATATCTCAAATAGAGTAGTATCTAAATCAACAAGTGAAGTAAAAGTTGGTGACAATATATTAAAAGTATATACATCAGCATTACCATCATCTGCATATAGAATTGCATTGTTTGATGATAAAGGAAATCAATTAGGAATAACAGACTTTAATAAAATATAATATGGCAAAGGCAACAAAAACAACAAAGACATCGGAAGAAGCTGCAATGGCTAAAAACGAAAAACATAATGATGGTACAATGAGTGGTTTGAAAAAAACTCTTATAGGTACAGTTAGTACATTGGTAGTGGGTGGTGGTACATTCTTAATGTCCTACTTACAAAAACCAAAAGATAGTGATAAGCAGGTTCAACCACAATCAATCAACATTAACATACCGGCTCAACAACAAGCAGCAGGTGGTGGAACTAAAACTGTAATTATCAAAGAAAAAAATGCAACTCCTGCAGCAGCAGCACCAAAACCTAAAAAGAAAGAAGGTGATGAGTTTAAGGAAGATGCACCAAAATGGTAATAGGGTATTAAATAAAAAGTAATCATAACAAAAAAATAAAGGGAGTAATTATGACATTTAAAGAGTGGGCAATTGAAATTTTCAAAGATGAAAGGGGTTCAATTTCCGTAAAACCAGTAATCGCATTCGTAGGTGCGTTATTCTTATGTGGTACAATGTTGGCTAATTCATTTTCCGAAGACCATTTCAAACCAGCCGCTGAATTAGTAAATGCCGTAATGGTAATTACTGCTATCGGTATGGGTGCAGATACTTTGGATAAATTTACTAGTAAAAAAGCAGAAGAACCTAAGAAGGAAGAAGAATTAGGATAGTTAACATAAAGTTAATCTAATACTTAATATTTAATTAAAATACTCTCATAGTTATTGGGGAAAACAAACCCTAATATGTTTATGAGAGTATTTTTATTTGTCCTTTTATCCTTACCATTTATATCATTTTCACAAGACACTCTATTTTCAAAAAAACTAACAACAGTTACAGTTCGTTCAGCGGGTAAGAAAATTACCGAAGTAGCAGTAATAACAACTATCCGAAATTCATCGGTAGTTTCTGATGGTGTATCCATAGAATTTATTAAAAAAACACCTGACAGAAATGTAGGTGATGCACTTAAAAGAGTAAGTGGTGTAACAATACAAAACGATAAGTTTGTATTAGTAAGAGGATTAGCAGATAGATACAATTCGGCTATCCTAAACAAAACACTCCTACCATCAACTGAACCTGATAGGAGAGCATTTTCATTTGATATAATTCCAACAGCTTTAATTGATAATATTATAGTTGCTAAATCAGCATCAGCAAATCAACCAGGAGATTGGAGTGGTGGCTTGGTACAAATTACAACAAAAGAAGTTTCCGATAATTTCTTCAATATCTCATTGGGAAGTGGTTGGGGTTTGGTTTCAACTTTAAAGGATTTTAAGTTAGTTCAAGCTACTGAATTCCCTTCCACATTCCCATCTACATACGGATATAGAGTTAGTAGTAATGGTGATAAAAGATTATATACAAAGCAATTTAGTAATCCAATAGTAGATGGATTTAATTCATCTCCAAACTTAAATGGTGGTTTATCATTTGGTGTAAAGAAAAATAAATTCAATGCTTTATTCAGTTCAACTATTAGAAACTCATATGGATTAAATTACATAGATAGAATAGATTATCAATCCTCAACTGAATTAGCATACGATTATAAAGATACATTATATACAAAAAGATTTTCCGCAAATGGTTTATTGAATTTAACTTATTTAGGTGAGAACCGATATAGTTGGAAAACATTAGTGAACTATCAAGCTGATGATTCTTATATGAATAGAAATGGTGAGAACTATGATAATGTTCAAAATGTTCATAGTAATTCATCTAACCATATAAACAACATTGTAGTTAATTCTCAATTTGATGGTAAACTTAAAACTTGGGATTTTAATTTAGGATACAATTTTATCTTTAGAGAGCAACCTGATTATAGAGTTAATCCAATTACAAAATCATTGGGAGTAAACGAACCCTATGCTACCGCATGGAGAGATACATATCGTTTTTGGAGTGTGATGGATGAAAACTCTTTTAGTGGTAACATTAACAAATCATTTGGTGATATTAAGATTGGTGGTGGTTACTTAAAAAAAATTAGAGGATTTAACGCAAGAATATTTCGTTATCTTTCAACTGATATGTTAGACGAGATAACAAACAACACAGACAAATACACTGCTGATTTTGATTTAGGTAGTGGGTATGTAATGTTGGATAAAGAATTTGGTTTATGGAAATTAAATACGGGTGTTAGAACCGAATATAATTTATTTGATGTATCTACCGCAGATTTTAGTGGAAGTAAAGTTAAAGTTAATAGAGAGTATTTGGATGTATTACCATCATTAAATCTTTCATACAATTTAGAAAAAACGAAGTATAGATTTTCATTAAGTAAAACATTAGCAAGGCCGGAGTTTAGAGAAGTAGCTAATTTTGCTTATTATGATTTTGTAAGAAACGCACAATTATTGGGTAATCCTAAATTGGAAAAATCTGACATATATAATTTAGATTTGAAATGGGAGTTATATCCAAAAGTAGGAGAGAATATTTCAGTATCCCTATTTGGTAAGAACTTCATAAAACCAATTGAGCAAGTAGTAGCTGATGGTTCAGTTCCATCAAACTTATTATTAACTTACTCAAATCCTGATAACGCATATCTTTATGGTGTTGAATTAGAATTTCGTAAAAAGGTAACTGAATGGTTTGATTTTTATACAAACGCTTCGGTAATGAATTCGGAAGTAAACGTGAAAGGAGTTAAAAGACAATTACAAGGACAATCAAACTATGTATTAAATGGTGGCGTGAATATACATAAAAAGAAAAACACACTTAACATAACTTACAATAGAGTAGGAGATAGAATATCAGCAATAGGATTTCAGGGTTATCCAGACATTTTTGAAAACAGCAGAGATGTATTGGATGTTACCCTTTTACATAAATTAAATAAAGGTGAAATAAAATTGGCAATAGGTGATGTGTTAGGTCAACCATCAATCTATTATCAAAAGTTACAAAACCGAAATTTGATAAAAACAAACAACGAACGAACAATTTCTTTAACATTAAATTTGAATCTATGAAAAAATTATTAGGGCTTATTTTGGTATTAGGATTATTCAGCTGCAAAAAAGAATTAGGTGGCGATGTAACGCCTATCAATGTTCCAACTACAACAACATTAAGTGGAAACATTAACACAACAACAACTTTAACATCGGACAAGACATGGACATTAAAAGGATATGTTTATGTAACCGATGGTGCTAAACTTATTATCCAACCGGGTACAACAATTGTTTCTGATATTGCAGAGAAAGGTGCACTAATTATTGAAAGAGGTGCACAACTAATTGCAGAGGGAACTTCTACAAAACCAATTGTATTTACATCAGGTAAAGCAGTTGGTGAAAGAACACCTGGTGATTGGGGTGGTGTTGTATTGTTAGGTAGAGCAACTACTAATAGAACTTCCGAACCAACTATTGAAGGTGGTATTGGTAGACCTTATGGTGGTACTAACGATTTGGATAATAGTGGTGTTCTAAAATATGTAAGAATTGAATACGCTGGTATCGCAGCAATGCCAAACTCTGAAATCAACGCACTAACATTAGGTGGAGTTGGTAGTGGGACAATCATTGAGAATGTTCAAACTATTTACGCTAACGATGATGCATTTGAATTTTTTGGTGGAACTGTAAATGCAAAAAACTTATACGCTTATGCAACTGCGGATGATGATTACGATTTTGATTTTGGATATAGAGGTTCAGTATCGTATTCAGTTTCAAAGAGAGACCCACAATTCGTAGATGCTGGTGATGCTGGAAATGGTGTAGAATGTGATAATGATGGAACAGGTACATCTGCACAACCATTTACACATCCTAAATTAGATAATATGATTTTAGTTGGACCATTTGATGTGGCTTCATTAGCAAACCATAATTTAGGTTTAAGATGGAGGAGAGCAACTCAATTCACAATTACTAACTCAAAGATTGTTGGATATCAAAAAGGGGGATTCTCAATGGAAAGTAATGAAACTGCACAAGCATATAAAGATGGTGTAAGTAAATTCCAAAACAATGAGGTTCAGGCGTATGACCCATTATTAAATTTCAAATCAACATCAATTGTATTTACTGCAGCTGATATGAAGGCAAAAGCTTTATCAGAAGGTAACAAACAAGTATCTTATACAAAAGCTGAAATGGAAATATTATCCAAACCAATATGGATTAGTGGTTGGACTAGATTTCCAACAAAAGGTAATTAATAACAAAATAATATGATAACCCCCACTTAATCGGTGGGGGTTTTTTATTTATAATGATAAAATTCTATATTTATATAAAAAGTAAGAATGTATGAAAAGTTTATTCGTTTTATTAAGTTTTTGTTTGGTAAGTCTTGTTGCAAGTAGTCAGAATATAGGTTCAACTAAAACAGAACAATACAAAGCAAGTTTTGAAACCAAAGTGGACATAAGCCAATATATGGATTATGACGGGCCTACCATTCCAATTCAAATTTTAAAATGTGGTATAAGTGAAGAAATGTACGAACAATATCCGGAACTTAAAGAAAAACGTGTCGGTCTCGGTGTGGCTAATATTACATTGGAGTATCTTAGTAATCTTAATAGATTTACATTTACAGAAGATAAAACTGAAATTAAAAATCGCATGGTTAAGCAGTTTCAAGCATCGCAGAGCGGTATATCGCAAGATAAGCTCGATGGTAGGGGTAAAATTAGATTAGCACATTATTTCGTAGAGATAGAATGTTATGATTATTCAGTATCAGAAGATGAGACAGTAAATTTAAGTAATGGTGTTAAAAATATGGTGGTTACTCGTATTGGTTTACAAGTTCGTTTTACCGATGCAGAAACAGGTGAGATATTTGCAGCAAGTGGATTAGGAGAAGCAACAACTAAAAGAGAATTAACTTTTCTTTCAGATGCAACGATTGATGAAGTTAAATTCAATCAATCAACAATTTCAATAGCAACTAAAAAGGCATTGGATATTGCGTGTGCAAGAATATTGGGTAGAATGATTAAAAAAGGTATTTACACAAAATAAAATTTATACAAATGGGAACAGCACCAAAGAAAAAAAGAGCAATGCGAAGTAAACGTTCTGGAGTTAAAACAGCAGAACAAATAAAAAAGAACTTAGCTATCTTACAAAAATTGAAGTAGTGAAAACCTACGATGTCATAGATGTACCTGCAAATGACCCCTGTGAAAAATGTACACCATGTTTAAGATTACGATTAATGGATATGGGATTTATACAAGGGCAAAAAATAGAGATTGAAGAAAAACGTTTGGGATTATGGATAGTTAACATGATTTCAGAAAATGGAAATCAAGAACAAACATTCGCATTAAGACCAGAGGAATTGGATAGAATATGTAAAAAGGAGATAATATGAAAAAACTAGTATTGATTGGTGGATTAACAATATTGTTAGTCTTAATATGTGCAATTATGTTAAATGCACAAGTATCAACTTGGAGACAAACTGGTGGAAGTGTTCCAGCATCATCACAAACATCACAATCAACTCAAACAAGAGTTCAACCATCCATACCACAACAAAATAATGTGAGTAGTTGGAGAACACAAACTGCACCAATTAGACCAGGTGATAATTTTGAAGGACAACCATTAGTAAGAAGATATAGACCTACAACATACAATCCGTATGGTTTACAATATGGAATATATGGATATTACCAACCATATCCTTATATTTGGTATGATGATTTTGGGTGGAGACAAAGAAGTGTAGTTAGAATATATGAAAATGGTAGGAGAGATACGATTGCTTCAACACCTGTATTATTTTCAGCAGGTATAGGACACACTAACAATAAACAAACTGCATTTTGGGGGTTGATTGGTGGTAATAAAGGATATTTTATTGTGGATTATGTAATGACTTATGCAATAGACCAAAACAGCTATTATCCATATGGTCAAATTAACAATGTTGACTTTCCACTTAGTAAAGAAGATTGGAAAAAAGAGTCAACTTTCTATGTTGGTGGTGGTAAAAGAATTGGTAAATTAGGAATACATGGTATGATAGGATTTGGACATGAAATTATCAGATGGCAAGGTAAAGATGACTTAGGTGGTATCTCATTTCCAAAATCAAATGCAAACTTTACTACATTTAAAATTGGTATAATAAGAGATTTCAAATTTGTTACATTAAAAATAGACACAGACCCAATCAGAGGGTATTCTCAAATTTCAATCGGACTGAACAATAAGTAATGAAGAAATGGTTAGTAATTATTTTATTATTAATTGTTACTACCTTAACTGCATTTAAAGCAGAAGGGCAAACTATTACCCAAACTTACATTGACCCATGTGATAACAAAGTATATGTTGTCGTAATTCCATTCGGACAAAATCAAACCGTTGCAATTATTAGAGGTAAATCTAAAATTGTAACATTAGCAGATATGAATAATGGTTCATTTCAACAATGGGTAAATAGTGTATTTGCAACACCTTGTCCGGTAAACGATAACATAAGATTAGCACAAGAAGCCGCCGCAAGAGCAGCCGCAGATGCCGCAGCGAGAGCCGCAGCAGATGCCGCCGCAAAAGCAGCCGCAGATGCCGCAGCAAAAGCAGCCGCAGATGCAGCCGCAAAAGCAGCCGCAGATGCCGCAGCAAAAGCCGCAGCAAATGCAGCGAGTGGAGCGGCCAGTGGTGCCGCATCATCCGCCGCAAGTGGAGCAGCGAGTTCAGCGGCAGCAAATGCAGCAACACCACCACCAATAAACATAGCACCGCCACCACCGCCACCCGTAAATGTTCCACCGCCGCCACCGGCATCAGCACCACCTCCTACCAATACACCACCGCCAGCAAGTGGTGGTTCATCATCTCCACCACCAGCAAGTGGTAGTAGTTCATCGGGTGGTAGTTCATCATCAACGGAAGCAAAACCCGCAGAAGCAAAACCCGCAGAAGCAAAACCTGCTGAACAAAAAGCGGAAGAAAAGAAAACGGAAACTAAAACCGAAGAAAAGAAAGAAGAAGCTAAAACCGAAGAAAAGAAATCAGAAGAAAAAAAGACTGAGGAGAAAAAAGAAGAAGCTAAAAAAGAGGAAGAAAAGAAAGAAGAAACCAAAAAAGAGGAAGAGAAAAAGAAAGAAGAAGAAAAGAAAAAAGAGGAAGAGAAAAAGAAAAAACAAGAAGTAACAAACCCAACATTATTAGCATCAGATGTAACTGTTGCAGAAGCAAGTGCAGGTCAGTATTTAGCAGCTATATCAATGGGACTTAGTAAATCATCTTTAGCAGGTGATATAAGTTATAGTGCAGGATTGATGATAAATAGTAATTTGAGTTCTATTGTAATGACCGGTGGTATAACAAAAATGGGATTAACCAAAGATGGACAATTAGATGCAATACACTCATACGGAACGGCATTTGCATATTTAGCCGGAAACTATATGAACTTATTAGGATATACCTATATTAAACCAACACCAAAAAAAGGAACATATGGTTATAATGTGGGTGTAATCAATCTATTCCTTAAAAACGATGAGACGGGTGGGTTTGAATACAATATGGCAACATCGGCAATTGTATTTTGGACTAAACCTTATCAGTATTCAAAAAAACTCACTATATCACCACAAGTATTTACAATGTTCTCACCAATTAGTTATAATAGTGTAAGTGGTGAAACAACGGTAAATAGACATATGGGATTTTTATTAGGCGCCGCATTTGATTATAAAATTAGTAAGAGATTTGGATTTGCGTTTAACTATAAAATGAGTGGTAATACTAAAGCATATTCCGCATTTTTGAGTAATTTTCAGATAGGCTCTAGAATGGTATTATAATTTTTTATAATATGTAATTGATATTCTATTAATTTTTTGGTTTATTAAGTAAATAGTCGTATATTAGAGTATATGGCAAGAGTAAGTTATTCACAATACACAATGTGGGCAAATTGTCCACAACAATACAAATTAGCATACATAGATAAACTAAGTGAGTCTAAATCAAATATCAATATGGTATTTGGGACGGCCATGCACGAGGTTTTACAACATTACCTTACGGTTTTCTATGGTGTAAGTAAAAAACAAGCAAATCAATTAGACCTAAACCTAATGTTATTAGAATCTCTTAAATCTAATTTTAAGAAGGAACAAGAGAAGTTTAGTGATGGTGAAGTAGTTTGTACCAAAGAAGAATTAGAGGAGTTCTATGGGGATGGTATTGAGATTTTAAATTGGTTTAGGAAACATGGTGATAGATTGTTCTCAAAGAAAGGATGGGAGTTAGTAGGAGTAGAAAAACCACTTAACTTAAAAGTAAAAGAGAATGTAAGTTATATGGGATTCATCGATGTACTTTTGAAGCATAAAGAAAGTGGTGAATATTATATTATAGATTTTAAGACAAGTAGAGGTGGTTGGACAAAAGATATGAAGAAGGATAAAACCAAAATCAATCAATTATTACTTTACAAATATTTCCTATCTATTCAGTATAAGATAGATATTGAAAAAATTAAAGTAGAATATCATATCATCAAAAGAAAGATAAACAAAGATTACGAATTTCCAATTCCACATATGTCAGCATTTGTACCTGCGCATGGAACTAATACTACATTAAAAGGATATAAGGATTTTATGCAGTTTGTAGATTCAGTATTTTTAGAGGATGGTAATTATAATTTACAAGCAAATTTTGAGCCAGTTCCCGGTGAGAAAAATAAAAATTGTAGATGGTGTGAATTTAAAGAGAGAAAATTGTGTTCTTTATTTAAATAGTTATATATATATACATATATAAAACAAAAGGAAAATATTATGGCAGACAAAACACAATTAACATCTGTAAAAATATTAACTGATTTATACAAATCCTTTAAGATTCATACGATAACTGACGGGATTACGTTACAAAAATTAGTTAATAGAAGTTTAAACCTATATATGACAGATAATTCATATAGAGACAATTTAACAAAACATTCAGAGTTACAAGTAAGTGGTTCACAATTTTAATGAAATAAAATAAGTTATGGCAAAAAAGAAAATCCTGTTATTGGCAGATGATTTAAGAATGAGTAGTGGTATTGCTAATATGAGTAAACAATTAGTAATGGGTTCACTACAACACTATGATTGGGTTCAATTGGGTGCAGCAGTAACACATCCAGAAGAAGGTAAAATTTTAGATTTATGTGATGATGTTCGTGGTAGAACCGGAATTGAAGATGCATATCTAAAAATTTATCCATCAACAGGGTATGGAACGGCAGAAAAGTTAAGACAAATATTAGAAATTGAAAAACCTGATGCTATTCTACACTTTACAGACCCGAGATATTGGATATGGTTATATGATATTGAACATGAAATCAGACAACATACACCAATATTCTTTTACCACATTTGGGATGATTTACCAGACCCTAAGTACAATAGAGATTACTACGAAAGTTGTGATTGGATAGGTACTATTTCAAAACAAACATTTGGTATTACAAATAGAGTTTGGAGTTTAACCTCAAAAGATAGATGGAAACAACCTGAAAATTGGCAAGTGAGTTATGTACCACATGGTATTAATCCGGAAGATTATAAAGTAGCAGATGTACCTGCCGATTTCAAAAAGAAAATATTTGGGGATAAAACATATGATTTCGTATTGTATTGGAGTAATAGAAATATCAGACGAAAACAACCGATTGAAGTTATATACGCATTCAAAGAATTTGTAGCAACACTTTCACCTGAGCAAGCTAAAAAGACCGTATTGTTAATGCATACCCAACCGGTGGATGATAATGGTACAGATTTACCTAGAGTTATTGCAGATTGTGCACCTGAAATCAATGTAGTATTTGATACAGGTAGATGGAATGAAACTGAATTAAACTATCTTTATAATATTGCAGATGTTACAATTAATATAGCATCTAACGAAGGATTTGGATTAGCAACTGCAGAATCTATTATGGCAGGAACACCAATTATAGTAAATGTAACGGGTGGTATACAAGACCAATGTGGATTTGTATTCCAAAATGAAGATGTGCATGGCAATTGGGATTATACAAGACCATCGGATTATGTTAAGTGGGGTACTCTACATGATTGGAGATTATGGAAAGATAAATTAAAGTGGGGAGATTGGGTGACACCGGTTTGGCCAACATCTCGTTCATTTACAGGTTCAGTACCTACACCTTATATATTTGAAGACCATATTGATTATGTTGAAGTAGCAGATTCAATCCGTCATTGGTATGATATGAGTAGAGAACAAAGAAAAGAAAAAGGAATATTAGGTAGAGATTTTGCACTAGGAGTTGGTGGATTAAGTGTACAAAATATGTGTCAAACTTTAATCAATGGAATGGATGGTGCATTTACGAATTGGAAACCTAGAAAAAAATACGAATTATTCAAAATAAAATAAGTTATGGCAGAAATTAAAAAACCTTTAGTAGTAGTTCAAGGACCGGTAGCAACGCGAAGTGGTTACGGAGACCATAGTAGAGATTTAGTTAGAAGTTTAATTAGTTTAGATAAATACGATATTAGAATTGTATCAATGAGATGGGGTAGTACTCCTATGAATGGTCTAAATGCAAAAAATGATAGTGATAAACAAATCATAGATAGAATTGGATTACCTATTGATAGAACACCCGATGTGTTTATTCAAATTACAGTTCCTAATGAATTTGAAAGAAAAGGAACATATAATATCGGTATTTCAGCAGGTATAGAAACAACGGTTTGTCCTATTGATTGGATACATGGTTGTAATAAAATGGATTTGATTATAGTTCCATCTGAATTTTCTAAAGATGTATTAATAAAAACATCGTATGTAGAAAAAAATAATCAAACACAACAAGTTATTAATAATTTCAAAATTACAAAACCAATTGAAGTTCTATTTGAAGGATTTAATGATGCAACATTTGGTGCGGCAGAAGTTCCATATATTACGGAATTAGATGCAATCAAAGAAGAGTTTGCATTCTTAATTACCGGGCACTGGTTACAAGGTCAATTAGGACATGATAGAAAAGATATTGGAATGACAATCAAAAGTTTTTGTCACGCTTTTAGTAATGAAAAACAAAAACCAGCATTGGTATTAAAAACATCATCCGCTGGGTTTAGTGTAAGAGATAGAGAAGATATGGCGGGCAGAATAGAAACACTTACAAATGAATTTGGTGATAAGTGTCCTTCAATCTATTTACTACATGGTGATTTAACTGAAACCGAAATGCATGGGTTATATGAACATCCAAAAGTAAAAGCAATGGTATCATTTACACATGGTGAGGGATTCGGCAGACCTCTATTAGAATTCAGTTTGACGGGTAAGCCGGTAATTGCATCTAATTGGAGTGGTCATTTAGATTTCTTAAAAAGTGGTGCAGTATTATTAGAGGGTGAATTAAAACCCGTAGATAAATCGGCACAAAATCAATTTATTATAGATGGTAGTCAATGGTTTTATGTAAATTATTCTAATGCAATTAATAAGTTAAAAGATATTTATAAGAACTACAACACATATAAAGTTGAATCTAAAAAATTGGGTAAGTATAATAACGAAAATTTTAGTTTACAAAAAATGACTAAATCATTTGACACTATTTTAACTCAATATGTTCCAACAATAAAACAATTTATACCATTGAATTTACCAACCCTTACTAAGATAAATGAATCAGATACATCATTATAGAAAATATTTTTATAAAGAAATAGTAACCTCTATTAATGAAGTTAAGAATGGCGGATTTTATAGATTATATGGTTACAAATATGAAGATACAGGAGTAAGTGAATCATATAGTGCCGCAACAACCCCATTGTTATTGGTATTAGGTAAAAATTCACAAAAAGGATTGATACATTGTATAAAATTAAATGAACTACCATTAACTAGATTTTTAAAATTATATGATGATATTCAAAACCAAGCATACACTCGTGAATTAATTAAAGAAATCGAAGATAAAGATGCAACGTTTAATGAAAATTTAGGATATGACACGGGTAGGAAAGCAATCTTAATTGATAAAAGTGGTAGAACCTTTTATAAAAAATCAGTTAAAAATAATAGAGATTTGCAAAAATATGATGTATATCGCACTTACAAAAAGAAAAATGTAAAGATGATTAAAGAGTTGTATTTTGATGTATCTAAACTAAAACCAAAATTAGGATTCAAAAATTTTAATACAGATGAACAAGAAATAATATAATATGAAAATAAGTTATGCAATTACGGTTGTAAATGAAATAAAAGAAATACAAACATTATTACCACTACTAATAGAAAACAAAAGAGAAGTAGATGAAATTGTTGTTCAATATGATAATCAAAAAGTGACGGTTGAAGTACTTGAATATCTTAATGATTTGACATTTGACAAAAAAATTGATAAAACAATTGGATATCCTCTGAATGGAGATTTTGGAACATACAAACAACATCTTACACAAAATTGTACGGGTGACTGGATATTCCAATTAGATGCAGACGAAACAATAGACCCAATATTAATACAGGGATTATCAAATATATTAGAAGGTAATGATACTATTGAAATGTTTTTTATTCCTAGAATTAATATAGTGAATGGATTAACAGAATCACATATTCAAAAATGGAGATGGAATGTAAATGAGAAAGGATGGGTAAATTTTCCTGATGTTCAAGGTAGATTATATCAAAACAAACAATCTATTTTTTGGGCAGGTAAAGTACATGAACAATTACAGGGATTTGAAAGTTATACAATATTTCCACAAGATGAAACATATTGTATTAAACACATTAAAGAAATAGAAAGACAAGAAAAACAAAATGCTCTTTACGAAACGTTATAATGAATTGGATAATTTTCACAACCGAATGTAGTGGTAAAACAACATTTTGTTCACTAAACAATAATAAATTAAAAGATTATGATTTAGTGGATTGGGATGTGATAAAAGCATTACCAAATGGTGAATATGAAAATGAAATATTATTAATAGATGTTATGTTAGAATTGGTTAATAAAGATAATCAGATTTATTTAACAAATATATTTCCACCAAACTTTATATTAGAGTGTAAACATTATTATAAAAATATTAAATTTGGAATAATTAATTTGAAAGAAGAAGAATTAAAAATACAAATTAAAAGTAGACATAACCCAAATTATAATTCAAATTACATTATTGAAAAAAATAATGAATTAAAAAAAATAGTTGATAAAAAAAATACATTTAAAAGTTTTAAAAGTTTTAAAGAATTTAAAGAATATTTTGAACCATCATTAATTAATATCAAACCGATGGTACAAAGAATAATAAGATTATGAAAGAAGTAAGTGTAGTTTGTACAAGTTGTAATAGACCAGATTTATTAGAGAAAACCTTAGATAGTTTTTTCAAATATAACACATATCCAATTGAATTAGATTACTTTCATGTTATAGATGATAGTGGTGTGGTAGGATGTAATGACCATTTAAAACAAAAATTCCCATCAGTAAGTTTTTGGTATAACCCTACTAACATAGGGCAGGTTGCAACTATTGATAAAATGTATGGATATGTAATTACTCCGTATGTTTTTCATATGGAAGAAGATTGGGAATTTTACAAAGAAGGATTTATAGAAGCTTGTTTAGAAATTATAGATTTAGATGATAAGATTATTTGTGTTCAAACAAGAGACCCAAATGATATAGGGCATCCACTTTTACCTGATGTATATTTAACTCCAATGGGAAATAAAGTACAAAGAGTAAGTTGGGGATTTGATGGACATTGGCACGGATTTACATTCAATCCTGCACTAAAGAAAATGAAAGATTATCCAGAAGATGGGTATAAACCAATAGGTAGAGAATTAGAATTAAGTAAATATTATTATTCATTAGGATACTTTGCTATGGCATTTACAGAAGGATATTGTAAGCATGCTGGGTGGGGTAGACACATAAAAGATGTAGGCGAATGAGTTACGAATTAAAAGACATTTCAGTAGTAATACCAAGTTATAATAACTTAGAGTATTTAAAATTAGTATATAAATCAGTTAGAGATATTTCTGACGATATTGAAGTTATACTATATGGGGATGGGTGTAATGATGGAACAAATGAATGGTTATTATCATTAAAACATACAAATACAATTACCCACATATATAGTGAAAAACTTGGACATCCTGTTTTATACGATTATGGATTTCAAATAGCAAGTAGACCTGTAATAGGGATTTTGCACGCAGATATGATAGTTCACAAAAATTTCTTTGAGAATATTTTGAAGTATGTGGGAACAAATAAAATCGTATGTGGTATGTGTGTAGAGCCACCAATTCATCCAGCAGGTAAGGAAAAATATCAATTAGATGCAGGTACATATCCAAATGAGTTTAATCAATCTAAGTTTGATGAGTTCTATGAAACGATAGAAAAAAATACAACTAACAATGGTATATTTGCACCTTGGTTTGTATTGAAAGATGAGTACATTAATATATTAGGTGGACACGATACAAATTTTCAAACAATCGAAGATGTTGATATTTTTCATAGAATGGTAATTGGTGGATTTGATATTATACAAAGTAGAGATGCATTAGTTTATCATTTTACACAAAGAGGGCATAAATTTGAAGGTGGTGATTTACAAAAAGTACAAGATGATTATCAAAGTAGAATAGATACCGATACAAAAAAATATATTAGAAAATGGGGGTGTATATGGTATTTTGATATAAATCACAAACCAATTCCAATGCCAAAATATAACATTGGGTTAATCATTTATAATGCACCACAAGATTTAGTTATATTTTTAGAACCATACTTTACAACTATATACACTAATAATTTGGGTCAAGTTGAGGGTGTTAGTAAGTTAAAAGATATTAATGATGAACTTACCAATGATAGTTTTGTGACAATAAATGCAGAACATCTAACAAACGAAAACATAGAATTTTTAATGAAAGTACCATATGTATTAAAACAAAATACACAAATTGGGCAATTCAAAATAGATATATTTAATCTATATATAAAAAACTACAATGAATATCAAAATGAATTAATTAAAGTAAATTAATCTTATATTTATATATTAGAGGAAAACAAATATGCCAGCAGTAAGTAAAGCACAACAAAAATTTATGGGAATGGTCCACGCCGCACAAAAAGGTGAAACACCAGCAAGTAAAGAAGTAGAAAAAGCAGCCGATAATATGAGTGATAAATCAGCTAAAGATTTCGCATCAACAAAACATAAAGGATTACCTGACCACATTGATGAATCTATAAATCCAGAAGTATTTAGAGAATTTATGCAAGCGTGTAGTGATGCGGGATTAAACTCATTTCAAATAATTGGATTACATGTATTAGCATGGCTTTTAACATTAGGTGCAACCGGTGTGACAGTTTTATCAGCATTAGGAATTGCACAATTAGCAAAAGATGCAAAAGATGCATTTAATAATTGGAATGATGGTAGAAAATTAAACCCACAAAAAGTTAAAGCAATAGTTAAAGATTTTGAAAATAAAGTAAATAAACTAGAAGGTGGAAGAAAGAAATTTTTTCAAGGTATTATAAATAAAATGAAAAGAGCAAATCCAAATGATAAATCATCATTAGTATCTATTAATAGAGATTTAGAACATTATGCAAAGGCATATGATATTAAAGAAGGAAGTGTAACAACTAAACCAGAAGAACCAACATCAAATGATTTAGATGCATTACCATCAGCAGTAATACCGGGTGTAAGTGAAAAAACTAAAAACGAAGGACCATTGGGTACAATGAGAGATACAAAACCTACTCCAACAAATGATATTTTGTGGAAAGCAACCGGTAGAGTATGTGAAGGTAGAGGAATGACAGAAAGAGTTAAGATGTATGAAAAGAAAGGTGGTGGATGGAGAATGGGTAAGCATGTTGATGAAACTGTTTATACAACACTAAGTGAATTCTATAAAAATGAAATCAAACCTAGAAAAGAAGCAAAAGAGTTAATAGTTAAAAGAAGAATGGGTGAAGGAACGGGTAGAGAAGCAAAAGAAATTGCTGGATTGACAGGTACACGTGATAGTATAGTACAAAAATTTATAGATGATTATAATTTAAATTCTAAAAAACTTTTTAACTATATATCTAAAGGGAAAGAAAAAATTAGAAAAGATTTTGCAACCGCAATGTCAGGAAGACCAGGTAATAGATATCAAGGTGATTTCGTAGGTATGTTCGGTGAAAGTATAGTAAACGAAGCGGCACCCCTCTACAAAGATTGGGATGAATTTGTAAAACCGGACTATATTTTAGTAACATTAAAAAATGGTAGAAAACTAAAGATAGATAAGTTCAACTATAAAGGTAGTAATAGTGTTTATCAAGCGATTTTAAAAGCTTTTAATGATAATAACCATAAAATAACTAACAGAGTTGTAAGTGGAATGATTGATAGATTAGGTGAATCCGTAAACGAAACTACACTAAACGAAGATGATATGCAAGAACCAGGTGGCGATGTAGTAGCAAGTAATGGTGTACAAGACCACGAAGTTTCTATGGCAAAAGCATCATTGGTGAGTATTGGTAAAGCAGTAAACGATTTAATGGGTAGATTAGGTGACCAAGAGAAAGATATTCCAGGATGGATACAAGACCATATCACAAATGCAGAAAACTATATTGTTCAAGCATCAAAAGGATATTATGACCAGGAAGATAAAAAATTAGGAAATAATATTCCAAAACCTGAAAATCAAACACAATATTCAAATGGAAAATAAAGATTTACAACAATACATACAAGATATTGTTCAATTACAAGTACAAGTTAAGTTCTTTCATTGGCAAACTAAAATTTATTCTAAACATATTGCATTAGATGGATTGTTTGATGCTATTATAGCTAACATAGATGAATTTACTGAAATCGCAATGGGTAAATATGGTAGAATAGAGGTAGCGGGATTAAGTTACACATTCATAAATGTTTCAGATGAAAATGTTATTAGTGTAGTAGATGGTGCAATTGATATGTGTACAAAATTAACAGATTCACTTGATGCAAAAGTAGATACCGATTTACTTAATCTAAGAGATGAACTATTAGGTAAATTAAATCAAACTAAGTATTTATTAACTTTAAAATAAGTTATGTATAAGATATTAGCAGTGGGCACTTCATTTACACATGGATTAGCATTACACTTTTATAAAAGAAAACAACTAGGATTACCATTAGATTTTAATACAATTACAACTGATGAGTTATATTTTAATTATAAACACTCATACTCTAGTATTTTAGCTAAAAAATTAGATTTACCTAATCAAATCGTATCAAGTTCAGGTTCAAGTAATTTTTTTGAAGGATTAGAGATTATAAAAAAATCAACTAATTCTATATACTTACCGGGTGATGACAAGTTTGACCATAATTTTTTTAAACCAAAGGTAGTTATATTACAACTTACAAATGTTACAAGAGATTTTTTTATATACGAAAATAAGATTTATAAATTAGATTTTGAAACATATGATGGGTTTGTAAAATCAAAAAAAGAATTAATAGATAATATAGATGTTGTAGATAAAAATGATTTTATAACTAAGTTAGAATTAGAATTAGAATTATTTACATTAGATGAGGTACGTTGGAGAAAAAATCAAAGTGCATATTTTATAAGTAAGATTAATATACTACATAAAATTTTAAAAAGTAAAGGTGTTATATTAAAAGTAATATCATATTCAGATGATTACAAAGAAAATTTGGATAAATTTGATGAGAATATATTTGTAAAAATTCAACATAATGGTATTTCATTTTCTAATATCTTTGATTTTGTAACTATAAATAAATTAAGAGTAGTAGATGATTTAGGAATAGATGATTCGCATCCTAATTTTGAAGCACATGAAATTGTAGCGGATAATATATATAATAGTATATTAAATGATCCTGGATATTATACATCATTTCATTCAATTATTTAATATTTATATTATAGTATTAACCCCCTTAAATACACAAAAACAATGGACCAAAACGCATATACCGTATTAATAACCGCAATTTCAATTTTAGGTGGAGCATCTGCATGGAGATTCTATGAAAAAAGAGCAATGCATAAAGAAAGAGATGAAGATTTTATTAGACACGATTGTAAAGATAGAATTGCTAAATTAGAAGGATTATTAGAAGCAGCCGGTAAAGAAAAAGATGATTTACGAATGATGATTTTAGATTTAACTAAACAAGTAGCAGCACTATCGGTTAAAGTTGAATTTCTTACAAAAGAAAATGAAAAATTAGCAAAAACATCAACTAAATCAGACAAGAAACAATTGAATGGATAAGTTCAATATTAATAACGAAATCAGGGCCTAAATGGACGGTGATAGTATAATACTAAAAAATGGAAAAACAGACAAAAAAGAGAATAACTGTTTTAAAAGATACATCACTAATGTTAGCGATGTTCTTTCTACCACTGGGTTACGATGCACTATTCAAACTAATGATGGAATTGACAGGTTCGTATTGGGGAGCAGACGTTATCTTTTACTCAATTTCAGGTTGTTTTTGGTTATCTTATATATTACTTACACGATATTTAAATAAACATCCTAAATGATACTTTTGAAAAATTTATTAAATGAAGTTGTAACAAATAAAGAAATAATTTGTGACAAATGCAAGTGGTCTTGGGATATTATAGACGGTGGAAAAAATATCTATGTTTGTCACAAGTGTGGACATGATAATAAAAAAGTAAATGAAGAAGATGGACATGAAAACGATAGAGATATGGTAGTGGGTGTTGCAGAAATTGTGCATATGATTAGAGATATGAAAAATAGAGAAGAAGTATTGCATTCTATGATTGAAAAATTCAATAAAGAGAATGTTATTTATAATAGAGGTGAATTTACAAAAATGTGTGGACTATGATAAAGTTAAAAGATTTGTTAGAAGATACAGGTAAGCATTTAAATACAGGTCTTTCCGATACTGAAAAAACCGAAGCAGAACGTGATTTTAATCAACATCACGCTACATCTACCTATACTAAACATATGGGAGCACCGGCAGAAAAACACACGGTTGATTCTGATGATGGTGAACCAAATGAACCTGGTGTACAAGAACCATATGATAAAAAGAAAGATAAAATAAATAGAGGATATGAGCCAGTTGATGGACATATTGAAGATGATAAGTTGAATGTAAAGGAATCAATGTTATTAAGAGATTTAATGGCAGAAGATAAGAAATTAAGAATATTTGATTTCGATGATACATTAGTAAAAACAAAATCATTTATTTTTGTAACACATAGAGGTGGAAAAAAATCTAAATTAAGTCCTGGGGAATATGCAGTTTATACACCAAAACAAGGTGACCAATTTGATTTTTCAGATTTCAACAATGTAAACGAACCCGAACAAATACTGGGTTATACAAAATTACTTAAAAGATTTGTAAGTAGTGAAGGGGAACGTAGAGTAACTATATTAACTGCTCGTTCAGCATATGCACCTGTTAAACAATACTTAAAAGATATTGGTATGGGTAGTATCTATGTAATGGCATTAGGTGATGCAGACCCACAAAAGAAAGCAAAGTACATTGAGGATATGATTAAAAAGGGATATGATGATATATTCTTTATAGATGATTCCCAAAAAAATATATCAGCAGTACAACAATTAGAAAAAAAATATCCAAACGTTAAATTTAGAATACAATTAGCTAAGCTTTAATTTGGTAATATAGTTTTTATTTATTAAATTAGTTATATATGAAAGGAATAAAGTTTTGGACAAAAGATGGTTTTGATGTTGCTACCTGTAAATGGCGACTACACGAACGAGTTAATCAAAAATTTAATGGAAGTGGTTCAGACCAAAGTGGCAACTGCTGGTATACCTATAATGAATTAGGATATAGAGGTGATTCTATTTACAAAGATGGATTTAGAATTATGAGTATTGGTGATTCACATACCGAAGGTGTTGGTGTTAACGATGAGGAAACATGGTCACATCAATTATGTAAACTTATACCGGGTGCAGTAGATTTGAATTTTGGATTTGGTGGTAGAAGTAATGACTATATTTTCAGATGTTTACAAACTTACTTTAAAACAGCAAGACCACAATTAGTTAATATAATGTATACATATCCATCTCGAAAAGAATATTATACAGGTACTGGTGACTTAGAACCATTTCACGTTAATCCTTGGGGATATTTTTTAGAGGATGATTTGGGCAAAAAAGAGCATGCTGGTTTTTTAGAAATTACACAAGATGAAAATGATTTAATTAATTGGTATAAAAATCATCTATTGATTACATATTTTTGTAAATTAAATAATGTTCCTATGGTATGGAATGGTAGTTTCTTAAATGATACTACAATTAAGGAAGAAAATAGATTTGATGGTGATTATGACAATTTCATAGATAAATCGGCAGATATAAAACACGCTGGAGCAGAGCATAATAAAAAATATGCTAAAAAGTTGTATAATTTCTTAAAACAAAACGATGTCATTTAAATTTAAACAAATATATCTCAATGGTTGTTCGTTTATGTGGGGCATGGGACATTCTAATCCAAATACATTCCAATTTTTTGAAGAAACAAACGATATAGATACATCACATCCTGTACATTATAACGGAAAAACACCATTTAATAATTACGATTGGGTTAGGCAAAAATTTAACATTGGTGGTAGATTAAAAGAACATTATGGTATCAATGTAATAGATGAATCGATATATGGTGGTTCATTACAAAGAGCAGTTCGTAAAACAATGAATTGGATGCTAAATAATAATGAATTAGTTAAAGATACTTTATTCATATTAGAGTGGCCGATTGGAGTTAGACGTGAAATGTATATTGAATTACAAAAACGATATGTAAATTATACGGCAAATTTTGATAACTACGATAGTATGGACCCGTATATTCATAGAGTATTAATTAATGAATTTGCACCAAACTTCTTTGCATCTGATATAGCTTTTTTAGAAGATTTACATTCATTGATTGGCGTTATATCCTATATTAAACAAAATGGTGGTGAATATTTAATTTTATTAGATGAATTTCCGATAGAACAATTAAATGAAACTACATTAAAATATGTAGGTGAAAATAAGATTAAAGATGTAATTGACAAATTAATACTACCAAATACTATAACATTTACACATAGTGATAAAGCAGATATAAAATCGTTGTTAGAATATTACAGAGATTATGAAAAAGCAACAATCACAAAAGATACAAATTCAGTAGAGGTGGATGAGCATAATTCAATTAGAGGTTCTAGACTTATTGCTAAACAAATTATTGAAAATATAAACAACAAGTATGGCATCTAATAGTTTAGACAATAAGCTAGTTGATATAATGGAAATATTTGATTCAGCGGGTACTAAATTTTTTATATTTGAAAATACGTTAATAATAACATCTAATAAATGTGGTAGTAGATTTTTATCAGATTCTTCTAAATTTATATCATACGATTATAGAGATTCAGATATCATAAATAAGGTAGATAAAATATACTGGATAATCAGAGAACCTATGCAGCATTTCTTATCTGCCGTATTAACTGAACATAATGGTCTTACCGATACACATCCTGATAATCAAGTGAAAACACAAATTAATAATTTTTATATAAGAGTTAAAGAAAAAGAAGATATATTAAAATATGATATACTAAAAAAAATGATAGACGATTTAGCCAAACCTATTCATTTTAAAAATAATACACAAAATACAAATGGAATGTTTTCTCATTATTATCCAAAATTTGAATCGCTTTATACCAATCTTATAACAAATTATGAATTTTTTAATAAAGTAACATTTATTAAATTAGAGTGTTTATCTGATTTGATTAAGAATGAGTTGGGAATGCATGATGTAATATTTAATAAAAATAATTATTTATTTGAAAAATATTATACGAAAAATCAAATAGCAGAATTATTAAAAACAGATTTTAAAAAAAAATGGAAAATATTAGAACCAATAATAGGAAATGATACTGAATATTATAATAAAATATTAGGGTTTAAATATTCTGATTTTATAGTAAGTAAAATAACTAATTTGTATGCGGAATTGGGTAATTGTATTTCAATATTTATAAAAAGAAAATAAATGAATTTAATTAAAATTTTACAATCATTCCTGTTATTTATGGCAGGTGGGTTTGGACATTGGTATATTATGTATTGGCAATTTAAAACACCAAATTGGATTAAATCACCAATACCTTATCTATTAGCAGTTGTATGTACTTTTCTTTGGATTAAAGCATCCGAATATGGTGTAGCTGGATTTGCCGGTAGTATGTGGAGTAATAGATTTTTATTCTTTGTTACTGGGGTATTTGTGGGGATGATATTATATCCATATCACTTTCATCAACCATTTACACTTAAAGTATTGGTACAATGTATGTTAGCCGTATCTATAATTTTAGTAAGTATTTTTTGGAAATAACAAAACTTAGTAGTATATTTAAGTATAATTAAGAATTATGAGTAAAAAAGAAACGGACATTTATTTAGGTGGGGGTAGTAATATTAATATTAAGACCGCTAGTATAGTAAGTGTACAGAATAGCTTAAAGTTAATTACACCAAATGATGGGGCTATTAGTTTAGATATAAAGATTGAAGCAGACTTTGATACTATACCTGAAAAGTACCATGAGGTATTTTTAAATATGATATCGACAAAGTATTTAGATTCAGTATCATTTGGGGATAATCCATTTAGTTTATGCACGCCGCCCCCAAAAAAGAAATGGTATCAATTTTGGAAATTTAAAATATAATTATGGAATATTTCGCAATAGGTATAATAGGAACTGCATTATGGATGGCATTTGAAATTTGGAGAGCACCATTAGTAGACCAAAATGAAAATATAATTATGCCCGCAAAAAAATTAAAAGATTTATTTAAACGTAAACAGAAATAATATGAAAAAATTCTTTGGACCATTATTGACAGCAGGAACATTATTAGCATTACTATATACCGTCTATGGATATAGAGAACAAAATGAAAAATTAAAGAATGAATTAAATACAATATCACCTGGTTTTTTAGAAGGTGGTGATATTGAAAAAGCAAAATATATCGATTCATTAACAAATTTAATTGATTCATTACATGATGAGGCATTTATTTCCAATAATACATTAGGTAGATATGAAATAAGTTTACAAAATTTAGAGGAAGTAAATCCAAAAGCAGCAAAACAATTCAATGATTTTTTAACAAATGAAACAGAATAATATGGAAACGCAAAATTCAGTAGGAACAGATATGGGTGGCAGTTATGATTCAGTTCATAAATTATACGAAGATTGTATAATGTGTAGTAAAGAAACTACAATATTAAAATCAACACATGTAGATTTTAGATATGGTTATGTAGATGGAGCAGGACAATTATGTAGAGAATGTTATTTAGGTGAAGATAGAAATCTTATTACAATAAATAGTAGAACAATTTTAGATACACCCAACGATGCTGAATTAGGAGCTAAGGTTAGACAGGTGTATTGGGATATTAAAAACAATTAATAAACAAAACCAAAAATTATGGCAAGTAAAAAAGAAGAAATTTTTGAAGCAATCAAATCATTGTTTCTAAAATTTGAAGAAGAACACAACAAGACAACAAAAGTATCTCAAAAGAATGCAAGAACTGCAATCGGTGACTTAAAGAAATTAGTAACTGATTATAGACAAGCTTCGGTAGAAGAAACTAAAAGTTCAAACTAATAAAACACCCTCACCTTAAAAGTGGGGGTTTTTTATATTCGTATATATTTATATGTATGAAAAAATTAGTATTACTTGTTACGATTTGTGTATTTTTTGCAATAGGTGGTAGAGCACAAGATGTAGTTATTTTGAAACATACAAACTATACATCACATTTTAGTAAGTCAAAAAAATATCCAGTAATGGTAGAGTGGTGGGAAACTAAAGCAAAAGTTGGTTGTCCAAATCCATTACCTAGAAGAGATGCATTTCAGCCAGACCCACAAGCAATACTTGAAACCGATATTAAAGCAGACTATGTAGGTAGTGGATATGATAGAGGACATATGAGTCCTGCAGCATCCAATCAATGTCAAACGGCAGGTGTTCAAATTGAATCGTTCTATATGAGTAATATGTCGGCACAAACACATAGACTAAATGCAGGAGATTGGAAATCATTAGAAGTAATGACTAGAGAGTGGGCAGTGAAAGATGATTCGGTTCATATATGGGCAGGTAATGTGGGAGAGATAAAAAAGATAGGTAAAGTATCAGTTCCAAAACAATGTTGGAAAGTGGTTTACTATAAAAAATCAAATGAATGGATGGCTTTCTTATTTGAGAATGACCAATCTAAACCCGATGGAATATATAATAACAAAGTTGAATTAGTTGATATAGAAAAATTGACTGGGTTGAAGTTTAAATAAGTTTATGGAAAATGAAGGTTTCTTTCCCAATTTAGATGAAACATATAAAAAAGTAGATAACTCATCTAGGGGAACATTAAAAAGAGGATTAGGTAGTAGACAATTATTAGCAGCCGAAATTACGGAAGCACAAGGTAGGTCTCGTTCGGCAAAAGATACGGCAAGGACATTGGGTGTATCATACAACACATATAAAAAATATGCAAAGATGTATGGTATATTTGAAATTGATTATAACCCTACGAATGTTCCTATTGAACGTAGATTAAAGCTGACGGTTGGTAAATACCCTTTAAGTGAGATTCTACAAGGTATGCATCCGAACTATCCTATCTATAAGCTAAAGAGGAGATTGATTAAAAATGATGTGTTTCCTGAACAATGTAGCTGTTGTGGGTTTGAGGAAGTAAGAGTAACGGATGGTAAAGCACCCCTATTATTAGATTTCTTTGATGGTAATTGGCAGAACCATAAATTAGAAAATCTAAGATTTCTATGTTATAATTGTTTCTTTCTACTAATAGGTAAAAGAAAAATACCAAAAGATGGTCAATATGTGGAGCAGGGTATAGTGGGTGATGAGGATGAAGAAGAAAATATAGAAGAAGATTTGGAAGATTCAGAAATTTAATGTATCTTTAATTTATAAACAAACTAAAAATAAAAGTTATGGCAAAGTATTATGAAGTACAAGTAACGATGCACCACGAAGTAGATAATGGTAAAGGTGTATCTAAAATTAAGAAAACAAAAGAAAACTATTTAGTAGATGCAATGAGTGTAACCGAAGCAGAAGCTAGAGTAGTTAAATTATTCGTAGATTCAGCGATTAACGTTGATTATGAAGTAACCGGTGCTAAAGAAAGTAAAATTATTGAAGTAGTAAACGCTGAATAATTATGGCAACTGAAACAAACCCGATAGTAGTTCTTAAAAGAATTGCACCTGGAGATAGATGGGTATTTGCAGATAGAAAAACAACAATTTATCCATCACTTACCGATGCATTAGAAGCGTATTATCAAGTTAATGGTGATACACAATATTTTATAGATGCAAGAGATGGGACAGTTAGTGTGTTTGAAGTTAAAGAATACGATGAACCAATAAAAACATTCTCATTATATGGTGAAGACTGATAATAATTATAAAACCATCTTTTCTGATATAGATGGTACTTTAATAGAGCAAGTTAGATTTGAAGATTTAGACCCAAATGTAGTGACTGTACTACCGGGTGTTAGTGAAAAAATGAATGAATGGTATGAAGCCGGCCATCACATTGTATTAACTACGGCTCGTCCTTGGGATTTAGAATTGATAACTAAAATGCAAATGATAACCGCTGGTATTCGTTATCATCAATTATTAATGGGTATTGGTAGACAAGAACGATACTTAATTAATAATAGTGAAAAACTAACACCGGATGTAAGTAGAGCAATTGGAATCTCAGTAAAAAGAGATGAAGGCTTTGGGAATATTACAATATGATAAAAGTTTGGGTAAACGGAACATTTGATATAGTCCATTTAGGACATGTTCAGCTCTTAAAGAAAGCAGCCGACTTAGGCGATTTCCTAATCGTAGGACTTGATGGTGATAAACGAGTTAAAGAATTAAAAGGTGAACAAAGACCTATAAATAATTTAGTAAGTAGAATTACACTATTAGAGGCTATTAGATATGTAGATAGAGTTGTAGCATTTGATTCAGATGAGCAATTAGAAACACTTATCAAAACCATGAGACCTGCAATAATGGTTATAGGTGAGGAATACAAAGGTAAAAAAATTATAGGAAGTGAATATGTTGGTGAAATTGTATATTTTCCTAAAATGGAAGGATTCAGTTCTACTAATGTTATAAATCAATTATATAATGGCAAAGGTAACGGAGTGTTGTAAAATACCAAAAGGTTGGGGACATGAATTAATAATCTACAATGATGAAAAATATTGTGGAAAAGTATTAGTGTTTAAAGAAGGATGTAAGTTCTCTATGCATTATCATATGTTGAAACAAGAAACTTGGTATGTAAACAAAGGTAGTTTTATTTACAAATGGATAGATACTGAACGAGGGATTACCGAAGAAACTACTTTAAAGGTAGGAGATGTAGTTACTCAATATCCAGGACAACCACATCAATTGATAGCATTAGAAGATGGTGAAGTATTTGAAGTAAGTACGGAACATTTTGATTCAGATAGTTATAGAATATACAAAGGTGATATATTATGAGTTTTATAATTACGTCTAGTTGTATCAGTTGTATCGATGGTGGGTGTTTAAAAGTTTGTCCTATGGATTGTATACATGGACCGATAAATACGACAGGAATGGGATTAGAATCGATTGGAATGAGTGATGAGGATAAGAAAGGTAAACAATTATACATAAATCCAATAGAATGTATAGATTGTAGTGCTTGTTTACCGGAATGTCCCGTTGATGCCATTGTTTCTAGTGAGGAAATAGCTATACAAATGGGTGAGCGTCAATCAGTTATCGATAATTACGCATTTTTTGGGTTAAAATATTTGGAAAATCAATAAACCTTTCGTATCTTTAAGATATATTTATAATTAAACAAAACAAAAATTATGGGATTATTTACATTCATTAAAGGATTGTTTGCAAAAGCAACCGAATTAGAAAAACAAGTAGATTCATTTGTATCAGACGTAGCTAAAGTAGCACCAGATACCGCAACTAATTTAAGAAGCGATTTGAACAAAGTTAAAAACGTTAAAAAAGTAGCTGAAGTTAAAGTAGCTGAAGTTGAGGCTAAAGTTAAAAAAGCAACGGCTAAAGTACCTACAACTAGTGCAAAAAAGAAAACAACCAAATAATTTGGTAGTTTCGAATATATTAAGTATCTTAGACATATAAACATTAAATAACAATAACAAAAACAAAACAAATGAAAAAAATGTTAGCAATTGTTGCTATCGCATCTTTAACAGCATGTGGTGGAGCAACAACAACAGAAGTGAAAACGGATTCAACGTCAGTTCAAACCGATTCAACATCAGTAGTTACGGATTCTACAAAAGTAGATTCTACAATTACTACTAAGTAATTTATATAAAGGGGATAAGAAATTATCCCCTTTTTTATTTATGGGGGTAACCAATGATTAAATGGAAACGTGATATGCAAGAGAGTTACAATTTATATTTAGATGATATTAGAGAACCTAAAGCATCCTTTAAAAAAAGTGGTGATAGTAGGTATAAAGATTTAAAATGGAAAGTAGTTAGGTCTTATGGTGAATTTATAGGAACAATCGCACTTAATGGCCTCCCTAATATTGTATCGTTTGACCACGATTTAGGTGAGGAACATATAAACTACTATTTTGATAATGGTGGTAGAGAAAATCCACCTGACCCATTAAAAGCAGATTTCAAAGAAAAAACGGGATATGATTGTGCAAAATGGTTAATTGAATATTGTAGTGAAAATGGTTTACCAATGCCTACATATTTAATACATTCAGCAAATCCGGTAGGTGCTGAAAACATTAGGTCTATATTGAATAGATACAACGAAATACACCAATTTACCTAACTAATTGATAATCAATGACTTATCTATATTAGAATAAACGCTAATGTGTAACTAACTGAATATCAGTACCTTACAAAATACTTTCCAAAATGTTTGGCGGTTTCAGATATTTATCGTATCTTTATGTTTCATCAAACAATAATAATTATGGGTAAGTTATTAATGATTAAATGTATTAAATGTAAAAACGATATGCCGCAACTTAGATATGAAAAATACGGATATCGAAATTGTATCAATTGTAGTTCGGTAGAAAAAGTTGGTGGGGTTGCAATAGCAAATCATAAGACGGGTAACGAAATACAAATTATGCCTGCTGCAGATGCTGCACGATTATATAGATTATCACAAAGACAAGGATATGGGGTATGTAAAGGTATGAAAAGCAATTAAAGATTTTTTTAATAAACGTGGAGCCACCACATAAAAAACTGGAAAACACAAAATGGTTACTTTAAAATCAAAGTTCGAATTTATCACGAATCAATTGACAGAAGCTTTAACAAATGCAAACACTACAAGTAGTGAGCAAAAGCGTACTTACTACACAAGTAGAGCGTTGTACTATTCTCAAAGATTACAACAATTAGCTAGTAGAGCTAAGATTTCTGCTTAATTCGCAGATAAACTAAGATAGTTTTGGAAACATGGTAGGGGTTCGATTCCCCTACTATCTTCTAACAATATTTATTCACATATAAACTTAAAGAGTATGAGTTGGTATGACAGTTTTAAGACGGGTACTTTAGATTATTTAACTAAAGGTTCGTACACTAGTAAAAAGAAAGAGAAAAAATCAGCGAGTTCATTTTGGGCTGATGAATGGAGTTCCTATGACACACCTACTACATATTGGGGTGGTGATACTTGGAAACCAAAAGAGTACAATAAGGTAGAAAGCAGTACTGCTGACCTTATTAAGTTGAATGCACATAGGAGAGCAATTGCTAACTTTGTGAACATTCTTACAAACAAAAACATTCCTGTAAAGTTTTCGCGTAAAGGTGATTCTTATACTGATGGTAAATCGGTAGTATTATCAGCTGAGGTTAAACCTGAAAAGTTTGATATCGCGGTAGGTTTGGCATTGCACGAAGCATCACACATTGTTCTTACGGACTTTGAATTAATGCCTGCTTATTCTGCACCAACCGAAATGTTTAATAACTTTGCAAAAGCAGCGGGTTTAGATGTAAATGACCCTTCTTTTGATGGTACACAACATTATCGAAACAAAGAACAATTATTTGATGTAGTTAAATCATTGGTAAACTTTGTAGAGGATAGAAGGATTGACCAATATATCTACAATACTTGTCCAGGTTATAGAGACTATTATAGAGCATTGTATGATGAGTATTTCTATGATAAGACTATTGACAAAGGATTGATAAGTGATGAATATACGGATGAAACATTACAATCGTATATGTTCCGTATTATCAATATCACAAATCAAAATACTGACCTTAACAAATTGAAAGGTTTGAAAGAAATCTACGAAACATTAGACCTTAAGAATATTAGTAGATTAAAAAATACAACCGATTCATTAGAGGTAGCAGAAAAGATTACCAACACTATCTTACAACATATCTTAGTTGATTTAAGTAAAGATGGTAAAGGTAAGGGTAATGGTGACCCTGCAGATGTAAACGAAGCAGGTAATGAAACTGGAGCAGAGGCAGGTGATAAACAAAACGATGAAATGGGTGGTAGTGGTGGTGATGCACCTGTGATGGGTGAGAAAGGTGACTCTACGAGTGGTGCTTCACAAACTGGTAATGGTAAAGATTTAATGAGTGATACTGCTAAGAAACAATTGGATAAACAAATCCAAAAGCAAAAGGACTTCGTTAATAACAATATCAAAAAGAAAGGATTAACTAAGAAAGAGGATGAAACCTTAGACCAAATGGCTGAGAGTGGAACTGAAATGCAATCCGTAGGTGATACTAAATTAGAGAATGGTGGATATATTCAACCGGTTCAATGTATCGTATCTAAGAAAATGACCGAAGGATTGATGCAAGATAGTTCGTTCCCTTTCGCTAGTTTTTGGAATGATAAATGGAATAACTGGAATGCTGATACTTTACAAAGAGGTATCGTAATGGGTACAATCTTAGGTAAGCGTATTGCAGTTCGTAGTGAGGAAAGAGAAACAATCAATCCACGCCAAAAGAATGGTAGAATTGATAAGAGAATGGTAGCAGCATTAGGATATGATTATGTAAATGTATTCAGTACCAAAGAAGTAGATAGGTTTAAGAAAGTAATGTTGCACGTTACTATTGATGGTAGTGGTTCAATGAGTGGTAGTGTGTGGGATGATACATTAGCCGTAACAATTGCTATTTGTAAAGCAGCATCAATGGTAAGTAACTTAAATGTACAAGTTTCTATCAGAGGTACGTGGGGTGATAAACCTTACATATGTATTGCGTATGATAGTAGATTTGATAAGTTTGAGAAAGTTAAGAGATTGTTTCCTGCATTACACGCCAATGGTACAACACCTGAAGGTTTATGTTATCAAGCGATACTTAAACATTTTGTAGAGAGCAACAAAGATATGGATTCTTATTTCTTAAACATATGTGATGGTGAGCCAACATTCTCAAATCAACAATGTTCTTATAGTGGTAGAAACGCTTTGTTACACACTAAGAAAATGGTAGGACAAATCAAAGATATGGGTATACAAGTTATGAGTTACTTTGTTGGTGGCAGTTCATATAGTAGTTCATCTGACAACTTTAAAACAATGTACGGAAGTGACAGCCGTTTTATTGATGTTAAACAAATCGTTCCTATCATTAAAACAATGAATGAGCTTTTTATGAAAAAAGCGTAAAAACACACTAAAACTTAACTAATTGATTATCAATGTGTTATACATTACCCTAAATGGATGTGTATAATGTGTTGATATTCAATAGGTTATAAATAGTTTTGGTAGTGTGGGCAGAATTTCGTATCTTTATGATATATCAAACAATAATTAAACAATAAACATTAAAAATTCAGTTATGAGTAAAAAAGCAACACAAGAGTATGGTTACACAAATGAAGTGTACAAAGTAGAAAATCTTAAATCCCGTTTTAACTTAGTTAATACTGCGGGTGATGTATTAAGTAGTTCAGATTCTACAATAGTAGGTAGTTCTTTACGAAAAAAAGCATCAGCACAAAATAAAGCAATTCGTGCGCATGTAAACAAAAACGGAGCTAAAAGCTATCGTATGGTAGAAATGCAAGAATATACGGATATGTTGGTTAAGCCGATGAATACGGATATCGCTGAAACTATCGTAGAAAATCCAACGGAGCATAAAGATGTTATCGATTTCATTCATAAAGAGGGTATGGCGTTAAAACCTGCTAACTTAATTATGAACGAGTTGAAGTGGAAATATTTATTACGTTCAGCGGTTCGAGCGCGAAATATTATGATGACAGGACCTGCGGGTAGTGGTAAGACAATGGCAGCTAAAGCATTAGTTGCGGCATTGAAAAGACCGTTTCATTACTTTAACTTAGGTGCGACGCAAGACCCGAGGGCGGCATTAATTGGTAACACACACTTTAACAAAGCAAGTGGTACTTATTTTAGTGAGAGTGCATTCGTTAAAGCTATTAAGACACCTTACGCAGTTGTGTTATTAGATGAATTAAGTAGAGCTCATCCAGAAGCCGCTAATATCCTAATGACAGTGTTAGACCAAACACAAAGATACTTACGATTAGATGAGCAAGAAAATTCACCAATTGTTAAGGTGGCAGAAGGTGTTACCTTTATTGCAACTGCAAACATCGGTTCTGAATATACTGCAACGCGTGTAATGGATAGAGCATTGTTAGATAGATTCGTGACAATTGAGGTAGATGTATTGAATGCTGAGCAGGAATATGAATTGTTAAAGATGTTATATCCTGATACGAATGATTACAATTTGAAATCAGTAGCAGAGATTGCGGCACACACTAGAGACCAAATCAAAGGTGAGGCGGGTAAATTGACAACTGCTGTATCAACTCGTATTTCAGTAGAGATGGCAGGTTTGTTGTATGATGGTTTCAGTTTGTTAGAAGCAGCTGAGGTAGCAATCTTCCCGTTCTATTCACAAGATGGTGGTATGGATAGTGAGCGTACTTACATTAAGCAACTTATACAAAAATTCGTAGTAGATGAGAATGAAGGTGAAAAGTTATTCAACGAAGTGAAAGAGGAAGATGCGAATGACGATACTATTGTTTGGTAATATGTTATGAGGGTATAGTTTTATACATACTCATAACGACTATACCTAAATAACTAAGGGGGGTACAATTTGTACCCTCCTTTATTTTTTAAATTAATAATAAAACAAAATGGCATTAACAAAAAACGTAAGAGCTTTCATTAATCATGTGAAAGGACATTGTAAGGAAGTGGGGATTAGATGCCAAATACGACCTGTAAAATATTTAGTATTGAGTGGTAATATAAGATGTAGTGGTTACTTTTGTGAGGAAACTATGAGATTAGTAGTAGCGGGTAAAAGTAAAGATTGGTTAGGTATATTAACACATGAATATGCACACTTAACACAATGGCAAGATAAGAGCACTAACATATGGAAAACCGGTTCGACCGGAGTGACCCATTTAGACGATTGGTTGGGTGGCAAGAAAATTCGTAGCATTAAAAACGCAATAGAATGGAGTAGAGATTTAGAATTGGATAATGAGAAACGCTCGGTAAAGTTAATTAAGAAATGGAAACTACCAATTGACCTTAACGATTACATTAAGAAAGCAAATGCATATATTCAGTTTTATAATTGGATGAGATACTCAAAGAGATGGAGTAGACCAGGCAACGCACCATATAGTAATAAAGCTATCTATGAAGCAATGCCCCCTAATTTCAGAATGAACTACAAAAAAATGAGTGACAAGTATATGAAATTATACAAAGAACAAAATATATAATTTGGTAAATCCAATTATATTTCGTATATTTAATAAACACTAAAATTTAAAAGTATGTTAAAAACAATTTTTACCATTTCAAATGGAAAAAAGAAAATAGAAATCAAAAAATCATTAAGAATTGCAGTTGAAGCATTGGGTAGTGATTTAAGATATATATTTGAAAATAAAGATAAATTTATTAATTCAACTAGAATCAATAGATATATTAAAGAACTAAAGAAAGCAGTTCGTAAAAATATGGTTACGGCGGCTACCAATGGATTTGGTACATCATCGCCGGTATATTATATTTCAGCGAAAACAATTATCAAAGTATTGAAAAGTGAATTAGCTACTAAAGAAATTTCAAAATTAAATGCAGAATTATCGCAAAAGGCAATATATGATACATCTATTGCTTATTTGAAAGATGATATTAACTATTTTTCTGAAAAGAGATTTAAAGATAAATATTTTTCAGTTAATGGGCAACATAGAATGACACAATATATAAGTGATTTGACTGGTAAATTACCAAAAACAAATGCTGAAATTCAATTTGCACCATTTATAGTTAATGATAAGGAAATAAAATTTGAATCTTTAAAAGATTTAGAAACAAAATGTACCTCAACAAATCCTTCAAAACAAATTAAAGAATTCAAAGGACTTTCAGTTGAAGAAACAACGAATATATATTTAAAATATTTAAGTGAATGCCCTATCAATATAATTGAAATTACTGAAGCAGATTCATTTGAAGATATAGCCAAATTTATATGGTATAGTAATTCATCCACTAGTTGGTCAGAATTTCTACATAAGTTTAAGTTAACAAAGAATCCATTTACAATTTTTGTTAGAGATAATATTGCATCAGAAACAACTGATAGTTCAGTAGGTGGGATATTGGAGATGTTATATGGTAAAGCAAATCCAGTAAAATTTGGAACAGGTAAGTTTCAAAAGAAAGATGGTGGATTTGAATATCTCATATCAGTTATAGCAGATACATGTTATTATGATATAAAGCAATTACAAAGATTTGGATTTAAGAATGAACAACAAATGTTATCATCTATCTTAAGCAAAGATTGTGAAATAAGCGAATCGGATTTAAAGAGTATGAAATCAGATTTATTAAAAGTTGCTAAAGTTTTTAACAAAATTGGAAGTAACGAAAATAATAATGAAGCGTTAACTGCGATAATATCAAAACCATCAATGTTTATTTTATCTATATTTTTATATAACTATATAACTAAAGTATTTCAATATATGGATTCGTCTGGTAGAATATGGAAACCAAAGATAGAATTAAGTAATTTAGAAAACGTTATTACTGATTTTATTGCAATATGTGAGTATTATAACAATCCAATGCATCCAATCAATACATATTATTGGGAAACAGAAGATGGTAAACAAACACTTGATAAGGTAAACCAATCTAGTCGAAGATATTTTACCTCTAAAGAAGAAATGGATGATTCTAACTTTTTGAAAAGCTTCAAATCAATTGAAACAAAATGTAAGGAATCACAATATGATAAGAATAATATAGACAAAGCATTTCGCAAACATATTGGAGATAGTTTTGTAACCGGATGGCATGATAAACACGATACAATTGTTAATGTAGTTAATGAAAATTTGAAAAGTGCTTTTATTTCTAAAATGGAAAATAAGCAAGAGGATGGTTACTTTAGTGACATTAATTGGACTGATGCAACTACTATGCCTTCATACACATCGTTTTTACCATCATTTGGAAATGCTTCAAAGAGAAAAGCAGAATTATTTGGGAATACTAAACATAAAGGACATATTAAATCTAAATCAAAACGTGGTACTAACACAATTGATAATTTAGATTTGGAAAATCCATTAATGAATATATCTACACAAAATGTAGTTTAAAACATACAAACGGGGAGCAGAAATGTTCCCCTTTATTTTTTTAATTCATTATTTATTAGTATATTTGAGTATGGAATTTAATAAGACAGACGAGGAACTAAAACAAATGACCGACTCGGAATTATTCGAGTACCTGGATGCTAAAGCCCTAAGTCTCAAACAACATATTGTACCACTCTCTCCGTACAAATTAAAACGATTTGCACACATTTCTACGGCAGTAGCAAATAGTGATAAGGGAACGGATGAAGTGTTTAAGGATGGGTTGTATGATAGTTTAAAACCGATTATAAAACAAAACGAAAGTGCATCTATGGATATACTTATAAAAAAGAGAGGATTAAAAGATGGGATTTAATCATTGTCAAATATCAAACCTTAGTTCCGTTATATATGAATTAGAAACATATGGAATTGAAAAGTTTGTCCGTCTTTACACCTCATATGATGCATATAGTGGTGATAGTGAGGGAATACACTTTATAGAAAAAACATTAAAAGAATATTATGAGCAAACAACAACTACCAACAAACACACCAATTAATGAAAGTGGTGATGAAGATTATTTATATGAACAATTTGCATCTGAATCAAAATTAACCGAGCAATATTGGGAAGCTAAAGTAGAGGAAACAATGGATAGGATAAATGCCTACTATGATACTCGTTTTTGTACCGCTGATGTTGAAAGTGCGGTAGCAGAAGTTATAAAGGACGAAAGAATAGTATCAGAGGTTACACATAAATTAAACGAAATCTACTTACGAAGACAAGTTATGAATATTCAATTAAATGGTTAGTTATGGCATACAACAAATTCAGATGGTGGGCAACAGGTAAAAGAAAGAAACCCCTTTCAGATAGAGCACCTTTATTTGATAAGATACAAAATGGTGATTATGATTATTCGTTCATGTTTGGTGAAGCTGATAAAATGCGAGCAACCGCAAAACAGGCATATCAACAAACATATGACAACTATGGTGGTACTGATGAAAAGAATCGTGTTGAATCGGCATTAGAAGCAAGTAGAATGAAACGATTAAAAGCCATTAAGTTAGAATTAGAAGCACATAAAGACGAACAAAAGATACTTTATAAATTAGAACATGATTTTAAAACCGTCTTTGGTTTAAATATTTGGGATGAAGCGGTTGAAAAATGTGGGGGAGATTTAATGAGTTTATATAGTTATTATAAGACATATGCAAGAGATTAAAATTAAGTTTACAGAATATAAATCCAATTGGGGTGTTATTGATTTAGACTTCTATTCAGAGGAAGGTCAAAACAATTATATTAGACAAGGACATATGAAACAATTTATATTCAGCGTACAAAAGTATGGTGATATAAAATTTGTAGAGGATGATGAAGTTTATTGTATGTTCTATACTGAATCAATTTCATCTGCAATACCTGGTTTCTTACAATTAGAGAAATCAAAAGAAATTTTAGACAAACTTAGGACTGGTGTTATAAAGAAGTTCATATTCTATGGTGAGGATATGGACTTTCTTACTGTCGGTGGTCCTGTACCTGAATTGGTATTTCACCTTAATCGTTTTTTCGGTGACCAAATTGATAAGGTATTTATTAGTATCGCATCAAAGAATTGGTCGCATGATTGGGAAAATATAAATGTAATCTATAACTTAGGATGTTTACCTTACTTTTTGGAAAACAATATAGAGAAAATAGAAGCAGAAAATATTGTAGTTAATAGTTCAAATGCACAAAAACATTTCTATACTACTAACAACCAACCGAGAGAAGCAAGAATGCACTTATACAAACACTTATTAGATAATAGGATGTTAAGTAAGTGTGAAGCAACTTTCTTTTTTAGACATTGGGATGATGGTAAAAAGTATATCACATATTCAGAGAGAGAACGAGATGGTAATAAAAAACTATTGGATGATATAGATGATTCATTTCAATTTCCTGTTAGAGTATTTCAAAATGAATTAGAAGGTGGACACTATTACAATTGTAAGTGGGTAAACTTTGAAAAGAATAATAACGCATTAATTGATTTAGTAATAGAAACGCTAAGTGACCCGGTTGATTTTTGTTCACTAACTGAGAAGGCATTTAGACCTATCGTATGTAAGAAACCATTTTTGATATTTGGTAGTGCGGGTATCTATAAAGGATTAGAGGAATATGGATTTAAGTTGTTCCCACAATTATATGATGCAAGTATATTAGATGATACTACCGAATTTTATGAGATAATGGATGAAGTTAGACATGAGGATAACGCAAAGGCTATATTTTATAAAAGAAGGTTTGCTAAATTTTTAAAGATATTGGATGAATTAGCAAGTATGGATATAGAAACGTTAAGAGAACTGGTTGATGAAACTTATTTTAATTGTGAGTACAACTATCATGTTTTAGTTAAACTAATAGAGAAAGAAAAGATTAATACTATAAAATTGTTTTCAGTTGAATAAATATTTTAGATATGAGAATAAAGAGTTTGTAGAATATGACCATTTACCGTGTGGTTATATAAAACCTACAAAAGAATGTTTAGTATTAAGTATAATGGAAGATTCATCTCGTCCTAAAATTGAACGTATTGGATTATTCATAAAAAAACAAAACATTGAAAACGTATATTTAGATTTTATTTCTACTGAAAGTTATATTGATGTAAATACCTATAAACGATTAGAAGCAGAGTTGAGTGGGTTTAATCTTAAAATACTGACGGTAAACATACTCAATTGTCAATTCAAATCGCATGTATTTTTTCCATTACACGCCTTACAATTAGCAGACAACTTTACAAAAGATGGGTTTACACAATCAAACAAATTTATACAATGGGATGTATTAAGAACTAAAAAACGATTAAAGAAATATTTGTTTCTTAATCATCATATGAGAACTGAAAGGTTCAAAATATTTGAATCATTATACAACAATAATAATTTAGATGATGGTTTAGTTAGTTTTAATTGGACATTGGCTAATGACAAGTTTGATAGTAGAATGTATGATGTGAGTAATTCGGATATGGAATATATTTTAAAATCAGATGCATATAAAGTATTACCAATAGAATTAGATGGTGATAACAATGCAAATTATGTATTTGAAAATGATATTAAACATATAGCAAATCCTGTTTACTTTCAACCACAAAATACAAACGTAACGCATTTTCATAATACTTACTTTGAAATTATAACGGAAGGATTTAGTTCACGTACACCCGTACATCCATACGCAGATAGAAGTAATATACTACACTATTCAGAAAAGATTTATAAACCATTAATGTTTATGAATCCATTTAGTTTTTGGGGACCTGAAAATACATTGGAACAATTTAGTAAATACTTTGGATTTTCATTTGAATGTCCTTTGTATCATTGTAATAATATGGGATATGATTTAGATGCATTTAATACTAAGGTAAATGAATTTGCTAGTTTATCATACTCCGATTTACATAGTATTTATTATGATAACTTTGAAGAATTTGAACACAATAGAAATACATTAATTCGTTATTTAAAAAACATACAACTATGAGTGAAAGAAAATATCTCCCAACATTAGCGGAGTTAATTGACAGATTGAGTATAGCTCAATTAAAAGAAGTAAAGATTCCTGAACACAAAGCAGAATACGCACAGGAAATTGCGGATATCGTACATGATATTCAATTGTGTTTAGATAATAGTGACAAGCCAATTAGTGGCGAAACGATTAGAGCAATTGTAGTATTATCACAAATCAATGCACATATTTGGCAGAATGAATCGAACTATCGTAAAGGAATTAAAGAGGGAAACAATTTAGAATTAACACATGGTATTAATGGTATCAGAAATGTAGCAAAAAATAAAATTCAGGAAGTTGTTGGTGGCAGAATGGATTATAAAATAGATTGTTTAGCGGCAGAGTTTAAAGATTGGGAAATTTCCTGGTAATAATACATAAAATAAGGGTTGATATTATATAAAAATGTAATATAATAACTCAAATTCCTAACCCATTGATTATCAAAGAGTTATAACTTATTGATTCTCAATGGGTTATCTATGTCTACACCTTTTTACCCATATATAAAAAAATCATATATGTAACTCATTGATAGTCAGTCAAAAATCTTTGAAAAACCTAAAAATAGTTACCTTTGACTGTTCAAAGTCCAATATAAAGTCGTACCTTTATGTATTGAGTCGAGAGAATGAGTCCTTATATAACAAAAATTTATAATATGAGTAATGTAACATTTCAGTTCAACATTGAGTTTGAATTTACGGATGAGTCTAAATTAGATAATCTTTCTAAACAATTACAAATCGTTTTAGATAGTTTTTCTATTGAAGATAGAAAGTTTGAAATAGTATTTAAACATAACGATAGTAAATAATTTCTAAAATTTAAAAATAATAATATGAATAACACAATGAAGTTTACAACAATTGGTAATGCTAAAAAGTTAACTGGTTTATCTTATTTAGGTAGTGTAGCAAGTTCATCTAAAATTGCTAAAGGTTTAAAGTACAATGAAATGACTTATATATTGTATCTTGCTCCTGCTGAACAAAGTGGTTACAATGTTTGTCCGGGTTCAACGGCTGAATGTAGAGAAGCGTGTTTAACTGAAAGTGGACACAATAGAATTGACGTTAAGAAAAACGCAATCAATAAAGCTCGTATTAAAAAAACTAAATTGTTCTTTGAGCATAGAGAGTTCTTTATGGGTTGGTTAGTAGCTGAGATTAGTAAAGCTAAAGCTGATGCAATTGCTAAAGGTTTTACATTTTCAGTTAGATTAAATGGCACATCCGATATTCAGCCAACATTGTTTAAATTCAATGGTAAAGTGATTTTCGATATATTCAACGAAGTGACATTTTATGATTATACTAAGGTTGCTAATCGCTTTAAGTTGTTAGATAAGTATTCTAACTATGATTTGACTTATTCTTTTAGTGGTTACAATATGTTACAATCATTAGAGTTATTAGAAAATAATAAAGGTAGAGTTGCTATGGTATTTGAAGGTAAACAATTACCAATATCATTTATGGGTTATAAAGTAATTGATGGTGATGCATACGATATGAGACACTTAGATGAGACGGGTGTAATTGTAGGATTGAAGTTTAAGTTTGTTAGAACTAAGATTGATACTGCACATAACAAATTCATTATCCCTATGGATAGCAAGTTTAGTGTGTATGATGTTAATCCAATGATAACAAAAGCCGCTCAAAGTAAATTAGTAAAAGTAAAATAGTATGACAAAGAAACAAAAGAAATTCTTAGATAAAAAATTAGAGAAATTTTTGAAAAGATTAGAAACACCAAAAATCAAAGAAGTGTTTGTAAGATTAAAAGATAGATAATGAAAACGGCGTATGAACGAACTATCAAACGAAGTGACCAAAAAGAAGCGGGTGTGTTTGATGGTAGGTATAAACCAAAGGTAGTACCAAACAAAAAGAAAAAAGCTCAAAAGAATTGGGCTCGTAAAAATAAATAAAAACTATAAAATATGAGTATTAGAGAATTTTATCTAAAGAATTACCCAACCGATGACATGGGTAAAGGTATTAATCCAATGGCTACCTTTGATGGTCTATGGAAAACCTTAAATACCTATTGTGATGTATATGATTACCTATGGGTGTACGATAGTATTATAAGAGAACGCCTGTTTGAGAAGTTGGCATCTAATAAAGGATGTGACTACGATGTAATTTATCAACAATGGTTAAGAGCGGCTTAAATAAATTAATTAAATTAAAAACTATAACATATGAATTTAGAATTAACATTATTGGAATTGAATCAGTTGTATTATGCAACTAGTAAGTTAGTAGAACAAAATGAATCTCACTTAAAAGAGTTGGGTACAAATATTAGTAGTATAGAATACTTTACTAATGAATTAAAGAAATCCGAAGTATTGAGAGATAAAATACAAACTGCTTTATATGATGAGTGTAAAAGCTTAGATGAAGCATTAGAGTATGTAAGTAAGTTTAATGCTGAACAATACGATAGAGAACGTGATATTCTTAAAAATGCTATTGATGAGGAAATTGAACCTGAATATGATGGTGCGGGTTTTACCGAAGATGATAGAATAGTAAATGGTGAGTATAGAGTAATATCAAACGAAGATGCGGATGAAGATGCTAAACAAAGAGATTATAGTGCATTCAATAATTATGCAGATACTATAAAACAAGATGAACAAAGATATAACAATAAAAAATTATTTACCTTAAACCAAAATAGATAATATGAGAACAACCGATGCAAAAGCAATAGAGTATCTTAAAGGCAATCCTATTGTTGCCACATTTATTGATGAAGTGAATGCAAAACGATTAAAGTATTATACTACTGCTGATATGGTTAGACAATATAAGGAGTTAGTAGTTGAAATTGGTAATAAGTATATCCGTTTATGGACTGGAACTACTTGTTGGGGTTTCATTAGTAGAGTTGATGGTGATTTAAAAGGTGCACCAATTAAGAAAGGTGACTTATTGAAACCGGCAACTTGGAAAGCACCAGCAAAACACGCACGTGGTAACATTATAGATGGAACTGCACAATGGGGTGAGTATGGACCTTCTTATATAAAATAAAACAAACAACATGAGTATCAATAGAACAAAAACCTTTATCGCAACTATCCCAATGAAAAGTGAGGAGCAAGTTATCGAAATTAAAAAAGTATTAGAGCAAATCTTTGGTTGGGTAGTATTGAAAGGTAGACATAATAACCGAAAATCAGTAGTAACAAATTGGAGTGTTGGTAAACAAAATGATGTACCTTGGCGTAAAGCAACATACATTGACATCTATTTGCATCCTAAGAATCCAAACTACAATAGTTCAAAAGGTATTCATAGACAGAATATGAAGTTGAATGATAATAATGTAGTTATTGCTCGTATGTTAGGTAATATGAAATTGGGTTTAGCAGATGGATATTACAATACGATACAAGGTAAAGGTAGTAATGTGTATCAAACAATAATGAATTTATATTATCAAAACAAACAAAAAGCCGTAGTGACAAACACACCAAAAGTTCATCCACGTTCTAAGCAACCATATGGGCAGATTACAAAACAAATATGGCAGTTTATGAATAATAGATTTGATGCAAGTTTTACTGAATTGAAAACGTACTATGATGTTGATATTAGGGGTAACAAAACGATATTGAATGGTGGCAGTTTTATTCATCATCATCAATCATTAACAAAACATTCAGCAAAGCGTGGTTGGTATTTAGCTAAACAATTAAACGGCAAGTATGCATTGAGGGGATGTTAATATGAGAACATTTATGATAGTATATTTTGTAGCGTTATTTCCGTTACTATATACAATTAAAAAACAAATGAAAGGTAGAGCATTAGAACATGATGTAAAATACAATCTTTATGTATTCATTAAATGTTTATTTTACTTACCGAGATGGTATTACTTAATAATTACAGAAGCAATTTTTAAAAATAAAAACAAATAAAATGTTAGATACAATTAAAATGAAATTCTTTCTTAAAATGAGAGAAATTGAAGAACAACGAGAAGAAACAATGGGCAGTTTAGAATTTCAGAATTGGATGCGGGAGTTAAATATATCTCAATCATATGAGGACCCAACATTGAAACTAAATGCGGGTGACTTAATGAGACAATACGATATGAAAAAATATTCTAACTTAAACTTTAAAAATAATTAATATGAACTTAATAGAATCGATTGAGAAATCAAAATGGATGAGCAAAGCAGGTTATCATAAAGAAGCCTTAGACTTATGTAATGAAGCCTTAACATACTTAACAAAGAAGGATATGGAAGGTGAAACAAAAGTGAAATGTTATACACCTGTTTGGGGTGAGCCTATTGTTACTAAGTATGGTAGAGCAAAGCGTGTTGATAGGTACGATAAAGTAGAAACAAAAGCAATAGAGTTTTGGAAAGATAGGTTCTATGATTTGTTATTGTTATTCACACAAAGATACAATCGTAAGATGGGTATCAAACCTAAGAAAGAAAAACCATTTAAGAGACATGGTATTGAAACATTTATGAGTACGGCATCATTTGGTACAATGGGTGCCGGTGGTAGAAATCATTTAGACTAATGAAAACATACTACGATATAACCATAGTGACAAAGTTAGGTGATAGGGTAAATATAAACAAATTATCTTATTCACATATTACACAATTGACCACTAATACGGATATAGAAACAATAATAATAAACAAAGAGTATTCAAAGAAAATAAATAAGTTATGACAAGTAAAATCAAATCAGTTTCATTCTCTTTACTTAAAAGAGAGTTTAATGTATCAGAGTTATTAACCAATATTCGTTCCGTTGGTCCTGTTGTATGGAGTTGGGGAATGTGTGAAATGAGTAGTTTAGATAATAAAGGTTTATTATTTAAAGTTAGTGGACATCATCACAAAGGATGGGTATTAATTACATTAGATTGGAGTGATACATTTGAAGTACACTTAATTAATGCAGATAGTTCAATTAAGAAAACATTTGATATGGTTTACATTGATAGTTTGATTGACACGATTGACACCGCAGTTGAAAAGATTGCAGATTATCAATATTAAAAAATAAGTTATGAGAATCAAATCAGTATTACCACCTATTTGTTTTGAATCACCTTTATCCGGTAAGACATGGATTGTATGTACCGGTGGTGAAAAAAGCAGCGGGTGGATAGAAGTAAATAGATGGTATAGTTGGAATGAATTAGAAAGGATGTGGGATAAAATTGAGTATGGTAAAAAACCTAAACTAATAAAAACTAAACTTAAAGAGTTTAAAGTGGCGGGTAGTAAAGGTAACATATACAAAGTAGTAAATGATGAAGGATTTTGGAGTTGTAGTTGTCCGGCACATGGTTTCGGACGAGGTAAAGATTGTAAACATATTGTATCAATAAAAAATAAAAAGTAAAATTATGGGATTAGACATGTACGCGTTTTCTACTAACGCAAAACCGAAAACGGATGTAGACTTTGAAACTAAGAATTTTAAACCAGAGGAAGTTCACTATTGGAGAAAACATCCTAACTTACATGGATGGATGCAATCTATATATGATACAAAGGGTGGAACATCGGATAGTTTTAATGGTGATTGTGTTGTATTAGATACTTTTGATTTAGATGCATTAGAAGCGGATATTAGAGAAGGTAATTTGCCTGATACATCCGGTTTCTTTTTTGGTGAGAGTTCTAATGGTGATGAAGAAAATGAAAACGATTTGTTATTTGTTACTAAAGCAAGGGAAGCAATAGCAAATGGTAAGACAGTATATTACACAAGTTGGTGGTAATATGAAAACAATAATAACAAAAGTTCTATTCATTCTTAGAGAGTGGATAAAACAACATCATGAAATGGAAAGACACACAAATAAAATTAAAAGTTATGATAAAAAGTAAAGAACAAAAGTTAGGAATTGAAATCGATTTGACGGGACCTGATGGTAACGCGTTTGTATTGATTGGTATGGCTAGTAGATTAGCTAAACAATTAGGATTAGATAGTAAAGCTATTCAAGCAGAAATGATGAAGGGTAACTATGACCATTTAATAGAAGTATTTGATAGAGAGTTCGGTGAGTTTGTAACATTATATAGATAAAATTAAAAACAATAAGTTATGAGTATTCAAAAAATGGCAAGAGGACCAATGATGTTGATGGATAAGGTATTTACTATTGGTATGTTCTCCGCAAATACACAACAATATGTATGCACCAAAGTGACCGATTTAGGAAATGATGGGACATATAAAAAATATGGAGTTCATTTCAACTGGTTACCAACAACATTTGCAGTACCGGAAATAATGAGAATGGATATTACATTAAACAATGTAAATAATCACATTGAAGTTCAGTTATTTGAAAAACGACCGAATGGTTCATATCTACCTTTATTCCATAAAGGATATGATAAGGAAAGAATATCATCGGTAGTAAATATTCAAAGTATGCTTAACGATTTAATTAAAAGTTAATGAAAACAAAAACATATTTTAGTGAGTTCAAAAGTGATGTTGCAGTTGCAATACTAACCAAAGATGACTACCGATATGAAGTGATGAAACCATTATTTGAACAATGTGGTTTTGGTTTCGCTGAGACAAGTTCGGGTTGTGTATTCATAGATGGTGAAGTGAAATTGACCAAAGATGAATTGCGGTGGGTAGAAGCACATGAAGTAGCACATATAATGTTGAAACACACAAAGGATAGAAACGAAAGTGATGAAGTTGCGGCTGATATGTTTGCAATCATATTACTAAAAGATAAAGGATATAATAAAGCAGCACAATTAGTAGAAGATAAATTTGAAGAAAGACATAAAAGAAAATATTATGAAACTAACAATTAAGAACTTTGAAAAACTATTCCGTAAAGAATGGGATGATAAAAACTACATTGAGGATATTGATGAAAGGAGAGATGAATATAGAATTAATGTATGGCGAGGTAATATGAGACATATCATTATATTAAATAGAAGGCCGGTAGAACTTAACCCATCAGCTATATCGGATGGTTATTATACAATTGGAAAATGGAGTAATGAAGCATATTGTGTAAGATATCCCTATTGGATAAAGCATGAAGATATTGTCAATATGGATAGTCTAATGGACAAACTTAAATTACTAACGGATGAATGGACACCTAAATTATTATAAGTTATGAATTACAATATAATACTAGCAATCGCAATGGTATGTTTACCTTACGAAATGGAACGAGAGGAATTAAGAATCAACACAATGATTGAAACGATTACTCCCGAAATAGTGACACTAACCACATATAAAGCAAATGCAGCCGAAACGGATAGTACACCAAATATAACTGCGAGTGGATTTAAGATTACTAATCCAAAGAAACATAGAATTATTGCAGTTAGTAGAGATTTAAAAAAGAAATATAAGTTTGGACAAAAGATTAGAATTGTTGGTGCCGGTAAATATGATGGTACATATAGAGTTCACGATGTAATGAACAAACGATATAAGAAACGAATTGATATATTAATTGGAGCAAACGATAAACAAACTAAATTAACAAAAATTAAAATTTATAAAATATGAAAAAGCCAGAAAACTTTCACAAAGTAGATAACGAAAAAATTAAATTTGGAAATACTGAAATTGAAATTGATGTATGTAAAGAGGGATTCTTTGTTCAACAAGTACACGACGGAAGTTGGAGTAATTGTGTATTGTTTGAAATGAATTGGGATAAAAACCAATATAATGTTAAAATATGTGCAATCGGTGATGGTATGGATGGTTGGTATATACATGAAAATATACCTATCGTAAAAGATTCAATTCTAACAATAGAACGATTTAAGGAATTTGTTATCGATAGTATGTATGATGTGGCAAATAAAGTTAATTTAGAAGTGGTACAACCTGATACAATGGGCATGACTGATATGACATTAACCGAAATTATACATAGTGTAGCAAGTCAATCAGGTCCTAATTTATTATATCAAGTGACAGAAAATGTATTGGGTACGAGTGACTGGAGTTGTACTTGTCCTGCATACCAATATAGTAAAGAAACACCACAAACGTGTAAACATATTAAACTACTTAAACCATAGTGTATGTTAAATATTAAAAACTATAATGAACTTAAAGGTGATTATATTGAATGTGATGGTTATACATTATCTATTGAGGATATAAACGAAGGTACGGAAAAGTATGCAATAACAGTTTCATTGACAAAAGGAAATGGAACAATACAAGATTATATTGGATTTACTTTATTAAGGGATAGTAGTGCAAAATATAGTGGTAACTATGTTATGTATCAAACACACGCATCTCATTTAAGAACCGAAGTGACTTTGAATTGTATTAAAAACAAAGATTGGTTTGGTTATATGATATGCCAAATGGCGGGTAACAATAATTGGCAAATGAAAATTAAACCTATTAAAGCATATAAATAGATTTGGTAGTATCAGAAAAATTAACTACCTTTATAGATTAAATAAAACAAATTATGAAAACATTTAAAGATATTGAATTTAAAACAAACCCTATGGGTGCTGATTTTGGTATTGTAAGTAGAACTAAATTAGATAATGGATATGAAGTATCAGTAGTACAAAGTCCGCACTCGTATGGTGGTGATATCGGATTGTATGAATTAGCTATTTTCAAAGATGGTGAAATATGTTACGATACGCCGATTACGAATGATGTACTTGGTTATTTAAGACCCGAAGATGTAATGGATGTAATTGCTAAACTTGAAAAATTATAATATGCTTACAATAAAAAACATAGATTCTCTTACGGGGACATACGTTGGCCATTGGAAGATACACTATGTGACTAAGTCGAAGGATAACTATCTTATTAAAGTAGTACATAATGGCTCACCCTTTGATATGTTTAACTTTAGCATTGGTAGGGTTAAGACATCCAATGGTGATTATCTTATGTATTGCCAAGAGACAGGTAATAGACACTACCTACCAATAGAGAGTATAGGGGATAGAGATATCTTTATCCGATTTTTAATAGATGAATTAATATAACATGCTAACAATAAAAAACATAGAAAAAATGGTTGGTTATACGTGTAATAGCCGAACCATAAAAGAATTTTATAATCTACATAATCAAAGAATGAATTATGATTCTTATGTATTTGTATTTAAAGATGATGGTGCGGGCAAACCGGATTGTGAAGTTTATTTAGACAGAGATAAAAAACCACAAGGTAATTATAAACTATATGTTATGGGATGGGCAGCAGCTACCGAAGTCGAAATAGATAATTCAGATGTTAGAAGTGCAGCCGATTTGGCAGTTATGATAACTAAATGTTTGGCAAAATTGGATAACTATAATTTTAAATAATAGGTATCATATATTAAAAATACCTAATATGTTAGGGTTATATTGGCGTAACTCGTTGATTCCCAATAAAAACTTTCAAAATTAGTTCACTTAGGGCATTGCCAATCCAATATAAAGTCGTATCTTTATGTATTGAGTCGAGAGAATGACTCCTAATATAACAAAAATTTATAATATGAAATTAGAAACTATTTACAAAAAAACAAAGACCGGTGCAACGCAAGAATGGACAATTGAAGTAGTAGGTAATAAATACCGAACCCATAGTGGACAAGTTGGCGGTGCTATTACTACGAATGAGTGGACAATTTGTTATGGTAAGAATATTGGTAGAGCAAATGAAACTACGGATAAAGAACAAACGATGGCAGAGGCGGTAGCTAAACGAACAAAGAAGTTAGAGAGTGGTTACTTTGAGAATATCAAACACATAAACAAAACACAATACTTTGAACCAATGTTAGCCGCTAAATGGGAAGATAGTAAAGATAAGGTTACATATCCAATTTATTCGCAAGCTAAGTTAGATGGTATTCGTTGTATAGTGACAAAAGATGGTATGTTTAGCAGAAATGGTAAACCTATTCTTTCAGCGCAACATATCATGTATAGCTTATGGCATGTATTTGTAATGAATCCTGATTTGATATTAGATGGTGAGTTATATGCCGATAAGTTCGCTAATGATTTCAATAAGATTGTATCTTTGGTTAAAAAAACAAAACCAACTAAAGAGGATTTAATTGAAAGTGAAAAAAGTATAGAGTATCACATATACGATTTACCTAGTTCAGATAATAACTTTGTAAAAAGAATGTATGATTTAGGAATACTATTTGAAACATTTTCACAAGTAGGTAAGTATTGTAGAATAGTACAAACATATAAAGTTGATAATGAAGATGAAGTTATGGAATTATATGGTGGGTATGTAGAGAAAGGTTACGAAGGTCAGATGTTAAGAACGAATGGTAAGTATGAAAACAAACGAAGTAAGAACTTATTAAAACATAAATCGTTTGTTGATGATGAATATACTATTTTAGATATCGTAGAGGGTGAAGGTAATAGAACTGGAACTGCTGGTTATATGGTATTTGAAACGATTGATGGTAAACCTTTCAAATCAAATGTAAAAGGAACTTGGGATGAAACGGCTGAGATGTTAAAGAGTAAAAAGAAACTAATCGGTAAGCAAGCAACGATTAAGTATTTTAATTTAACACCTGATGGTATACCCCGTTTTCCATATGTAATTAATATTGACAGAAACGAATACGAATAATATGCTAAAGATACACAATATAGATAAAGTAATAGGTGAAGTACTGGGCAAATATAAAATACATTCAGTTAAGGATTTTACCAATTCATATTCATTTGCAGTTTTAGATACGGATATTAATAGATATTTCCGAATTGACTTGATGAAAGAACGTGATGGGGGTAAATATAGTATAAGATATAGTCCAACAAAATACTTTAAGATTTCCAATACTATTGTGGAAAATAAATCAATACTGATATCGGATATAATTTATTTAATAGAAAAATATAGAAAACCAATAAAAGTAAGATAATATGCTAACAATAAAAAACATAGATAAGTTATATCCAATCAATGCAATGCAGGTTGAGATAAAGAAAATACAAACTGAACCTGATTTTTATAGATTTAATTTTGTACATGAAAATTATGATAATGATTGTTCATATACACTTGATAGAGATGAATTTGATAAAAACAAATTTAAAGGACGATTAGCAGTAGATGGTGGTAAATCAATTAGATATGATATAGATTCTAAAACATTGGTTGACCCATTTAGTTTTATTAAATTCTTAAATGAAATAGTGTACGATTACGATATAATAACAAACAAATAAGTTATGAGACAAAAAATAATATTCATAGATGTAGATGGACCTTTATCTTGGGGAAGTTGGGGTGATGGAATTGTTACTATTGATGAAGGAATAGTTAAGCCGTTTACAATACCATACGCTTGGGATATACCGGAATGTGAAGCATTGAAAACTATATTAGATGAAACAAATGCAAAATTAGTATTAAGCTCAGATTGGAGAAATCATTTTTCATTTGACCAGATGGGAGCAATCTTTCAACACTACGGAATACATCGTTCACACTTAATTGATACAACAACATATCAATACCTGTGGTATAAGATGAGTAGATGTTCAAATGATTATATGCGAGCGGCACAAATAGCAAAGTGGGTTAAAGATAATAAGATTAGTAATTGGATAGCAATTGATGATTTGAATGTAGCATTACACTTTAAGTTTATGAATATCCCACAATGGAGACACGTAAAAGTAAATGGTGAAATGCAATTCAAAGGTAAGTTAAGAAATAAGATTGATGAATGTATAACAAAATTAAATAGGTAATATGAATAAGTTAAAATTTGAATTAAAATACTTAATAAATCGTTTCAGTTGGTTGGGAATATTAAACGCACCATTCAAACCATTTAAAGTTGGTTTCTATGCCGGTAAAATAGCAATAGGTGTTCCTTATTTCTTTCCTAGAAAATGGGTTAAAGGAAATAATAAACTGATAACTGCAGCCGTTACATCGGAAATAGCAGCACAAAAGAAATACAATGCATTAAATCCTCAATATGCACGTAAGATAAAATCTTTTGAGGAGTTATTTGAAGAAAAGAAAAACTATAACTTTGCAGTACCACTTAAAGTAGGCTTCAGTTATTGTGGGTTGGGCTGGAAAACAAAATGGAATGATAAGGATTATAGATTTGAATGGAATCCTGTTTTATCATTTGTATTCTTTGGTTATCAAATAGCAATAACAATTTATAGTCCTTACCACGACCACTATTGGACAAGTTGGTTATATTATAAAAATCATACCGATAAAACCAAATCAAAGAGAGAGAGAATAGAACAATGTAAAAAAGAATTTGGACAAAAATGGGTTCGTAGTAAAGATGGCAAAGATGAGGTTGTGGATTATTACGAATGTATTTTGAAAAGAAAATATATAACAAATGAATTATAATAAAATAATCATAGGTATCTTATTTGGTATCTTAGGACAGATTGGTACATTCTTACAATTACAAGGTAGTTACAAATATGGTTGGTATGAGAAGTATCAATGGTTGGTTATATTAGCATCATTACCACTAGGATGGGTTTACATACAAAGTGTAAACTCATTCATAGCTGGGTTTGGTGGGCAGATATGGCCTTCCCGTTTGTTAGGATTTGGTATCGGTGTAATTATATTTACATTGATGTCACACTATCTATTCAAAGAGCCATTAAGTTTAAAGAATGGATTGTGTTTAGCATTGGGATTTATAATAGTAGGTATTCAGTTATTTGTTAAAAATTAAAATATGAAAAAAATTATATTAGCATTAATCGTAGTGACCTTATTTGGATGTTCTAAAACTGCACCAATAATCGTTAAACCAATTGTAGTTACACCAATAATACCAACGGAATTACCTAAAATTGTATATTATGGCAAAACCTCATATGAATTAAAAAATACTAATAAATTTATTAGTATTGATTCACTTAGAAATACATTTGGCATTAAAAATATAGGTAGATATAATGGAACTAATAATTTGGGATTTGTATATGTGGATATGAATAACGATGGTAGAGAAGACATATTTTATCCATATAGTTCAGATGGTGAATTTAATACAAAACCGGATGTGTTTATTAATAATGGCAACTCTTATACAAAAGATAATAGTATGCTTCCATTAGAGTATAATGGTAATCAAAACACCCGTAAAACAATTGTAGGTGATTTTAATAATGATAGCTTGCCGGATTTATTTTTAATCAATCATGGATTTGAAGATAATAATTATTGGCCAGGTGAAACAAACACATTGTTATTGAGTGACAAAAAAACAGGCAAATATAAATTAGGAACATTACCTGATATTGGCAAAAAGTTTTGGCATGGTGGTGCAAGTGGTGACCTAAATAAAGATGGAAACATTGATATTGTTGTAACCGCAGGTAATTATATTAAAGTTTTATATGGTAGTGGTGATGGTAGTTTTAATGCAACTGATTGGAAATATAATGGAACTTCTGGTTATATAACAATTGAAATATTGGATGTAAATAAAGATACACAACCCGATATTATAATGACTGGATTTGAGGGATTTCCAAATTCAAATAGATATTCTAAATCTACTATATTTTGGAATAACAATAATGAGTTTAGTAACAATACAATTATTTGTGAACCTAATTCAAATGGATGGGCATTAGTATTGGATATTGTAGCAGCGGATATTGATAATGATGGTACAACGGAAATTCTATTAAATAGAACAATTGATAGTGGCACTAATTGGTATAATGGATTTCAATTAAATGTTTATAAAACAACTGATAACTATAAAACGTTCAAAGAAACCAATATCACAACCTATCAAACCAATTCAAAAGCATGGATGTTTAAATTAAATTTATATCAGAAAGATAATGTTTATTATTTAGATGGTATAATTGTAAATGGTAAAGTGCACCGATGGAAATATAATTTAGTAACAAATACATTTGAATAACTATGAGTAGATACGATAGATTACTATTAGAACAAGCGAGAGATTACTTTACTCGCAAACTTAAATTATTAGAATCGTTAGATAAACATCTTACTGAGAAGGGTAATTTTACAAAGGGTCAGCAAGATTTATTACGGAAACTTACAAAGGATGATACTTATTCAAAAAAGTAGTACATATGAAATGGGAAAACAAATTAAAAGCAACTGGCTTCCTTTCGCTTAAAAACAAAGATGGTGATACATTTTCGTATATTAAATTAGATGATGCACATAAAATAGCAGAAGTGGCCTATAATGACGCATTGGATAAGGTATATGAAATATATAAAGATGAAGCAGATATAGTTGATACGATTAAAGATTTAAAAATATAAAATGACATTTTATTACGATTCTATTTATGGTTTAGACTTTAAATATTTTGAATCAATTGGGTATAATCTTATA